TTTGGGCCAAATGCTCGTTTGTGTGTTGCGTATAGTCATAATGGTTACGAAGGTGGTTGAAGTTTTGCGATGGTTGCTATACGGGGTGGTCATGTCTCCAAAGGCTCGAAACGACGCGGATTTGAAGAGGATGACGGCTGTTGAGCTGTCCGGTGTAGTTGGCATCGGTGCTACTTCGATCCAGAAATGGAGGGAGTCACACGGGACGTTCCCAGAAAGGGACAAAAGTAACCGCTACGCGATACGTGATGTTGTCCTGTGGTGGCTGTGCAACAAGGCACCGAAGGCGTTGATGGAGTCGACATGGGAGAAACTGGGGCAGGAACTCGGGAAGACTTCAGAGCCGGTTGTTGCGTCGGTTGCACCTGTTGGGATGCCATCGAACAGTGGCGGGGCGAGTCAGGAAGAGTTCGAGCGGCACAAGCGGATCATGGAACTGAGGTTGAAGGACGCAAAGTTGCGTGCTCAGTTGGGTGAGTTGATCAGCCTTGAAGCGGTGAAGGATCTGATGCTCGGGTTTGCGAAACAGTTGAGGGAGCGGGAGTTGGTTTTGGAGAAGAAGACTGGGGAACCTGTCTTGGGGACTCTTGAGCCTGCGTTTGATTGGCTGACAGATCGTCTGGCGAAGTTAGAGCCAGCGTCTTCAATGAGTGTGGATGTTGACTAAGGTTTTGTGGGGAGTACTTTATGACGATGCCGCATTTGATGAATTGTGACCATTCTGAAGAGGGGTGGTGCCTTGGATGTGTGAAGAAGCAGTGGGAGGAACTGTGGAAGGAACGAGAAATTCGCGACTACTTGGCACGAGGGGCGGGCATTGTGTGTCATCGGTGTCCTGCCAAGAACGAGTGCGAGGTCGCTTTCGATGGGTATAACGTTGATGTGGAACCGCTAATCGACTGTCTGGGTGCGAAGTGAACTACGTCGGATCAACTCCTGAGTACGTTTACCTGAACGACATGGTGCTGGAATCGAATCTGGCGAACATGTTGTTGCCGATCATTCCGCACATGAAGATCAAGGGGCGAATGCCGATCCTTGACTGGTCTGAGTCGGTGTTTCGGTATCCGACAGGCAAGAGCAAGGGGGAGAAGTACAGTCGGCGGCATCAACCAGCGACATCTAAGTTTCTGGAGATCGCGGACGATCCGTTTTGGCGTCGGATCACGTTGGTAGCGCCGAACCAGGCGGGGAAGTCGCTGAGTCTGGTGCAGTTTCTGTGTCACTGCCTGTTCAATATTCAGGAAGACCTGATCTTCGGGGTGCCTGACATCGACAAGATGTGGCAGGCGAAGTGGAAAAAAGACCTGTTGCCGGTGATTCAGGCCAGTCCGGACCTTCGAAAGTTGCTTCCTGACGAGGGTAGAGGCACGAAAGGCGGGGTTCCGTCGATTGTCCTGTTCCAGAACGGGCAAAGCTTTCAGGTGATGGGCGCCAAGGCTGGGAGTACTCAGCGATCGGGTTCAACGGCCAGAATCGTGCTCGTGACCGAGTTGAAAGACTGGGGAGACACGGACGGGGACGAAGAAGGCACGAAAATGGACCAGTTGGCGAGTCGAACCCTGAGTTATCAGGGCGATGAGCTGCTGTTTGCGGAGTCAACGATCACCGACACGAAGAATATCGCCTGGACGGAGTTCCTGAAGGGCACGATGTCGATGCCACACTTCGAATGTCCGGGATGTCGGGAGTATATTTCGCCGGATCGGTGCGATTTGATCGGCTGGCAGGACGCAAAGAGTCAGTTGGAAGCGCGGGAGAAGTCGCGGTTTGCGTGTCCGTGCTGCGGATATGTGATCGAAGAGGCGCAGAGGAAGCGTCTTTTGCAGGACATGATCGTGCTGCATCACGGTCAGACGGTGGACAATGGCGTGATTGTGGGCGATATGCCGCCTACGACGCACTTCAGTTACCGATTCACGGCGTCGACGAACATGTTTGCTGACGCGGGAGCGATCGGGCAAGAGGAATGGGACGTTGCACACGAAAAGGACGTTGGCAGGAAGGCGTCTAAGGGACGCTGGATCTCGCAGGCGTTGTTTGCCATCCCATCGGATGGATCTGAGTTCGAAGTCGATCCACTGGACGGTAATGCGTTGCTACAGCGTGTTCGGTCGCCTCAGTTCGGTATGGTTAAGGCTGGTAGCAAGTTCTTGTGCGCTGGCGTGGACGTTCGAAAGACGCAAGTGCACTGGAGTGTGATGGCGTTTGGCGCTGGAAGTGGACCGCAGGTGGTTCAATGGGGCGTCGAAAGGGTGCTCCAGGACATTCCGTTTGAGGAAGCGTTGAAGATTGCGGGCACTCAGTTGCAGCATCGGTTCAGGGAAGGCTTCCACGTTGACGGATCGACGCAAAAGATGAGCGTGTCGTTGACGATGATGGACAGTGGCTGGCAGACGGATGCTGTGCGTCATATTTGCGATCAAGACCCGTTTTGGATGTCTGTTATGGGTCGCGGATCGGGCTATTTGAAGAATGCGAAGTACATTTCACCGTCGAAATTGAGCAGTTCGGTGCTTTATATTGGCGACAAGATGCATTTGGAGCATGTTGACGGGCATTGGAAGTGCCAATTAGACGCGAATCGGTGGAAAAGTAAGCTGTATGAGGCGCTTCGATTGCCTCCGGATGACGGGTATTCGCTCACATTTCCGGCCTCTCCAGACGCACTTTTGCGTGAATATGTCGCCCATTTGCTGTCTGAAAAGCAGGTAATTGAGCAAAAAGGCGGTGAATCGATGATCATATTCGAGGATGCGAGTGGTCCGAACCACTGGTTTGACGCGAGTTACTATGCGTGGGCGGCAAAAACGGTGCATGAGTTCATGCTGAGCCTGTACGTCGAGGAAGAGATTATTGAAGAACCTTCGAAAAAGCATGTGAATGGTCCATTGTTTGGCTGATTCCTTGCGTATAGGTACTGAGGCGGGTATTCTGTTGGGCAACAGTGGAATAACTGTTCTCTGTTGGCTGGAATTGAAGTTAAAAGGCTCGTTATGAACTACGGAACGATCGTTGCCGATCCACCCTGGGAATACAAAACACCAGGGCAGATTGGGAAAACTCTGGAGCATCGCCCTAATCGAGACAAAGGCGAATCGAGGCACGGCGCAGGGAGTGTGGCGCGATATGGGGCAATGTCACTTGACTCGCTCAAAGCACTTTCGGTTGCAGCTATTGCAGCCGAAAGTGCACATTTGTACCTATGGACGACCAACACGTTCATGGAGCCTGCATTCTCAGTGGCTCGGGCATGGGGATTTGATCCAAAGACGATTCTGACTTGGACAAAAATTAAGTCGGACGGAACCCCGTCAATGAAAATGGGGTTTTATTATCGTGGCGCGACGGAGCATTGTTTGTTTTGTGTGCGCGGCAGATTGAGGCTCGCTGGGCCTGCGGCATCAACAGCAATCCTGACTTCCAGAACTCCGCACAGCGTAAAGCCGGATGCATTTTATTCACTCGTGGAACTGCAAAGCCCTGGTCCTCGATTGGATATGTTTGCAAGACGGCATCGTGTCGGGTGGGACGTCTGGGGCAATGAGATTGAGTCGTCTGTGGTTTTGGCGTGATCAACAGCGAATAACTGTTCCTTTGTTGGTGGGGTATCATGAGTTTCAAGCATGTGATTGAATGGAACAGGGAGCATCTGGCGTATTACGCGGAGACACCACTGACGGGAGGTTACATCCACGGACGCGGTGGCAATCAGTCTGGCCATTGCGAAGACTACTGTGAAACGCTGATCAAAGATGATGATCTTGTGACTTACGTGAAGCCGCTCGGCAGAGAGTGCAAAACTATCGGCGATGTCATAGAGGCACTTCAGAAAGAGGCAGGCGAGTACCGTCGCAGTATGAATGTCCTGGATCAGATCATCTCAGAACTTTCCGCGTGCGATAAATCGGCGATGCTTACGGACAGGTATGCAAAGCGAACCGAGTGACAGCGAATCACTGTTCAGGTCTTGTGTTGCAATATTGGTGGAGTACTAAGGTATGGGTGTGTTGGCGTGTGACAGGGCAGGCTGTGAAAACATCATGTGCGATATTTTGGTTGATAACCAGTATGTCTGCAATAAGTGTGCAAACGAGTTTCGGTCGCTGATGGGTGATGGGTCAACGACTCTTCGTGAGATGGGTTTAGCGTTCGATTCGTTCATGGATAGCAAAAAACCAAATTACGTCAGCGATGTGATCGTGAACGTCGATGAGTTTCTTCGGCCAATGGGAAGATGAGTCTGGTTTGTCGGGAGCACACGATTCATTGAGGGTGTCGCGCCACTAAGGCGTAGCGATGGGTGACAGTGACTGTTGAAATGCGATTGGGCACAGTCACGAAGATGCCGACTGCCAACGCTTGTTGTTTTGTCAGCAAGTAGCCCGACTCCATGCGGGGCAGATTCGATCGGGCAGCCACATATTGCAGACGAGCGACCTGAGATCGTGTGTTCCGGACAGATCAGTTTGTGGAGGGTTTTATGTGGGAATGGATTTGGGATTGCGACAGGCGATTTGATGACATCCGATGGTCAAGAGTTCGATTCGGCGTACGTTCTGGGCGTGCTTGGCGTAATGTTAAAGCCATGCCCGTGCTGTGGGGCAGAGGCACGAATACAGAAAATGGGGATCATGTGCCCGAAGTGTAATCTTCAGATGCCGTTTGGTCATGTTTCTATTGTTGGAAGATTAGTTGAGCGATGGAACTCGCGAGTCAAGGAGTGATCAGATGGGTGAGCGTTTTCTTTCATATTTATTGTGGTTGGCAACCTGCTTCTTTATTTTGCGTGCTATTCACATGCTGTGGACTACACAGGGTGGAACAGACATCATGCCAATAGTGGGCATGTTCGCGGCGGTTCGCGATGGTGTGGTTGCGTTTGTATTGTTCCTGGTCGGCGTTCTACTTTTGCCAACTGGCAAGTGATCTAGTTTCTTGTTTGGTAGTTTGTTTACAGGGAGTTTGTGATGCTTAGTATCAAGAAGAAGTCGAGTGGCGAATACACAGAAGTGTCGGGCTCGTCAGCCGAGGTGATGATGTTTTACTGCTTCTGGCAGTCGCATCAGTGGCCAGCATGGGCGGAGCACTCCAAGATTGGCAGTGAAGGCGATCCTGCGACGATGGAGTGGAAGGCAGTGATTGACTCCATCAAGGATGGTCGTCCTCTGTTGATGATGTTCGAGAAGTCGTGTGACTTCGCAGCCGAGAAGATGCGGGCTCTTGGTGTCAGGGTCGTTTCAGTGAGTCCAGTAAACCAGAAGGTGTAGTCGATGCCGTGCTCAGTTTCAAAAGAAGAGGAAGAGTTCTACGAGAAGTCGAACAACAAGAAGTTGTATGGTCTCAAAGAACTGTCGTCACGTATAACCGAGCGTGTTGCATGTGAGCTTTCGCGTCTGATTGAAGATGCGGGGTTTCAGTCCAAGTTGAGCAGTGTCGCTGTGAAGTGGATTGAGCGTCACAAGGAAGAAGATGCCAAGCGTGGGGCTAAGAAGTAATGAGTCGAAAGAAGGTATTTGTTCTCACGGCAGTGCATGACCACGAAGGAACTGATCTCGTGGGCGTGTATGCGACACGGAAAGGTGCCGAAGACGAGCGCGACCGACAAGAGAAACTGAAGAAGCGTGTGCGAAAGCGATGGGAGAACTGGGACGGCGAGAGTGAGATCAAGTCCTGTTCACCGTTCGAAAACTGTGACTGGTTCAGCATTGAAGAGACGTACTTGAAGGGTCTGTAAGTGAAGAAGAAGTTCATTGTCTACATTGGACAGGTCAATCAGTCGTCCGTCGAAGTCTATGCCGAGGACGAGAGTGAAGCGAGGGAGAAAGGTTACGCAAAGTGGCGTCGTGAAAATGCCCATACTCCAGTGACTTACGTGGAAGAGTGCGATAGCGTCGATGAAACATCAGAAGGGTGTAAGTGATGTCAAAGTTTGATCAGCCTTACCGAGTGTTTGAGACGCAGTGCTACCCAGCATCGTTCAAAGTTGGGCGGTTCGAGGAAGACGACAACGCGACACTGAACTACTTCAGATTAAGAAGTGATGCGGAGGCAGAGTGTGTTCGAAGGAATTGTGTCAATGGTATATCTAAAGGGTGCAAGTAATGTCGAGCAATAATTCAGTGCAGTTTCAGGTGAAGATCACGGGTGTTCCAGAGTTCTGTCTGAGTGCTTCGGAGGCGAGTCGTCTGGTGAAAGAGCTGGAAGGCGCAATCGTTGCCGAGCATAATCGGAACATCGAGCAGTCTGTTGCGGCGAATAACACCGAGGGCTTCACCGACGTGTTTCGACACCTGCCTAAGAAGGCAGAGAAGACTGTGACAGTAACTTGCATTCGGTAGTCATTCCGGGAGCGGTCGTGGGGCGTTACGACGAAGACGATGATTCAGGATGCCCTGAATGTGGATCACACTGCTTGCGGCGTGTGGAGGGTCCAGACGCGCGTTCAATCGGTGTGAAAGAGATCGACCTGACAAGGTCTGGCTACTATGTTTGCGAGAAATGTATGACAGAGCATTACGCGGAGTTTGAGAAGCCAAAGCCGAAGTCGCCAGCCGAGCACTTGCCAGGGTTCTCGCCGACAGCACAGTGCCCGCATTGCAAGAGTTACGAGACCAGTGTTCGGTACATCTACGTTGTGGGTGACACGCGGACTCATAGGTGCAAATCATGCGACAAGAGTTTCAAAACCCGTATTCTGGATCGTGGCGATGACTGATCAACGGCTTCATGAAATTACGGCGGGCTATGTGCGGGCGATTCTGGAACCGTGGCTGCAACTGCACTACGGACCACGATGCGATGAGTTCGAGTTTGGTTGCGAGTGCTGCATTCGCTGGAAGATGACCGACGAACTTCTCGCAATCGACCGTATAGGCACCCCGGAAGACCTGAAGAAAGAGATTGAGACGCTGAGAGAGTGTCTGCGGTGGCGTGAGGAACTGTTTGAGAGACTGAGTGACAACAAGAAGGAGTGTTGAATGGCTATCGGATCGTGGGTGAAGTCGTTGTTCAGCAAGTTGGATCACAATTTCGAAGATCCAGAATCGCCAGTCTGCGATACGCAGGAGATCGAACTTCCTGTGATGTCAGTCTGGTTCCAGGGCGGTCAGGTTCTCAAGGTCGACGAGCGATCGGAGTTTCATCTGACGATCAGCGACTACCGTACGATGTCTTCACTGAAGAGTCGTGAGCGAGCATCATTGATAACCGTGCATGATGGTGAAGTGGTTCATGAGTCGGTCTGGATTGGCCCATCGTGGAAAGAGAACTTTAACTTCAGCATAATTCACTAAGCAAGGATGTGGGAATGACGGCGATCAATCCACAGGATCACATTGGTCTGGCCCGCAAAGCAGCTCGGTCTGCGGCAAGGCGAGACAAGATCCCTGTAGAGGATACAGATGAGTTCAGTGTTGCGATGCTCGGAATTGTGGCAGCCGCGCAGAACTACAAGTCGAGCAGAAAGTGTAAGTTTTCCACATACGCTCACCCGTGGATAAAGGGTGCCATTGCACGGCTACACGAGGTCAAGAACCGTCAGTTGTCGAAGATCCAGCGTATAGGTGCTGTCGATGTGTCTGTAATCGCAGCCACAGGCAGCAATCCCGCAAGAGAAGCGGAGATGAGTGAGGAGATCGCTGAACTGCGGATGCAGATACGGGCACTTCCGTATGAACAGCGTCTTCTGATCGGAATGCGGCTGGCTGGCATGAATATGCGTGAGATCAGTGAAGTGATGGATGTTCGAACAAAGCGTGCTCAACAAATTGAGTTGTTGGCGATGATGGCGTTGCGGGATGCGATGCAAAAGAAGTTTCCTAGAGAGAGCGAATTTTAATGTCTGTTGAAGAACAGGTTGAAGAGAATACTGATCCGAGTGCCCATGTGAAGTTGGCGTTGAGTATCGCATCGGAGGTGTTGAAGAAGTTTGACCCGCGTGCATACCCGTCAGATCACGACATGTTCGGTGAAGCCATGCTGGGGCTCGTGCTGGCGTCGAAAGACTATGACCCAGAGAAGAGGTCGTTCGCGACATGGGCGCAGTACAAGATACGAGGGCGAATCGGCATCTATGCCGAGAAGGAACTTGCGTACAGGAAGAGGCGAAGTGAACTGGATTCGCTGGAGTTGATATTGTCGCCTGGTTCTGGTGGTGAGTTCGGGGACGATGACGATCTTGTGAAGATGAGTGCCAAGAAGAGACGCAAGTTGAGTGCGGATACTTGGAGTGAAGAGGATCGGGCAGACTTACGTGATGCGATCGAGCATGTGGGCGGTATGGAGGCGGTCGTGTTGAAGGCGAGGATGGACAATCACACTTTGGCTGAGATTGGCGCCGAGTACAACATCACCCGAGAGCGTGTCCGTCAGATCGAGAAGCAAGGGATTGAGATGACACGGGCGCGTGTTGGGCTGCAGAGTGGCGAAGTGTGGGCGTGATGTTCAGTTTTTAAGGGATGAGCATGAATCTGGAAACGGCACGGAAAATTGCGGACAAGTGTATTACTCCATCGACAGCGCGCATGTCGCCGGATGAGCGACACGAGGGTGTTATGCAGATGATCGAGGATTTGGCAATACTGGCCAGTCGAGACGGGTGTGTCGCGGCAGCGTGGGCTCTTGAGGTTATTGAGTCGATGGCTGACTATCGAATTGAGGACATGCTGTCGGTCAACATTCTTCAAGACCGGATGAACGACCTTGAGGATGTGAGGAATCTTTTGAGAGCACTGCAAGCCGAAATGGTGCGCAATAAGCACGTAGGGTGAGTAGCGGACTGTGGTTCCTTGGTTACTGTGGGAGAGTTCTGTGACAGTTGATGATGTTTTCGAATACCTCGCGTGCATGCCAACAAAGGATCGCCCAGTAGCACTGCGCACAGCAGGGAAGATGCTATCGGTGTGGATTTTCCTGCGAAAGGATAATGTGTTCCGCGATGATGTTGTCTATCGGCATGGGTTGCATAACAGGGTCGCAATCGACGAGTCTGATCCGACGCATCAACACGCTATTGCCAATGCATGGGCACTGTGTTCCAGGGCGGTTTCTCGTTTGAACGATGGGAAGTAAAGGCAAAGACATGAGTTCATCTGTAAACATGATCGTTCCTCGATCATTTCTGGAGCAGATCCTGCGAGAAGATATTGAAGCGAATGCAGTCGGTGAGATTGAGGCTGACGAGGATGGTGTGACGATTAGGCTCATCCATATGGACTTTGGCGGCTATCGCAGGGTTCTTCGGGAGTTGAGGCAAATGCTTGATTCACAAGGTGTGAAAATTAAGCCTGTGATGCCTCCGTCAATGACGCTCGAAGAGATTGCGGATCTGGAATCGGATGCTGAGTGACGTTTCATAAAGAAAACTCAAAGGTTGATAAATGAATATCCCGGTTGATTCAGTGCGTGAAATTGAGTCTGTTCCTCCATCAGACTTGAGGAGTTATGGCAGTGTTGCCCAGTTCACGGAAAAAACGAAGCCTGAACGCGCAACATACTACTGCAGTGGAGGACAAGCGTCACAGACAAACCTCGTCTTCGAATGTTCGTGGAGAGAAGAACGAATCGTGATCTACGTGTGCCTGACTATCATTGCTGTATGCTGGATTCTCGGGCGATGATTGCGATGTTTCCAGAGTACAAAGATCGGACATGCGGCGGTCATTACAGAACGGGTTGCTACGTCACTTGTGACACTGAGTACTCCCAGATCACAGTCGGTTACACGCATTCACTGTCAGTTGGTCACGCAATGGCAGAATTGCCCCATGCGAGGCTGGATCGTGTTCTGAGAGCGAAGCATGCTCGCATAGATCATGAAACAGCCGATCGAGTGGAGTTGGCGAAGTTGCTTGCCAGAGAATCGCAGCCGGTGCGGCATAAACGAATTCATAGAGCGTCAGCAAAAGGGTGATGTCGATGGGCGGGCTTAGCAGTACTACGATCGACGGTCAGCCTGTGAAGTACGGAGACCTGTGCAGTGTCGAGATCCACGAGGGCGACAAGAGCAGGTTCGTGCTGGCCGACTTCGTCGAGATGTCTGACGCGGGCGATGCGTGGTTTCGGTGTCGGTACGCCACAGACCGCGTCGGAGGTGATCGGTATTTTTCAGATTACCAAGTCAGTGTCGGTTGTATCACAGTGATCGGCGACGAGACGCCAGACATGTTTTGCGGGGAGAGTATCTGAGTAAGACACACGTCGTGTGAGTATGTTGGTCAAAAATGTCTCCTCCGAACGAGTGCCTGTCATTATCAGGTGACTCGTTTTCTTTTTTAGTGGGGTGGACTGTGATTTTGATAAAGCCGTCTGCTACGGCAGACAGTCGTACGTGTGATGTGGGGCAGGTGACGAAGGAGATGCTGCTGGAGTCAAGCCGACAGCATATTGGCGATGTCGTGAAGGCGATGGCGTTCTTCAGCGGGAAGCTCGTTGAGGCGGCTGGGGCTCACGATTACGACAAATTGACGGCGATTGATTGGTTCTTCTCCGACTTCCGCACGAAGTTTGTAGAACACGGCTGGTGGGACAATCATCGGAAGATCCATCGGCATCATTTGGGGCAGGAAGATGGTGTCCCAGAGGATGTGAATCTGTTGGATGTTCTGGAGTACATCGCTGATTGTGTGATGGCTGGTAAGGCGAGAAGTGGTTCCGTGTATCCACTGGTTGCGTCTGCGGAGTTGCTGCAGAGGGCGTTTCAGAACACGGTGGATCTGATCAGTAGTGAAGTCGAAGTCGTGCGAGAACCGCAGAGGGTTGAGTAAACGCGGACTTGTGATCCGCTGCTCACGGAACAACAGAGGAACAAACAGTGTCAGCAACACCAGACCAGAACTTTGCATCCGCGATCGAAACGCTGTACGGCGGGACTGCCGACACGTTTGTGGTTTGCGCTGGTGCTGGTCTGCCGGTTGCTCTCAAGAGTGTTTCGGAAGTCAAAACGCTGCTCGGTCAAGGCACGATGGCGGCGAAGTCCACCTATCAACTTAAGGTCGCACTTTCCGGATACGACCAGTTGTTGAGTGCGGGAACAAAAAAAGGGTTTTTCGATATCTCAATTCCCGGCGTGATCACTGGGTTCTCGGTCTGCTGCGATCCTGCAAACGAGCCGTCCGCAGTTGCAGCAGAATTCGATTTGAACACCGTCAACGCAAGCACTGGAGCACTGACAAGCGTTCTGTCTTCTGTTGCATCCATCGCAACGGGAGCCAATGTCAGCACGGGTGGCGTTGTCAACGGGAGCCCTTCAGTCGCTGCCGGTGACAAGCTAGCCGTGGACTGCGATCAGGGATCGGATGGAAAGTTTTACGTAGCAACAATCACAATCACAGCTTCCTAGGATAACGACAATGGCAGTAAACGAACTCACAGGAATTGACCGCGATAAAGACCGGTTCGTGGTCTTTCTTCCGGGGCAGGAAAACAGCACGAAGACCAACGAGATTTGGCCACGATTGGACGGCGGTCCAGTCAACGGCGGGTTCGTCAACGGTGAGATGTACTACAAGAAAGTCCACATCGATCCGCCTCCGTATGACCATCGGTATTCGCTCGTGACTACGCATGGAAAAGTTGAAACGGAGCCGACGCCGCCTGCTGGCTATCCCGTCGGAACGTGGCGACCGTTTTACGAGTTGGAACTGCGACCGCTGGAAACCCAATTGGCGCACATCGACACCGAATTCCAATACGAGTTGCAGCGTCGGTATCCACAGGTCGCGGACTTGTCGACGTACATCCTTGCGGCTGACATCATCACGAAAAAGCAAAACGGTGGTGTTCTGACGACTGAGGAGCAAGCCACACTCGACGCGATTAATGTGGTTGGCGACGGTGTTCGACTCATGGCCGATCGACGGGCTGAAATGAAAGCGGCTGCAACTGCTGGAGAGGATTACGACGTCACAGCGTGGCCGTCATGATGACGCCGGGATTTGGCCCGACTCGCAAGCAAAAGCCGTATTTCCCGTATCCGGAAAAAGATCGAGTGATTATCAACAGTCACAATTTTACGCCGGGGTTTTTGTATCCGTCGCTGCGGGACACTCTGCCTGTCGCTGGATATTATGCCCGGCTCGACACTGGTTCTGCAGTGTCGGATCAATTCACTGCTGATGGATCGCAGGACGGGACGCTGACGAACGGGGCAACGCGGGCAGATGACGGGGGTTTAGCGTATTCATTCGACGGAACAAACGACTACATCGCATTTCCGCTGCAGAGCTACGTCACGAGTGATTTCACACTGTCTGCGTGGGTGAAAACTACGTCGAACAATTATCAGTACGCAATTGCGATGGAAGGTGCGATCAGTCCTTCTGGACGCTGGGAGCTTCTGCGAGTTGATATTCAGGCAAACCGAGTTATCAGCGGGTATTTGTTTAATGGCGGGAGCGTCTACATTGGCGGCACAACAATCGCAAGCGACACATGGGCGCACGTGGCTTTCACGCGATCTGGAAACCTGTTTAAGTTTTTCGTCAATGGATCGCAGACAGGATCAGGGACCTACACGCCGACGTTGATTGCAGCATCACCGAGCATTAACGATCTTGGGGCTCGCCGCAATTCGCCGACGACTCTGCCGCTCGCGGGAAAAATTGACGACGTGTTGATTTACCCAATTGCACTGGACGCAACGAACATCGGATACCTCGCATCACAGCGTGGTGCGATTTACGCTTAGGGCACACCATGACCACACAATATGCAATAATCGGCACACCCGCAGGACTCACCGGGCTGACGATGCGTTTGTTTGCGAGCGAAGAGTCTGATGATGTGCTTTACACTTCAGATTCGATGGCAGAGCGGATGAATGCAAAGGGACAAATTCGGTTCGCGTTCGAAGAAGACGATGAAATCGAAGGGGATTATTTTGCAATCGTGACCACAGCGGGCGGAGCAAGGGTTGCTAGTGGTTGGCGGACGTTTGCGGGGACTGATGGCGAGACTGCGACAACGACGATCGTAACAGCGGAACTGGACTCCGATAGTCAGACAGCAATCGCAAACGCAGTCAAAGCCAGCAAGTTGGTTCTGTCTGCCACAATCAATGCGGGGAATACTGGTTGGATCACGATCGATGAGCCATCCGATGAACTTGCGATCGCAGGTTATCTGGATGGGTGTCTGATGGTGATCACAGACACGTCGACGGGTCTGCAGCAAACGCGATGGATAATGGCACACTTCCTCAGTGGTGGTGATGCTGGATTCAATCCAGATGCAGCATTCGGGTTCACGCCAGTTGCTGGTGACACGATCGACGTCTACGCAACAGATAGATGGACAGCGAATGTCACGTACTGGAAGGGGACGTCACCTCTTGATCTTTCGAGTCAGAGAGTTCAGGTTGCAGATAGTGCGGGGGTGACAACACTCACGAATCGTCTGACAAGCTTGCGGGCGGCAAATCTTGACAATCTCGATGCTGCAATCAGTGTGATTCAGTCGCAGGTCACAGCATTAAACAACCTGAGTGCGAAAACCAATATCTTCGGTCCATTGTTGCTGGAAATACCAGACAGCGGGACGCGAGTATATGTCTATGAACTCGTGATCAAAGACGACGAAGATGCACTCGTCGCGTTGGACAGCGATCCGACGTGGACTTTGGTCAATGCGTCTGGCACTGATCGTTCGTCGCTAATCACTTCAAGCACAACAATCGCCACAGGGCGATATGCACTGACAGTGACAGTCGGGACGTCGACAACAACGGAAGCACTGAAGCTATCAGCATCGGGTGCTGTGGGCACTGATCCACGATTCGCTGTTCTGATGCCACAGGTTGTTGACTATGACAGTGCAACACAGATCAACACGATCTTGACGCGACTTGGCACACCAGCGGTGTCAGTTTCTGCAGACATTGCGTCAGTCAAAGTAGACACAGGAACAACACTTCCAGGATTGTTTGCCACACTGACAACAAAGATCCGAAAGTTCTTTCAACTTTCACTGCGAAAAGACGCTGCGATCGCAACTGACAATGCGACAGAGTTGGGAGAGATCAACGCGAACGGTGGAAATGGTTCAGGTGCATATGCAAACACGACAGACTCACAGGAAGCAACCGTCGATCGTGGCAACGTGGCATGGATTGGTGGCGGCAGTGGAGGAGGTTCAGATGCGACTTTGATGCTGAGTACTGTGATTGACTCTGCCACGAGCCAGACGGTACTTGTTCTTGAAGACGGGTCTGATGACAACGACGTGTACAACGGGCAGCTCGTTGTCATAACAGATGCGGAGAACGCATCACAGAAGGCGAGAGTTCTGGCCTTGGATTATGTCGGCCTCACGAAGACACTCACGCTGGAGAATGCACCTGGATTTGAGGTTGCTGCGGGTGATGAGGTTTCTATTGTCGCCGTCGCTGGACTTACAAAGGCACAGCAAGAGTCGTTCGACATTATTGAGGAAGGCGCTAGCCGTATTTCAGGGTCTGCGATTCAGTGGATCGGTAATGTCGCTCCTGGTGGAGTTGTGTACCTGACGGTCGGTGATGATCATGTGAGCGTCATTGCAAATCAGGTCGATATCCCAATCCCTGACCCTGGCGGTGCATTACATGCCAAGTTGAATGCGGATGGAGTCACAGTTCAGTGGGGTGCTGGTCAGGGTATCACTGGCGGTAAGATTCTTGGGACGTTTGTGAGTTCGAGTTATAGTAATGGTGTAACGACTGTCAGGATTGAAGTTCCGGATTGTCAGCCAACAGGAAATATCCGCCTTGAGTACATCTGGCAGTTGCAGAGAACGCTGGATTCGAAGAAGGCGACACTTTCTCAGGGGAAACTGTTTGTTCGCGCTGACATGATCGAGGTCCACTAGCGTATAGGTATGCAGATGAGTGTCACAGGGATGGTACTGACAGCAGTGGTTGTGATGCTCGGAATCTACGACATCATCGCGGCATTCCGTGGAGGCGTGAATTCAACGATATCGCGTGCGATGCAGATGGCTGGGTTTCGTTCTCCAACGGTTGTTTTCGTTCTTGGAGCAATCTTCGGCCACTGCTTCCTGCAAATGGACTTTCAGGGAGCAAAGACCCCTGAAGACGTGTTGTTCATTGTGATCGTCGTGGCAACGGTCTGCACGGTGTGTGGCTGGGTTGCTGGGAGGACCAGCAAGGAATAGTTGTTTTTAACTGATCCACCAAGTGTGGAAACAGATCAGGCACCGTCAGGAATGGCGGTGCCAGCATTCAATAACAATCGGGAGGCAGGTATGTGGCGTGTTCTGCTCATGTTGGTTTTCGCTTTCGTGTTTCCTCACAGCAGATTGTTTGGCCAATATGGTCCACAAGTCCGCATCACCAGCGGTGGGATGCAGTCGTCCGGAGTCGCAATATCCGAGACAGAAGTCCTGACTGTTGGGCACGCCTTCACCGATGGTTCCCACGTCAGGCTTGAGTTTGTTGGCGTGGAACACAATGTGATCGTTCCAGGGTATGTCGTCGTCACGGATCACGACAGAGACCTTGGGTTGATTCGCCATAAACTGAAGAATGTGGCGTGGCTGAAGCGTCAGAGGGCTAAAGGAAAGTCACTTCAGATCAAGGGGTTTCATGGTCTGGATGAACCTATGCGCGTTATGAGAGGCGAAGTGATCGCGTCTGGTGCAGCAGGAAGTAATGGGGAACCATTGCTTGTTGTTGATTGCGAAGCAGTGCCGGGACTCTCTGGATCGGGTGTGATAGAGGGTGTCGATGACGAAGAGTTCGTTGTCGGAATCCAGTCGGCTGGATCTAAGCAGACGTATTGTGCGACTTTTGATCAGATCGAGGTATTTTTGTCGAGTAATCGCCATCAATCGAAGTAACCCCTGCGTATAGGTACTGTGGGAGAATTGTTCTGGGGAGAGGCGATGGCAAAGGTAAAAGTAAGTGCTCGCGATGTTGATAACATCTGCCAAGTTCGGTCACGTTCGCAGTTGGTGTGGGTGGAGCGTCTGGATGCAGATCTTCGAGCGGTTTGCGAAGAGACGCGAGATCGTGTTGTGAAGCAAGACTTGCCGCCGTATGTGGTTGCTGAGAATTTAGCGACATACTTGCTGGTGCGCGGATTCAAAATCAGCACTACAACCATTGGAAGATGGCTCGCACATGCCAAGAAAACGAAGTAATGCAGTCACGGCTGCAGAATCGATCGTCGGAAATGCCATCGCAAAGACTGCAAAAGAACCGCATGAGTGTGAGCGTGTCGACAGTCAGTGGGTTGGCGATGGATACAAGATATCTGTCGAGACGCTGAAGAGGATCACGACTCCAGAAGAGGCGATGCGGAAGGCTGGTATCGATCCTCTGGTATGGCGACCAGTGAAGACGATTGTTAATTCGTGGGAAGTTGTCTTGAAGATGCCTGACGGAAAGGGCGGGTTCAAGCCTGTTACGAAGCCGTTGTGGCAGGTGAAGGTCGAACTTCATCGGAGAGTGCCAGAGGAATCAGTCAATGCGTTTGAGGCGTTGGCAAACAAACTGCCTCGGCTGAATCTCAGTCCAGTGAAGTATCGAAAGTCGAAGGGTGCATCACGTCTGCTGATAGGGTGTGCAGACTTCCATTTCGGAAAAGCGACAGTCGACAAGAAGGGGAGTCTTGCTGCGGTTGAGTTGTTGTTCGATCGAATGACGAATCACATGATCGATCAGGCAGCGAGTGCAGACCTGAGTCATATCTACTTCATCAATCTGGGTGATCTGCTGCATTGCGACAATGACGCTCGCACGACGACGAATGGAACGCCCCAGGATACGGTGGCAGGGTTTCATGAGATTTATGAGGCAGCTCAGATCAGTATGATCAGGGCGTTGGAGCGGTGCCGTCAGGTAGCGAATACGACACTGGTTACGACGCAGGGGAATCATGACTGGGCGGCGAGCCAACATATCAGTTCGGCGATGAAGGCGATCTTCAGGGGCACGAAGGGCATCACGATCGACAACAGCCCAGACCCACGAAAGTTCTGGACTTCGGCGTGAACCTTGTTGGGATGGCTCACGGGTGTTCTGAGAAGGTGACAATGTATCCAGGGTTGATGTCGATGCAGCGTCCAACGGAATGGGGGCGCACGTCGAACAGGTTGTTCCTGAGAGGTCACCTGCATCACAGGCAGGCTGTCAGGACTCACGATACACTGGAGCAGGATGGTTGTGTTGTTTACACGTTGCCAAGTCCGTCAGGGGCTGACGGGTGGCATGATCGGTCAGGGTATGTTGGGAACAAGCGATGTGTGCAGAGTTTCCTGTTGAGTGAGAAGTGGGGTACACAGGCGATCTATGAAGCGTCTGTGGCTGAGTTGATTGGCGATGTCTAAGGGGCGTGTTGTGGCAAAGACAGTTTTCGAGTGCCCAGTTCTGATGGTGGTTGGTGTTGTCGATGGAGACACGCAAGACATCATGTTGGATCTGGGCTATTCGACTTACCGGAAAGTGCGTACGCGGCTGATGGGAATTGATACGCCCGAGATGAGCACGCCTGCTGGGAAACTTGTGAAGGCTGTCGTCGAGAAGTGGCTGAGTGATGTAGTTGTTGAGAAGTACAAACTTCGGTGGATCAGTAGCGACATCGATATGTACGGTCGGTCGGTGGGCGTGTTTGTGAACTCAATGAATCAGGGTGAGACCTTAAATGCGTTCTTGATGCGCATTCGAGTGGCAAAGGCATACAGCGGAGAAAGCAAACGCCCATCGTGGTCGATTGAAGAATTGAGGGCAGCAGAGTCTGGGGCGCGAGCGTATTTGGATCGATGAAAGGAATGTGGGAATGCTGAGTAGTGATGAACCCATCATCCTGTTGGATATGGATGGGGTTCTGGTGAATTTCAATAGAGGTGCCATAGCAGCACATAAGATACCGATCGATGAGGATCAGATTACTGCGTGGCGTTGGTATGACCCGTACTGCACGGAGAATGAGTTTTATTCAAGAATCTCGGCTATACCAGACTTCTGGATAAATCTTGAGAAGCACGAGTGGGCGGATGAGTTATTTCGGATGTGCAGTCTGACGGCAAAGGTGATCTTCGCAACGTCCCCGATGCTGTGTGTTGGTTGCCCGAGTCAAAAGGTTCAGTGGTTGCGGAAGCATGGGTATTTGGCAGAGTGGTCTACGGATTACATGCTGGGACCATACAAGGAACTGATGGCGCGGCCGAATACGATCCTGATCGATGACAGGCACAAGAACTTGGTGGACTTTGCTGTGAAGGGCGGGCATACGATTGCGTTCCCGCAGAGATGGAACAAGGCCAGCCACGAGATCGGGGATCGACTCGGGTATGTGAAGCGTGAGTTGAATCGGATTGTTGGGCAAATTGTTACGGGTTGAGTTTTGCGTATAGGCACTGTGGGAGGTTGTGATGCTGTTGGAAGAAGGTAAGAGATACGTTTTGATGAATGGGCATGTGACCAGCCAGGTCTCAAGCAAAGGAAGCAGCAGCGGGAAGTTCCGTGGTTGGGTGCTTATTGATGGGGAGTGGGATTCGTTACAGTGGGACGGCGATGGAACAGTGTATGGCAATCTTAGTAACTGGGATGTGTCCCACGAGTATGTGGAAGAACATGTGGCAGAATCGCCTATCGTCACTCCGTCCGCAGTGACCATTGATGTCGACAGGAAGTACCAAACGTTGAGTGGTTATCCAGTGAAGATATTGAGTCGGCGTGGCGACGGATGCTTCGTTGGGTTGATCGAATGTGGAGGTGATCTAGGAGTATCTTACACGGAGGTATTTCAACCAGACGGGACTGTTATTAAGGCGCCTGGCCTGCGAATCACTCACGAGATCACGGAGACGGTTACAAAAGAAGTACCACCATCGCCAGAACCACTGATCCGCACGTTCGAGACAGGGGCGACTCGCAATCTGGACACGAACAAACTGGACTACGACGGGTTCTTCTGCCCGATGTCGATGCACCGATTCGCCGAGTACATGCATTCTCATCGGAGGCAGAAAGATGGGAAGATGCGAGACGCCGACAACTGGCAGAAGGGCATCGGGTTCGATGTGTACATCAAATCGATGTTTCGCCACTTCATGGACCTGCGACTGCTGCACAAGGGTAAGGTCGCATTGTCTCCAGAAGATCAGCACGAGATCACGATTGACGAGGCGTTGTGTGCGATCATGTTCAATGTGCAGGGTTATCTGCACGAGTACTTGAAAGCGAAAGAGAAAGAATCCAGCGATGTTTGATCTGCTCGCCCAATTCTTTCAGTACGTCCTGGACTTCCTGCCTCGCCCTCAGATTGTTGGACCAACTGAGGGCGCAGCGTGTTATTGGTTTGGGAGGTACGGCAGAGAAAAAGGACCAGGAATCTACATCGTGTGGCCGATCGTCCAGTATTGGCGAACGCACGTCGTTGTGAGTCAGATCTGTGAGACAGCGATCATTGCAGCAACGGATGAGTCCGGTGAGAGCTGGAAGTGGCGACTTGCGATTGAGTACGAGATCTGTGACTTGCTGAAGTTTGAGAGTTCGTCTTTCTCCAGTCAGAATCATCTGGAACAATTGGGTGGTTCGGCGTTGGTGTCGATCATCAGTTCAAACAACACTGAACGTCTAACAAACAGTACGTCGTTTTCGATCTGCAAGAAGATTCGGGAGCGTATTGAGGAACCTGCAAGGAGCAGGGGCATTGAAGTCATCGCCGTGCGATCTGTGATGGCGGTGAAGTGTATGAGCCTGTTTGTGAGTCAGGCGGAGCGGATAGCAGATTAGTTCTTGTGAGATTATCGAAAGCCGTTCAGGGGAATCCTGATCGGCTTTTTTTGTTGGTATTCACATGGCGTGAGACGCTTCGGGTCAACTTTGGCCAGAAAAGCAAAGGCAGCGTCAATATCGTGGTATGTCAACTCCATCCACATTATTGACGGTTGCTCGCGACTCCGCGTTGGCGGCAATTGAGATATCCGACTGGTATGAGGTGTATCGTCAGTGCTTAAAGGCATCGGCGATTATATCGACCATTCCAGACTCGGAGGTCGGCGGAAACATGTCGTCAATGGTCTGGGACCGCAAGGGCATCCAGAACCTGATGGCAGAAGCCAAGCGAAACATGAACGATCCTGGGATGTCCGCCGATCCGAATCAGTGTGGATTCCAGTTCTGTCAGGTTGAGTACACAGGCATCAGGGACCGTGATTGCTGCGGAGGTTGCGGCTGATGTTTGATTTCATCAGGTCGTTCTTCATTGGCAAGCCTGCTGGCCCGATGTTCGGCGGTTCTGATGATGCGCAGGATCGGCAGCAAGAGGAGTCTGAGGATCAGCAGATTCGACGATGGGATGCCGCGCAGACGCATCGTCTGAATAGTGCTCAGTTCGAAAATGTGACTGGGCGGAGTATTAACGAAGATCTTGAGTTCTCTCTTCCTGTTCTGATGTCCCGCTGCATGGCAGAGGCGACGACGAATCCAGTGATTGAGGGGATTATTGACACGCATGCAATCGATGTCGTTGGTCCGAATGGACCGAACTGGCTTGTTAGCCCGCGTGATATTCAGTTACTCGAAGGCAACGAACCGCTCAAGGAAGCATTCGGCAAGTACGCAAGTGCTGCTGAAGAGGTTCTTCAAGAGTGGTTTAAGTCGCCGCATTTGAATGGTGAGTTGACTGGTCCAGAAATGCTGGAGCAGGACATCTGGCATCAGTGGACGTGTGGGAATTCGATCATTCAGGTTGTTGACGATAAGTCGGCTCGCCGTGGTGATATCAGCCTGCGATGGCAGGAGATTCATCCAGAGCGAGTGTTTACGAACATTCTGTCGACGGTTCAGGCGTCTAAAGGGAACGCGGTTGTACTCGGGGTTGAGGTCGACGAGTACGGCAAGAAGATGTTCTACCATGTTCGCGAGGTCGACAAGTTCGGTCGTGGTGACTTGAACTATCGGCACAAGAGAATCAAGGCGTCTTCGATCATTCATCGATACGTTTCAAGAGAAGCGGGCCAGTTGGCAGGTGTGCCGTGGTTGGCGTCGAGTTTGCCTGTGATCGCAGATCTGAGGCAGTTCGATAAGTTCACAATGGAAACGGCTAAGCTCGGCGCTAGCCTCGGCGTTATCTTCCAAGATAGAGGCCCAGGTCCAGCAGGCCAGACTGGCAGAACTGGATCTCGAAATCCTACTCCGCTAAGGAAAAGTGGATTAGCGGAAATGATGCTTGCGCCTCCGAATACAGAGGCGGTTCAAGTCGATCCAAAGCATCCTGGGGCTCAGTACATCCCGTATCGTGCAGAGAGAATGCGTGATATTGGGCGAGCTGTGCAGATGCCTTTGCTGATCGTGCGTCTTGGGGCAGAAGATCATAGTTTTAGTTCTGCGCGGTTCGACGCACAGATCTATCAGCGTGGCGTGAGGCGTCTTCAGGCTCGCCTGCTGCATAAGTATCGACCGTCAATGATGGACGTGCTTCGAGAGGCTGAGTTGATTGGCCTTATCCCGCGCCGTCCGATGGCGATTGAGATCACGGGTTCATTCACGGACTTGCCACATGTTGACCCCAAGAAAGAGGCGGATGCAACAGCCATTAACCTCGGCAACATGACAACGACATTGATTGATGTGTGGCAAGAGGCAGGCAAGCGCCCACAGGATCAGGTCGCGAAGTTACGACGGCAGGTAACGCTGCTGAATGATGTTCAGGATGGGTTTGGTGACAAGTGGCTGTTGTCGCAGATTGCGATGAATGGGCCAGAGCAGTTGTCTCAGGCAGAGGCAGCAAAAATAAACACAGAAGCAGGCGACACGCCAAGTGCAAAGGAGAACGATTGATGGTTCAGTTTGTAAGACAAGGATCGACCCGATCAGACATTTCATGCCGAAGTCTCGAAACACGAGCGAACTCGGCTGATGCTGAGAATATGACAATCGATGCCATTCTCAGTACAGAAGCACCAGCCCGAATGATGGACTGGTACAACTGGGAGGAGATGGACGAGATCTTGCTGGCAGATGGCAGAAGCAAGCTTCCGCATATCGTGATGCTGGATACTCATGATCGATCGAGCATCAACAAGATCCTCGGTCATATGGCAAACCTGCGAACGGAAGGCACTGACACGATCGTTACGTGCACTTTCGATCGAGACGATCCAGAAGCCGTGAAGGCGTTCAATAAGTACAAAAACGGTCACGCTCGCGCATTGAGCGTCGGCTACTCGGTGATGAAGTTCGTCGACATTCCCCCAGGCCAGTCTGAGATGGTTAATGGGCGGGAGTATAAGGCACAGAAGAACCGCAAGATGCGAATCGTCACTAAGTGGCGAGTTGATGAGGGTTCGCTTGTTCCTATCGGAGCGGACAAGAACGCACTGTCTCGATCAGGTGCCAGAGGTGCATCGTTCCAGGTTGAAGACGGCGAAGCAGAAAAGATTCTTGCGATGCGAGAGCAAGATAAAAGAAAAATGCAGCGACGGCGCAAACAGCGTCAAGATCAGGTTGCAGAAATTGAAACTGTCGCGACCGCAGAACTCATCCAAGGTGAGACGCTGTTGAGAGCAGAACCAAACCAACAGGTGGTGATCAACATCACGAACGGCGAGGTTAAGACAGAGCAGGTTGAGGGAGTGATCACTGAAGTCACTACGGAAGTGACGAGTGATGCTAGGACAGAAGTTGAAACGTCTCCAGAGTCGGAGACTCGCACAGAAGAAACCGCAACCGTTGCGGATGTAACCATTTTGCCTGCCGAGTCCGGCGGCGCTACAGAAAGGAAAGGGATCGCAATGAGCGAGACCACCAGCCCTGCCGACAACGAGCAGGACAAGGCACAGATTGAGGCTGCTCGCAAGGCAGCACGCGAAGAAGGTATCAAGGCTGAACGTGAGCGTCAGGTTCAGATCCGAAAGCTTGCTGGCAGCGACGTCAGTCAGGAGACTCTGGCGAAGTGTCTGGAAGATGCGGATTGCACTCCAGAGGCAGCCGGTGCACTGTTCCTGGCAGACATTCGCTCACAGCGAGGGAAGCCTGTTGAAGTCGACGCGCCGAACGTGATTACGACTCGCAATAAGCGTGAGCGTGATTGCAATGTCGACGTTCTGACGACTGCACTCGCTCTGCGAGTTGGTGGCGAGAAAGTCGCTCGTGCCCTGCCGTTCATTAGCTTTAATGAGCGAACCGGCAAGATGACGATGAAGCCGATTACGGAACTCACGGATGAGCGACGTAAGCAGGTCGAAGACAACATGAACAAAGCCGAGCGGATGGAGCAGTACTCACAGATTCGTCTGTGTCGTGAACAGCTTCGCAACCGAGGCATTGACGACTTCGATGAAGACGACTTCGAGGAAATCGCTCAGCGTTCGTTCTCGACGCCCGGCGTCACAACGATCTACACCCAGACAGTTGGTGCGGTTCTGCTGGCGAACCTGATGGAAATCAGCGATTCGACTCAGGGCTGGTGTGATGTTCGGACAGTGCCAAACTTCAAGAGCAACGAGTTGCATCGTCTTGAAGGTGGTGCGTTGGCTCGACGTATTCGCGGCAAAGAAGCGGCTGAATCAGAGTTCGCGGACACGATGGAAACCTACAAGGTCCATGAGTACGCCAACAAGATGAAGATTGATCGTCAGGATCTGATCGACGACTCTCTTCAGGCTTGGAGCACAGTTGGAAGCAACTGGGCCTATGCAGTTGGTGATCTGCGACCTTCGCTGGTTTACGGTGCTCTGAGTGCGAACGCGGCTCTGAGTGACGGTACTGCCCTGTTCCATGCAGATCATGGCAACCTGACCGCAAGTGCTGGCTTGAGCCACGAAACTGTTCAGGCGTCGATGAATCGACTGGCAGCGATGAAGGGTGCGAATGGAAACATTCTCGGTCTTCGCGATGCGTACCTGGTCGTTCCACAGGCACTGTACTACGACGCGAAACGCATCCTGAATGCGACCGAAGTTCGTAGCAACGAATCAGGGATCAAGCAGTACGGTACTGCAAACATCCTGAGTGGCGAGCCGATCACGCTGGCTGCAGATGTTCGTCTGTCGAGCGGTTTCGTGTATCCATACACGGGTATTGCCGTCGCTGGTGCCCCAACGACTTGGTATCTGGCTGCCAAGGGCGGTCGATACGGAGTTGTTGTTGGTTACCTGCAGGGTACGAATGGTATGCCAACGATGCGAACGAAGACTCTGGACGGTGGAAGCTACGGCATCCAGATGGACATGAATCTGGACATCGGCATCGGCTTCCAGTCTCACCAGGGTATTGGTAAGCACACGGCGTAGCGTATAGGGACTGTGTGAGGGCAGTCGCAGTGGCTGCCCTCTTTCGAGTATCGCCAAAGGGGTTGTGTCGTGGAAGAACAAGAGCAAGACCTGTACTACCTCGAAGACGTGATGGTTGCGTCTTCAGGGTCAGGAATGAAATTGATGGGTCAGGTCGTCGACGTCGAGGACGTGAAAGACAGCCTTGGGTGGTTGCAGCAGATGCATAAAGTCGGGAATCGCGAAGAGTATTTGTCGCGTTGCCCGCAGCCAGAGGTTGAGGTGGAAGTTCCAGTCGTTGAGGAATCAACGGTTGTTGAAACGACGCCAGAAGTTGTAGACGTCGACGCTGTCGCGTTGATCGATAAGGCCAAGGAAGTGCTCTCGAAGGGTAAGAAGAGGCTGGCAGACTTGGCGGTTGATTGTGAGTCCACTGAGGCGGTGCTGAAGCCGTTGTTGACGAAGGAAAATGGTTTCCTGTTGAATCAGCAGGGTTGGTACAGCGTTCAGTCTGTTTCGTAGTTTCAAGAACAAAACCCGCAAGGGAAAAATAGGAGAGTTGCGATGGGTCTGTTTCAGACTTGTGATGATGTGAGTATCCAGACTGTTACCTCGACTACGTGGTATTCTGGTCAGTTTAAGACAGCAAAAGACGGTCGTCTTGGTGTCGTTCAGAGCCTGAAGCCTGCTGCTGTCGGCGATGAAGTATCGCTGGCACACAAAGGCCAGGTGACGTTCGTTGCTGGTGAAGCGTATAACGCCGGGGAAGATGTTTTCATCAACCCAGCGGATCAGGCGAACACGGATGAAGCGACATCCAATTACGTTTACGCGGGTAAGACGCTGTATGCCGTGTCTTCTGGTGCGAAGGGTGTTCTGTATCTGAACTCACCAGCACTGCGTGACACTGACACTTAATCAAAGTGTTTTCCTGCTGCCCAGTATGCCGTATCCCACAGCGGTTCCGAACGCCCCATCGGGCTGGGCGGCAGGTTTCTCAGATTGGTAGTGAAGTATGTCGCATCGAGAGTTTCAGGCTGAGCACGGCATTGAAAGCCATTTCGAATGGAACGGCGAGTACGTACTTCTGAATGGGACTGATTCGGTGGTTGCGATCGTAAACCTTGGACTTCCTGTCACAGACTACGATCGTGGGAAAGGTGTTTCTCATCGCGGTAAAGTGATGTTCCCGGCAGCACAAGTATTGACGATTCACGATCATGTTGTGATCGACAGTGTGCGATGGGAGATTGACAACGGACGTAAGCCAGAAGATGGGGCAAGGATCTGGCATATCGTTCGCCGCGAGAAAGAATACACGATGCGGAGATCTGCCCCTTATCGGGGCGAGTAGTGACGTTCCTTCCGTTGTTTGAAGGGAGGCGATCCTACGGCGATCGGTGTGTTCAGTGGCGTCAGTACCTTGCTGACGCCACTGTTTGTATGACGGGAACGAACGGGGGTTGTTGTGGCTGGGTTCAAGGCACTGTATTGCACGATTCAGCATCTCAGAACAATGGTCTCTCAGAGTGAGACGTTCCAAGAGATTACGGGAAGTGCAAACGCGGAGGAGGCGTTAACGCGGATCACGATGCTTGCTGCTGAAGATGAGGAAAGCGAGGAAGCAGGTGAGGATTATGTCAGTGTGTCTCAGTTTCCTCGGGCAATTTTGTGGCCACTTGGTCCACGGTACATCAGAGGAACGAACAATACATTCAGTAGTGTTTCCCCAATAATCATCACTATGGAAATGGTAATACCGGATAGTGTTCCAGATACGGTGAGTGATGGTTTCGATTACTTCTCCCCATTGATGGACGAATTCATTGATGAGGTGCTGAAGATGAGTGTTACAAGAAATCCGGGGATGCTGAATATTGCAGAGGCTAGTGTGGTGTCTCCACCAATGCCAATTGAGAAAAAGAAGTCACAGGGTGTTCGGATCTGGGACTGTGATGTGGAAGTGATCGCGAAGGGGTAGTGATGTTTCGGAAGATTTCAATCGAAGCAACGATGTTGACGCGGGATTCGATCACGCGACTGGCAACAGAGTTGAATCGTGAGACAGGGCTTGAGCATGCTCGCCACACTCTTCCGTTGCACTTCACGATGGGGGCGTATCAGCGATACAAGTACAAGACGCGAAAGCGTGGGTACACAACCAGAAAGAAACGTCGGTTCGGTCATACGAACCCGAACGAATACTCTGGTGCATTGAAAGCAATCATCCTTGCAACCGCACCAGCGGGAGTGAGGGCAACATCCAAGGGTGTACGCATCAGGGCGAAGGGAACTCGCCAGCATAAGATGTGGAAGTACACGAGGGAAGAGTTGGAGCAGGTTTCAGCGAGTGAGCTGGACCGATACGGAAGCAATTGGGCTCGCGGCTTTGCCGATCGAGCAAAACGTCCAGAATACAAGAAGAAGACTCGAATCTCGAAAGGCAGATAGGCATGGCACATACGTCATGGGATATTGTGATTGGCTCTGGAAGTATCAAGAACATCCAGAGTGTTAGCTTCAATCAGAACGCGGCGATCATCACTGAACGTGCTGCGGGTGCTCATGCACCAGGGAAATTGTATCAGGGTAACTCAGAACCGATGGTGACGTTGAGTTCAACGGACATCTCTGGTCTGGTTGCGTTGAATACGAGCACGTTCGCTTCGGTCGGGATCTGCCTGAAAGAAGTGACGACGACTGTACCGCTGGCAAAGCGTGCAGACTGTGCTGTTACGGCAGCGGGTTCTGTGCATACGGCGTTTGCGTGTAACAACACGATCATTATCCCGACATCGTTTGAAGCGAGTCAGGATTCGGATACGGGTGCGACATGCAGCATGGAAGCACGATTCCGGTCTTCAGATGGATTGGCCAGTCCGATCACTCTGACGAACACGGCTTCACTGGCGTCATCAACGCTGGGCGACTCGTTTGGTCTGGGCCCGGTATTCATCAATGACGTTGAGATCACGGAGTTAGTGGGAATCACCGTCACACCGAACATCACTCTGCAGATCCAGCGAGTTGGTGGCGGGATTTATCCTGTTGCTCACTACCTGATCAGCACCGAACCAGTGTTCGACATCACGTCAGAGAACGTTGCGTTGCTGACAGATTTCGTCCCGAACTTCGGGTCGTCTGTTGCAATCGATGCGTACTTCCGTAAGCGTCTGGACGGTGGTGTGTTTGTTGATGATGAGGACGAGGAGCACGTTCGGTTCAGCAGTGCTGGCGGACTTGTGAAGGCTGACTCGATGGAAGTGAATCGAAACAGCAACGGCACGATCACTCTTCGATTCCATGCGAAGGCGATGACTGCGGCGGCAGGTGTTGCGATTGAGTATCCTGAGTGATACGTATAGGGACGATGTGGCGGCAGTGGGTGCCGCCACAGTTTTCTGAAGAGTTCTATAGGGGCGAGTGATGTCGAGATACATGATCTTTCTGGAAGACCGTGAAGGTGCTCCAGATACGGTGCCAGAGTACTTGAAGTCTGTTGGTCTTGAAGACCATGCTCAGGGCGCAGAAGTGATGGTGGTGACAGCCAAGGAGTCCTTCACAGGGCAGCCTGGCAAGTTGATTGCATGGAAAGCGATCGGCGATAACCAGCATCGGATCGATCAGGAGAAGCAGATCTACATTCACAACAAGCGGAATAACTACCATGTTGTGATCTGGAAGGATGCTCCCCCGAAAGAGGCTGAGTTGCGTCGGGAGAAGACTCAGGGCGGAAAGTTCATTCGTTTTGGTGAAGACGGCGATCAGTCATCATGGAAGATTGCCGCACACGGACAGATCGATCAGCGGATTCACTTTGAAGACGATGAGTCGGTTCGGTTCACTCCGATTCGGAAGTATGCGTGGTTCGTTGATGAGTGCCAGAAGATCCTAGAAGAGACGATGACTATTGAAGGTGATTCGGTCTCTTACAAGTACAGCATGGCGGATGCGGCGGCACTTGTGCTGAAGAGTCTGCGGATCAATTATCGGATCACTCCCGAAGTTGTGAACCATTTGAACCTGCTGACGATCAAGAACATCAGTGATGCGTATCAGGCGATTCTCGGCCTGAACTTCAAAGCGGAAGACGAGTAGAGAAGACGGGACTTAAAGTAGCCGCTGGCAATTGCTGGCGGCTTTTTTTTGGCGAATAGAGCGGAAGCGACAGATGTCTAACGAAATCGATATTCAGTTACAGAACTCACAGGCATTCGGCCAGTTGCAGAGTGGGTTCACTGCAATTGAGAAGAACATGGCGAGCATCGTCGTGACCCTCGATCAGATCGTGAAGGCATCGAAGCATGCAGAGGATGCGCAGAAGAAGGCTGCTGAAGGGCCGCTCGATTCGATTAAGAAGGCACGAGATGCAGTACGCGCATACCAGAAGCAGGTAGAAGAAGCTGGCAAGGGGACACCACAACTTGCGACTGCGATTGCACGGTTGGCGGATGCGAGAGCAGAACTAACTCGCCAAGAGCGTACAGCATCTTTAACGATGAACACGACGATCGGAAGAGTCGTGCAGTACAATGCACTTGGTACAGCCGTTAGTACGGTGTCTGGCAACTTGAAAGAGATGTACCAAATCGCAAGATCAGCAGCAGAAGCTGCTGGGATGAAGAACATTGCGATGGGTGCAGACAGTCTCAATAAGTCTCTTCAGACGACAGTGACACTCCAGAAGCAGGTGAAGCAATCACAGGACACGACAGCATCGTCCAGTGGCGTAAAGAGTATGGAGGTAGCCACCGATAGCCTGAATCAGTCACTGAAAGAGACGATTGATCTCCAGAAGCAAGCAAAGCAGGCGAGTGACAAGCTTTCGGCGTCAGGTGGAACACAAGGGATCACCTCTGGTGTCGATGCGTTGAATAAGTCGTTGCAAGACACGATTGATCTTGAGCAGAAAGCAAAGCAAGAGCACGATCAGTTAGTTGCATCTGCATCAAAGTCAATCAACGTGGGTATTGTGACTAAGGAGGCAGTGTCAACTGGTCGTGAACTTCAGTCTGTGACCGAGAATACGTCCAGTGCAATTCGGTCTCAGGAGGTTGTTCGAAAAGAGGTTTTGAATATTGCAAAAGAAGAACTGTCTATTCAGCAGCAGATTGTGAGAGCAATCAATGATCAGCAGGCGGCGTTCAAGAGTCGTGGTGGCAGGGGAAACATGTCGATTGCTGGACTGCGAAATCAATTGCAGGGAGTGTCTGGCGGTGACTTTGATGCAGCGTTCAGAGAACTTATTGCAAGCGAAGTGTTGCAGGCAAAGGTTGCGTCTAAGAAGAATACTGGCGCTGCGGGCAACTTCACAGATGGTGGTCGTGAATTCAGTCAGGTTTCTATTGGAGACCAAGAGAAGTTCCAGTCTGCAATGCGAGCGATGGCGGCTAAGGAACTTCAGGACGTTCCTAATCGGCAGGGTATGACAACCCGTGAGTTGTACGAGGCAACACGGTCTGCGCGCGAGTCTAGAAGGAGCATGCAGACACAGTTCTACAACGACTCTCTTGGTCAGAATGGTGGCGGTTTTCTGTACCACACGCTGATCAAAGAGGCGGAAGCGGACAGAAGGAAGGTCAGTGATGATCTTCGCCGAGATATCACACAGCGACTCACGAGCGGTCGAAAGGATGAGTTGACGGCTAACCTTCAGGGGATTGAGAATCAACTGAATGACCCAAGCACACCCAAGTCGAAGCGGGGATCGCTGTTCAAAAAGAAATATGCGATCGAACGTGAACTCAACAAGAATGACGAAGAGTACAGGAAATTCGTTGAGGAACAGAATGCGCCAAAGAAAGGATCACCAGACTACTTCCGAGCAAGGATTCGCGAAAAGGAAGACAAGCTTGGTCGAGAGACTGATGAAGATGCAAGGAATCGACTTCGCCGAAGCATTGAGAGAAATAAAGAGTTCTTGAACAGGGCGGAGAACGCACCACGTCGACGCGATGGGATGGAGCGGTCACTTCGCACTATCAATGATCAATTGGGTGCGTCTGGTTTGAGCGCAGACGCCCGCAAGTCGCTGTACGATCGTAAGTATCAACTTGAACGCCGCATGAGGCGTGATGAAGAGAGGTATCAGAAGTACGTCGATAGGCAGGAGGCTGCGCCAAAAGGATCTCCAGACTATTACAGACGACAGATTCAGTTGAAGGAGGAGCAGTTAGGAAGAGAGTCAGACAAGAGTGTTCGGAATAAATTGTCTGAGTCCATTGACAAAAACAGACGCCTTCTTCAGAAGTCGGAAACGGGTCCAGGAAGACGCGAGCAGATGGAACTGTCGCTTGCGGATATCGACAACAGACTTTCTCAACCAGGTGTTACTGCAGCGCAGAGGCGCAGGCTGTTTCAGCGGAAGCACTCACTTGAGCAGAGGATGAGTCGTGATAGTGAGCGATATCAGCAGTTTGTGGAGCAACAGAATGCCCCTCCAGTTGGTTCGATTGATCATCACCGTCGCCTGATCAGGGCAAGCGAAGAACAACTGAACCGTGAGACGGACCCTGTCTTGCGTGAAGCGACACGACTTCGTGTTGAGAGTGAGAGAGACGTTCTGAGAAACCTAGAGAATCCTCCGAGCCCAAGTGAGCAGCGGCGACGGGACATTCAGGGGATTGATGAACAACTGGATAACCCAGCGCTAACGCCACCAATGCGTCAGGGGTTATTCGCGCGTAAGCATGCCCTTGAACAACAGATTCAAAATGAGCAACGAGCTTATCAGCGGTTTGTTGAACAGCAGAATGCGCCTCCAGTGGGTTCTCCCGATTCATTCCGTGATGTGATTCGTCATAACGAAGAACTGATGGGTAGGGAGAGTGACCCCGCAGTTCGTGAACGTATGCGACGTAGTATTGATGGCTATAGGAATCAACTTCGTGATGCAGAATCGCCACCAGGACGAATGGACCTACTCCGCAGGAGTCTCGGGGATATTGATGCCGAGATCGACCGTCCAGGGGTGGCGGGCTCAAGGAAGGCTCATCTGTATCATCAGAAGTACGTATTAGAGGAGCAGATTCGAGAAGAGTCAGAACAATACAAAAGATTCGTTGCCGCCCAAAATGCAGCTCCTGCTGGTTCTCCAGATTACTTCAGAGAGACGATACGCAGGCGAGAAGAACGAATGAGTCGGGAGTCTGACCCGGCTGTTCGAGAGAGACTTCGTGAGAGTATCGTGCGTAATCGCGAAAGGCTCCAAAACGCGGAGAGTCCAGTCACAGCGAACTCGCCAGCATTCTTTGATCAGGAGCGGCGGAAGTTGCAGGAGCAACGCGCGTCGATTCCAGCGGGTGACTCTGGTGCGATGAAGAAGAATGCACAGGATCTTCGTGATCTTGAGATGCAGGCTCGCCGCACAGAGCAGGAATACAGAACACTCAATGCGACGATGACGGCAAGTGCGAGTGCTGGTACAGCGAATGAGTATGAGGAGAAGATCTCAGCATTGAAGACTCTCCAGAGTACGACGGCTGGAAATTCGTCTGAGTATCGGCGACTGGGTGCCGAGATTAAGCAGACCGAGCGTGAACTGGCAACGTTCAAAGGCGAGATTGTCTCTACGTCAGGTTCTGCCGATAAACTTGAAACAGATATCAAGCAGCTCCAGGACTCAATCAATAAACTTCAGCCAAACACCCCTGAGTGGAAGCGATTGAACGATGAGTTGTTCACGACAAAGCGTCGATTGGATGACGTGAATAAGCAGACAAAGCAATATCAGTCGATGCAGGGCAAGGGGTGGTTTGGTCGCACGTTCATGACGCAAGTCGGTGGCGCTGGAGGTACGGGACCTGGTGCTGGATTTGCGGGAACTGCTGTTGGTCAGATCAAGACATTGGCAGCAACATACCTTGGTCTGTACGAAGGCATCAACGCAGTAATGCGTGAAATGGAACACGGCAAGGAAGTTCTGCGAAGTCAGTACGACACAGGGATTGTAGGTCAGCAAGAACTTGTGCGACAGACGCCGAATATTGGAACCGAAGATATCGGCAATATGGCGAAGTGGGCACAGGAGAGCCAGAAAGAGTTGATGACGAGTCAGGAGAATATCCTGAACTTGGCAGGGTTCACAAAGTCTATGGGTGTGACAGACCCTGAAGGCATGAAGCAGATGACATCACTGGCGCTGAAGGCGACTCGTGGTGATGTTGAGACTGCGCGTGGTCTGCAGCAGTTGGCGTCAGTGTTGTTGAAGACTCAGGGTTCAAACAACTACAAGGGTGCTTTGGGACAAGCAAGGCAGATGGCAGAAGTGTCTGCGGGTGTCGTTGAATCGATCTTCAACGCAAACATCTCAGACCGATTGGTGACGATGTCGATCGCATCGCAGAACCAGAAGATTGATGGTCTGTCTGTGGAGCAGATCATGGAGTTCATCGGCACTGGTTCGCGAACATTCTCGGATCAGTCGGGTGATAATATGTCCCGTGCTGTTCTGGTCGGTATTGACAAGTTGATCGATTTCAAGCCTCAGAAGTCGTACAAGGGTGCTCGCGTTCCAGACGAGGTGATGGCGGCGTACAAGGCTGCTGGATCGGTTCAGGAACGATATGACGTCGTTTCACAAAGCAAGGAACTCGGGTTTCAGTTTGCTGAGCGAATGGCTGCTGCACAAGGCCCGTTGGCTGGCATGATCGACAAGATGTTCACATCTTCTGAGTTTCGAAAGAACCTGCTTGAGACTCAGAAGCTTGTCACCCCTCTTGAAGAGGCGGGTCAGTTCCTTGACGAGCAGACTCAGGAACTGCAGAAGAACACTGAAGTACTTGGGATTGTGAATTCCACGTTGATGGGTCTTCAGGAAGTGCGAACATCCCCAAAGGGGATCGCAAGTGGCGCGACACAGAAACTCATGGATGATGTGTCGAAAATCGACTTGGCTGGTGTAGACTTCATGGCAACAGCACAAGGTGCGCTTGCAGAGAACTTGGCACGAAAGGAGATGCTGAGTAGTGGAATGCCATACAATGAGGCAATGCTGAAACTTCAGAATGTGCAAACGATCATTCGTCAACAAAAATCGAAGGGGATGCCTGAAGACTCAGCAGCAATGATGCAGTTGCGTGAGATTGAGAATGGTCTTGCTGAACTTGCAGATAAGATAACGCAGGTGATGACTCCAGCAGAGAAGGAGTTGCGCGAGATCAATGCGAAGCTGACTCCATATGACACAAAACGTGCGCTCGCACCAGGGCAAATGGAGCAGAATCGACAGCGACGTGAAGAGATACAGGAGTTGAGAAAGCGTCGAGATGTTTTGCTTACGCCAGAGGGTCAGGCAGAGTTTAATCGTGACGCAAAGATGAAGGATAATATTCGCGGGGTATTCCGCGATGAAGTCAATGGCGGTGGTGCTGTTGGTGGCAAGGCAATGCCGAAGGGTGTGATCAATATTCAGGGTGGCGGAGGAGGTCTCTTTAGCGTTCCGGCAGAAGTCTTACGAAAGGCTGCGATGCCTTCAAAGAAGACAGACTTCCTGGGTGAAGTTCAGGCGGCAGCGTCAGCACTCAAACAAGAGCGAGAGGCGTCAGGTCGTGCTGCGTTCCCCAAGTCGAACAGGTTCGTAGAGAACGGTGCGTTGCGAGCACACATGGCAACGGGCAAGGTGGGAGACATCTTCAGTGGTCTACCAGCAAACGGGTCGTCTCTTCAGGCGGCAGGGATGGCTGGTAATCTACGGGCGAAGATGGGAGAGATTGAACCTGGACTCATGGGCGCCGCAATGAGGCAGGCGAACGGGTATAACGGGTTCGTTGCTGCCATGAACGATCCGAATAGGCTCACGCCTGCCGAGAAAGAGCGAATCGCCAAAGCAGCAGCCGAGCGAATCGTCAACGGCGGTGCTGCGGCTGATCCAACGAACCTTGGGAAGCGATTCGGAAAAGGCAGCCCGATTGCGGTTGATTCAGCCTTCGTGCAAACAGGAAAGACATGGTGGGAGCGTGAGCAGTCAGCACAGGCGGCTGGTAATGTTCGGCTCGACATGGCGATGCCGGAAGGGTCAGCCCGCGCTGTGAGAGCCGCGAAGGCAAAGATGGAGGCAAAGCGACTGGGGCTTGTTCCTGTCGAAGAACCACTGACAAAGAAGCAGTTGGCGACACCAGAGGGAAGGGCGGAGCAAAAGGCACGAGAACTTCGCGCGCAGCGTATTAAAGACCTCGGACTTGAGAATTCGATCGTCGATTCAGCAAAGGCGGCGTCGAACCAAGTGTCAGGCAACCTGAATGGCGGTCAGGATCGGTTCAGGGGGTTGCTGAAAGAGGCGGTTGACGACGCGAAGGCATGGGAGGCGATGTCGTCACCAGAGGCCAAAGATCTTGTTGGTGCAATTGCTGATAAGCGTAGTCCTGATCCAAAGATGCCGTTCGGTGAGGTGGTTGTTCCGAAGAAGAAGAAGGTTGAGTCTGAGAGCATGCACCCTCCGATGGAGCAGGTCAAAGAAGCGGCACCTCCAATGGAGTCAGTGCCTGTTCCTGACCCGAACGTTCCAAACACGAACTGGCGTGAGGCCGTGAATGCATCCAGGATGTTTAGATCTTCGGAGGCTGCACCAAATAGCGAAGGGAACGATTGGTGGAATGCAAAGGCGTTCTACGGAAAGAACGTTCAGTCAGATGGCCTGGAAACCGGGATAGCGTTAAATGAAGAGGCCCTTCGGAGAATAGAGGCCGATGCCAATGATGGTTTGGATGATCTGATAAAGAAGAGGGATGCTGCCGAACAAAAACTCGATGAAGGAAAGGCCAAGTTGGATAAAATCAAGAACGAAGGAATGTCGCATCGTGAAGACAAGAAAATGTATAAGTCAGCCAATCCATTCTCCTGGTTCACTGGAGGTGCATCCAAGTTTATGGAGCACGATCGGAAGGAGAAGGAACAGATGCAGAAGTACGAGGAACTGCTACCAGCAGTAAAGGCTGATTTAGGGACGTGGCAAAATCTTGAGAGCGAAGTTCGGCAGAAGCAGAGACAGAAAGCAGCCACAACGAACGACGCTGTTATGCCTCAGTCCTCAGTGGACCCAGAGATGAAAGACATTCTCAAGCAGTTGGCAGTCGCGTTGATGGCGTTTGAGAACAAGTCAAAGGGCGTTGCTGTTCCAGAAGTCCGGACGGCAAGAATTCCGACTCCGAGACAGCCTGTTGCCACGAGTGTATCGTAGGTAATGCCACAAAATGGGCGGTTCAATGTGCCGCCCAGTCATAATGAGTGAAAGAAAGGTTCCAGAAGATGTCAGGTATCACGGCAGAACAAGCGGTTGAGATGATCCAGCCAGGCGAGAACCCATCCGATGCGTATACACGTATCTTCGCACATCAGTGCAAGCCATGCGACTTTCGCAGATGGTTCTCGATGCTGAAGCAGAGCAAAGAATGCAAGGAGATCAGTGAAACCGTTGCGCAGGACATTAGTGTCCTGATCGAAGAGGGACTTGACGATCACGCGGCATTCCTGGAGATGTACCCGAACTACGTGACGCATGCGGCATTCGACACTGCATGGATCAGGAAGAAACGTAAGAAGCCTGTACCTGTTGTTGAGGAAGTTGTAGAGGAAGACGCGATTTCTGAAGATTTGGCAATCAATATCGACGCACCGCTCGTATAGGTACTGAGATGACTATCACGCACAACAGCATCGTGTTCCCACACATCTTCCACGAGAACCCACTGTATGGGCCGTTCCAGTCCCCTGTGACGGTCCAGACGTGGCTAGGCGTGCGTGGGGCGAAGGTCAGGACGTATTCCGCTCAGACGCGGGAGATCACGCTGGAGGCGACTCTGACGGGGTTCTCGACGGAGGCGGCATACAACGCAGCTCGCGTGTTGCTGGAGCAGTACAAGAACAACGGACTGAATGGCACGCTGACTATCGATTCTACGTCGTTCACACTCTGTGTGTTCTTGGGGTGGGAACCGCGAGGTATTCACTTCTTGGATGGTTCTGGTCAGAACGGGTGGACTCAGTTTGGTCAGTTGAAGTGGTTGCAGGTTGCTAGTTAGGGGTAATCGTGGTTGATGTAACAGAAGAGACAGCACTGATTGCGTATCAGCCGACGTGGGCGTGTCGTGTCTCCAGCGAGACAGACCCAGTTCACGGGGCGATGCCGCCGATTCTGAAGTCTGACCTGAGCACCATTCTGCTGCCACGTAAAGTCGGTGTGTACGCTGGTGGTCATCGTATGGACTATGCGGAGGTGGAGTTCATCTTGAGTGGTCCGATTCTGGATCAGGATCAGCCTGCTGAGTTCACGAAGATGGTCGATGTGTTGATGCCGACCAGTGATAGTGAGCGAGAGGTCGGGGAAGACGGTAGTTTTGACTTCGAGACATCGAACAAGCGAGTGTTCCTCGGTGACTTCCTCGCCCAGTTAGATACGGTAAACAGCGGCGGTGAATCGATCAACGGGCAGGTGCAGATGCGCCCGAACTTGTATGGCATCCCATTTGGTGGCGTGAAGTGGTGGGATGTACGGGAGTCTGAGTTCGTTGAGATCTCTGGCACCGATGCGATGTTCAATCCGAATATCGACGGTACTGTGATGCCGAATCGTTCGGATAAGAAGATCCCTGATGACGATCAGGAAACCACATACGGATGGACGGACGCGGAAGTTGGCGTGAATGCGTTCTCGATGACGTATCACGATCAGATTCCATCGATGTTCACGCTGAAAGACGCAGTGGCGTCTGTGATGTGGACATGCAATCCAGATGAGGTGTTTATCAGGAATGCACGCAATGCAGACCTTGCAGTGCTGGATGATGCGCCACCAGTTGAAGATGTGATCATTGAGGGTGGCAGGTACTTGCCGTTCTACCTTGACGCATTGCTGCACCCTGTTGGATACAACTGGACGACTGACTACGACCAGGAACCAGAGGAAGAGACAGAGACAAATCTTGAGTACGAGCGTCCAAAGATCCGGGTATTTAAGAAGGGTGTTGGTGATGAGGTCTACCTGAATTGGCAGCGTCCAGATGCTGTACTCGTGCTGGCGACAGGTAATGATGCTGCTTCAACAGGAAGCGATATCAACCAGTATGTACTGGCTCGCAATATTGGCGATTCCGTCAACCGAATTCGGATCTGGGGGGATTACATCCGAGCTGAGGTGACGGTTCCGCTTTACCCAGCCTGGCCCGCTGGTGATGATGAACTGACGGCTGAAGACCTGGATAAGTCAGCGGAGGGGTCAGTCTACCAGTTGCATCGTGACGCTCACCGTCGATGGGTGGCGAACGAGAGCGGTGAGTGGTTTGGGTTGAGGACGGGCACGTTCTATCCGATCCCAGAAGATCCACCAGACTTCAGTGCGATCTTTGCGCTGCCTGAGTATGTTGGCGCCGAAGAGGCGGAACGTGTCCATACGACAACAATTCCGATCCGTCGCAAGATGGAAGGTCCGCTGACATATACGGGGACATCAGACAATCCTTCGCGTCGTGACTTGCACCTTGAGTTCAGCCTTGAGGGGCCGACATGGGCAGAGGTGATTGCAGGTGGTGAAGAGGCATTGGCAGCAGAGGCCGCGCGTGAGTGGATGCAGTGGCGAATCTCTGATGATGCTGACGGAAATACGGGGCTTGGTTCGTGGTCTGTGATGGCAGACCAGATTGGGATTGAGTTCAATAACCAGCGTCCACCGATTGATGCTGACGACTATCTGGAAGCGTGGGAGGCAGGCAAGCTGCGACTGCGGATCACGGGTACGATCGTTTCAGACCATCGGCTGCATAATGACGAGGCAGAGCAGACGGCAGGGGTGTCAGCGAACGCCCGTGAGAATATTCTGGATCTGCATCTGCACCAGAAGTATCGGTACTGGTTCGTCGTGAAAGAGGGCATTGAAGACCGCCCTGAACTGGCTGAGTCGAAGTACAAGAGTGTACTTGCTGGTGAAGAGGCTGGTGCAGACGAGCATGACGATCGTGAAGCTATGAACGAGTATGCGATCGCATTGGTGACGCAGGCTCAGAACGCTGAATACGATCTTGACGCAGGTCTTCCAGGGTGGCACACGAACCTGAAGATTGGCGATCTGCTGGTGAAGATCAACGGGCGAAACATCTCGCTGAATCAGAGCGTTGATGATGAGCAGCCAGCGTATTGTCAGATCGTTGGTCTCGAATACGTGTTTGATGATCAGATGGGTCCAATGACGTTTCTGTTGGTGGATCGTGGAACCAAGTACGTTTCCGATGTGAACACGCGCCGTAAGCGTAGAGTCACCGATGGTGAGAACAAGCAATTCGTAGATTGAGGTGAGCGATGGAAAAGAACAGGGACTTTCTATTCCCTCGTCGTCAGCCGCGAATTGTTGAGGCTGGTGGAGGCGGAGGCGGTGGGGGAGGTGGTGCATTTATTAACTTCACTGTTGTCGATGTGTTCTGTCCAGGCGATTATGACAACGATGACCCAGACAACCGATTTTACGTAGAGGCGACGGTCGATGCTTACAGTGCTTCATGCACAGCGGCTCCTTATGGGTTCGATGAGTACACAAATACCATTCGTGTTTACGATTCTTGCATTCTTCAGTATTACACAGAGGATCAGTTGCTCGGTATAGGAACAATAACAGGACTACCACTTTCAGGGTTTGCGGTTCTGATGCGTCCGTTTCGCACAGGAGAGTGTGTCCCGTACTGGGAGTGTAAGTCAGTCTGCGGTGAGCCAACCTGCGGTAACTCATGGTCGCCTCCTGATCCCGACGAAGAGGAAATTGAAGAATGAGTACTGTCGGGCCAAATCTCGGTATGGGGCCTGTTCATTATCAGGTCCACAAGATCAAGAAGTGCGACGAAAAGGTTATTGATTCGTGCAAGTCAAGCACAGGCTGTTGCGCTGTTGTTTCGTGCGAGTATTGCCTGAAATGGGAGGCATATGGTGAGGAGCCTGTCTTTGGTTTAGCCTCGTCGACAGGTGAGGGGGGTATCACTGGTGAGGTCGATGGGATGGAGTTTGTCGCTGATTGGGTTCGACGCGACACGCCAGTCATTGAGGATGAATACGAAAACTCAGTCGGAATGCGTTTTGCGAAGATACCCGCTGGCGCGTTTTATATGGGCAGCCCAGAGGATGAAGTTGGTCGTGACGCCGATGAAGAACGAGTACTGATTAACTTCGAAGACGACTTCACGCTTCAGACGACACAAGTCACTCAGGTACAGTACGAAGCAGTCGTTGGTTCCAATCCCAGTACATTTCTCGACCCAGCCAATCCTGTCGAGACACTCACCTACGCACAGGCTCAGGCGTTCTGTTCAATCCTGTCCTCTCTCCCGGAAGAGATAGCAGCAGGCCGATCGTATCGCTTGCCTACAGAAGCAGAGTGGGAGTATGGATGTCGAGCACGTTTGGAGACGCCATATAATTACGGGACAGATCCTGGACTGCTTTCAGATAACGCATGGTTCGAAGACAACAGTGGGGGTATGACGCATCCTGTCGGAGAGAAGTCTGCTAACAGGTGGGGCCTGAGCGACATGCACGGGAACGTCTGGGAGTGGGCGAGCAAATCCCGTCTGGGCGGAACGGAGACTGACCAAGTAATACGCGGCGGTGCATACGACTCGCCGGAGGAAGAGTGTCGTTCTGCTGAACGGGAACTTGTTCCAGAGGACATAGCGGAGAGTAACATTGGCTTCCGTGTTCTGATGGTGCCGACACCCCAGATTCAATCGATGTGTTTTCTTGATGTCTACGTCAACGATGTCCTGCAGGCTCAAATCCCGCTCTGTGGTGAAACCGGCGTGACATGCCGAAACCTGTCGTACATCCTTGGTCAACTGGTCACGAAGAATGACTATTACGGATACGAGACTGAGCCGGGGGAACTGAGTTGGACGCGACGAGAACTCAGGCCGATGCCGCTTCGCAAGGATGAGTTTCTTTGCACGCACAAATTCTGTGGGAACTGTGACTGCACATGCCGCGAGCTGTGCGTTACCTTCACAATACCGGCTGTCTACATTGGGCTTGATGATGATCTGACTTGCACGACAGTTCTTGCAGAGTCTGAGTACCAGACAGATTGCGACGGTCCAGTGTGGGAAGGTGAGGTTCAGTGCGGCGACAAAACGAAGTATCTGTCGTTTGCGATTGAAAAGGATGTGTATTCGGACGACTGTGTTTTTGTCGCACAGGTCAATGATGAGGAGATCACGTATCCGCTGTACGATTGCAGCGATATCGACTTCACTTTTGAACTTGAGGATGGCACATCGATCACAGTTCGCTGCAAGGGTTGCGAAGAATGTGAAGAGGTTTGCCCAGACGATGCATGTGCGTGTGAGTTCTCGACACCAACGTGTGTGCGTGGTGATATTGTGTCGACGACAGAACCGGATGACGAGTGTGCTGGTGATGTTGTTGCTGGAAGTCCGATCACCGTTCCTGGCGGTTGGGATAAACCGTGGGTTGAAGGCGAAGACACAGCGAATCAGTACATTTTCGATGGGTTCAATATCACAATTCCATGTGGCCTTGACCCGCTTGCTCTGATTGGCGTCTTGGTTCGCAGAAGCCCGAACCCAACCGAGGATGCTCCGGGAGTCGATTACAATATCGTCGAGCCGTGTGATTATTACTTGGTCATGTACGATGCACTTGGTAATGTGGCGAGTATCAATTACTCCTACGCCCTGTGCTGCTCACCAGCGTTCGCATCTCCGCTTTGTACAACGCGACTTGTTTGGATAAAGTTCTCTGGCGTCCCGGCTGGGCGTGGCGTGTATGACTTCATCTTCTGGCGACCTCGCGGAACTGACCTGATCACTTCTTGTGGAATGGATGAAAACCCATGCGAATCGTAGTGGCGGAAATCTTCCTTGTGTGTGGCGTTGTTTTGTGTGCGGCAATGGTTGCAGCAGCGGTAACAACATGGGCGACACTGCCTGAGTATGTGCATCACGTTCGGAGGTAACATGGGGCTGACTCGCAAATTTATGAACGAGCACGGGCGATGGGTCCGCGAGCACACGCCAACGTCGCGTGAGACACGGGCGATTCATCGCGCAAGTCGACGGACGATTCGGGAACCTGTCGGCACTGCAATGACTCGGCGGATTGAGGGATTGATCGGAGTGCGTGGCGGTAAGGGATGTGACTGCAAAGACATCGCACAGAAGATGGATCTTTGGGGAATCACTGGCTGTGAAAAACACCGTACGTCAATCATTAACGCAATCCTCGCCAACCGCGAAAAACTGGAAGTGTCACTTCGCACTGCGGCTGTTGAATTCACAAAGTCGGAAGGGATTGTCGAAGCAGCATCACTCGGGCTGAAACTCGTCGGCGACTGGTGGCATCACAAGGATGTTCAGACAGAAGCGTTTACCCGTGGTGCGCATTGGCTGCTGGATAAGTCGATCGAAGATGTTCGAAATGGTGTTGTCACCACGTCGGGAATCGTTAGGAAGCCTCCAGCACAGCAGCCTGCGCAATCAGGCCCCACTCGCAGGCGTCGTCGTGGTTTCTTCCGATCAGATGGGAATTATCCTCGATTCATCACCACACAGCAGTTCCAGCACGACATCAAGACACTGGTCGGTCTGATTCCGCCAGACATCACAGCAATCGCAGGCGTGGCTCGTTCTGGTCTATCGGCGGCGACGATGATCAGCATGTATCTTCATCTGCCAATGATCACGATCCGGCAGACGATGAATGACATTGTCCCGACTGGGAATGGATGGCGTCTCGGCGGTTCACGTCACGTTGACCCAAAAGGAAAGATACTTGTCGTCGATGATACTGTGATGACAGGGAACAGTTTGAAAGCAATCCGACCGCTGGTGCAATCACAGCTCGGCAACGCGGTCTACGCGACGGTCTACTGCAATCCGCACGCAGCGCACAAACCGGACATCTTCGCGGTCAGTCTCGGTTGGCCGCATATGCTGGAGTGGAATATTTTCAATTCGATTCTGTCGCCATCTGTGGCGATGGACTTCGACGGAATTCTATGTCAGGACTGCCCCGCTGGATCGGATGATGATGGCGAACGATACCTCGACTTCATCCAGAATGCTCGCCCGCTTTACGTTCCTCGCCGATGCCCTGTTCCCCTGATCGTGACGGCGAGAATTGAGAAGTATCGCAAGCCGACTGAGGAATGGTTGAGGCGTCACGGTATCAGTTGGCACAAACTGGTGATGCATCCGGCGAAGACTCTGCGGGAGCGGCAGAAGGATAACATCCCGGCGTACAAGGCAAAGCATTATTCAGACTGGGCACTCAAGCACAGACCAACTCCTGGCCCGATTGTGTTCATGGAATCAGAGGACTGGCAGGCACAGAGGATTGCTCAGATTTCGGGGCGAATGGCAGTTTGCCCATCAACAGCAGGAGTCTACTTGAAGTGAAAGAATTCGGTGTCGTCTACATCCACTCGGGTGGAATCTGGTCTGAGATCTGCGAAGTTAGTCAGACTACTTTACCAAAGGGTACTGAGATCACTGTGCTTCGTGTCGCAAACCATGAGGAGAGCCTGCGAGTCAGGTTATCTCTGGCTGGAGATCTCCCGTACCGGCGAACGCTGTATCTCGACTGTGACACTGTGTATTGTCAGAAGGCTTTCCCGGAGTGGCTGACGCAGAAGTTGATTCCCACAGGCATAACAATGTCGGCATGGCGAGTCACAAATCAGGTTTGGTCCTGGCCCTCATCATGGGCTGGGGAGTTTTGTTCGATTGAGGAATTGGTTCGCCTGCCGCATTGGTTCCGCACACCAAACGCAGGTCTGATGCTTCTGGAGAGCCATTGTGATCCAATGCTGACGCGGTGGCGGGAATCATGGCAGTCGCTTGCGACTCCGCTTATTGAGCCTGCGTATGCGGATGCGTTCGCAAATTTACCACAACAGTTTGATTTGCTGCCTGCAGACTTTCATGTCCCATCAACCAATGTGGGGCAGGACTTCATCCGGCTTCCTGAATACCATTTCATTCACGCCATTGTTCCGACACATCGAAAGATTGACGAGATGTTCCGAGTTCTCACTGAGGCAGACCAATGTCACGCGATGAAGTAATTCAGCAATGTTACCTCGTTCCTGGTCAGACATGGCCGACAGAACTTGGGTGGCTATACGATGAGATTCAGCACAGCAAGTCACATGCGGAGATAGGAACATTCTGTGGGCGATCACTACTTGCGAGTTGCGGAGGGATGTTGCCAAGTGCTCAAGTAGTATCTGTCGATAATTTCAGTGACTGGGTGAACAAGGAGTGGGTCGAATCTGTGATAGATGCGACACTGAGGTTGATTCGGCAACCCGTTCGCAGCATGCGAATGCATTCCTGCGATGCAGGGAGAATCCTTTACAAAGAGGGTTGCAGGTTTGACTCAGTATTTATTGATGGAGACCATCATTACGCAGAGTGCAAAGCGGACATTCAGGTGTGGTCTGAGCTGATTAAGCCAGGTGGTTTGATTTGTGGGCATGATTACTGGGCGAAGGATGTTGGCGTGATGGATGCTGTCAATGAGTGCCTTCCCGGCTTTCAGGTGTTCAGCGGCACAAGAATCTGGTTTAAGCGATTGGGGAGATAGAAATGGAAGATGTTCCTGTTGTGCTGCAAGTCGCCGTTTCTGCCTGTTCTGATGGGCGATGCGGGAGAAAGGTACTGACGAAGCAGGTCCTGATGTGGGACACAATGCTTCCTGTAGTTGGCGATATTGTTGAAACGCAGACACAACCTGTCTCAATGCGCCTGCGTGTTATTGGGCGGCTATGGGCACTTCGTCACCCAACGTTGATCTGCAAGCCAGTGAAGTCGTTCTCTGTTCAAAATCTGATTGATGTGGGCTTTGAAGAATAAGTCGCGTCGTGTTTCCGTTTTACAAGGGCATCCCTGTTTATCAGGGGTGCCCTTTTTCGTTTGTGGGCAGTAGCGGTCTCATATTGTGAGTCAATCTTGTCCAATCGCGCGGTGATCATCGATTTTGCGTCAAAATAGCGGTCAGGTCAGAATCTGATTTTGAGAGAGTGCGCCATGTCAACAGCAGTCGGAGACATCACTGTGCGTCAGAGCAGCAGTAACAATAGCCAGATATACATCACAAACTTGGCATTGAAGGTTCTTGGTGCAATTGGCTCAATCGCCCTCGTTGGCCTGATTGGCTGGATGGGTTCCATCGAGTCTCGCATGTCGGCATTGGCAGAGTCCAGTCGGGGCGTCCAGCAGGAGCAAATCAGCCTTCGGACAAACAATGATGAGTTGAAGAAGTCGATCGACAAGATCAGTGATACGGTGAATCAAATTTCGGTTGGTGTGGCTGCGCTGCAACGCGACGTGGCTCACCTGAGTGAGAAGCAGGCTAAGTAAAGGGGATGACTGTGGATGTGCTGGTGAAGAAGGTGAGAGAAGCCATGAGTGCTGTAAAGAAGGGTAGTTGGAAGACTACTGTGGCTGGAGTGCTGACTGGAGTTGCATCACTCGCAATGCAGTTGTCGTACTTTCTTGACGACAATCCATCTACGGTGGTGAATTTCAATGAGGTTTGGATCGCATTGGGCGTGCTGAGCGTTGGCTTGGCGGCAAGAGACAATTCTGTGTCCAGCGAACAGGATGGCGTGAAATAGGAGACGGTTATGTTTGGGGTGAGTGCTGAAATGGCCCGCTACATTGGAGCGGGCCTTATTGCTGTAATCTGGGTGCTGAAGTTGTCTGCACCGTATTTGAAGGCTGCTGCAAAGAGCGCAGCGAAGCGAGTGTCGGCATTGTGGCCGAAGGTGAATCAGAAGACGAATGTTCTGAGTGCCTGGCCACTGATCGGCATCCTGCTGATCCTGTGCGTACCTGTGCCTGGGTCAAAGTGTCCAGTCCCTGAGCCTGTAAAGCCGCCCGATATTGTGGCGAAGTGCAGTGAGGCCAATCGGGTGCTGATTGCAGAGCAGATCCGCAAGTTCTCGGGTGAGAAGTATGAGACTGTACAGGCGGCTGAAGACGCTATGAATCAGAAGATTCTGGAGGCGTATCAGGCGAGCTACGAACCGTTGTTCCAGAAGATCAATGAGGCTCGCAAGGCAGACAAGTTGGTTGAGTTTGCTGGTCAGATTGAAAAAGGGGAAATCCAGTGAGTGAATTCACCGGGTACGAACTAGGGTGTGAAGATTGGGAAGCACTCAAGCGGGAGTGTGTTGATATCGACTTTGCACAACTTGTGCAGGGTGATGAGAAGCCGCAGCCGCGCGGGATGGTTGAGTTGTTCAAGAAGTACAATGTGCGGCGTGATCAGGGCGGGATCGGCAGTTGTGCTGGGTTCGGTCTGTGCCATGCGGCGGCGTCGTGCTTCTACATGCAGGCGGGTAACTTCCGAATCTTCAACCCGATGTGGACCTACAAGTTGGGTCAGAAGATCTTCGGGACTCGTGGTGCGCAATCGGGCACGTCTATTCATTCGGTGGTCACGTCTGGGAAGCGGGACGGGCTGTTGCCTGAAGATATCGAGCGGGATGGCAAGGTTGAGTTCCCGTATTCGGATCGTGCTTACGATAAGGCGTTTCCAGCGTCGGCTGCTGGTATTGCCCAGAACTGGAAGATCGGTTTCGCGGTTCGGCTGACGAGCTGGGATGCGATGGTGAAGGGGATTACTTCAGGCATTCTGAGCATCGTGACGGGAGGCGACTGGGGAAATTGGGCGCACGACAAAAATGGGGTATGCCGCAAGTTTCGTAGGGGCGGTGGTGGCCACGCTCGATGTTACAACGACATCAAATACCTCCCGAACGGCGAGTTGACTCTGTGTGAGCCAAACAGTCACTACAAGACTTGGGGTGACGACGGTTGGACGTATCACACACGGGAGTTTGTTGAGGCTCAACTGGAGTCGCCGAGTTTCGTGGCGATTGGGATCAGCGATCTGACATTGGGTCCAGACCTTGTGTTGCCGAAGCCGCGTAAGGTTCCTCGGTTTGTGAAGTTTGATTGATTTCGTATAGGCACTGTGGGAGGCTGACATGGGAATTCTATTGTGGGCAATGCTGCTGTTGTTTCAGGACTCTGTGAGTGAGGCTAAGGCCCGCCTGTCGCTCATAGAGACTCAGCGTAAGCAGAGTGAGGCGATCGCCGCACAAGTGGCTGAGAAAGCCGCACAGGAACTGGCAGAGGCTAATGCCAAGGCAGTCCAAGAGCAGGCGGTACAAGAGGCACAGGCTGCGGTAGAGGCAGATGCCTTTGAAGAGGTCAAGGAAGAGGTTGAGCAAGAACCGCAACCCGTCATAACATTTGAGCGGGCGGTTCAGTCGGCCAGCGTGATGCGGCGCAGCGAGAAGATCGTTACCGAGAACTGGTTGGTGACGACGGCGTATTGTCCCGCTTGTCCAGCGGCAAAGGCACGGTTCAAGAAGGCTGGTAATCCAGAGAGTCGGATCATCTCGCCGCAGCAGGCGTTTGATCTTCACGGTCAGGTGGTGAAGTCTGTGCCGTTCGAGTACGAGGTGAAGGTTGCAACGGTGTTGCTACAGCCTCCGACGTATCGCCTGGCTAACAAGATGAAGTCGACGCTGGATGGGAATCATACTCCAAGCAAGTCGGCTATTCTGAAGCATCTGAGGACTGGTGGTCCACATGCTGGTAAGCATTGGCAGCAGTGGAATCTGGAAGTCTGGGATGTGAAGCAGTTGTATGCTTTGCATGATGATGATCACGATGATGTTGTGCCAACATTTGAGGCAGAAGATGTTGTTGTTGCGACTGTGGAGAACAGCCGTGGTGTCCAAGACGTTGTGGCAGCTTTGGCGGCTCACCTGATCGAGAGTTCTGGGCAGAAGCAGGATGAGCAGGCGTACGGTTCGTTCTTTGATTTTGAAGTCGATGTGCCTGATACGGTTCGTGACGCGATTGCGAAAGTACTCACGTCGAAGTCGATGTCATTCCCGAGTGCTGGGCTGAAGGTTGACTGGAGTGGCGATTCTCGATCACTGATTCTAGGGAAGGACAAGATTGAGATCAGTCCGCCCGTGACGGTGTCGGTCAACAAGTGGGTGTTCAGTTACTCAGCGTCGTTGCGTGGGATGTGGTACGAACCTGATCTGAGTTCCGTGACATTCGATTTGCAGGGTGCGCCTGACCTGAAAGTGGTGTTGAAGTGAAGCGGAAACGAAGCGTCGTTGAGTGCTACAGCATTAAGGCAGATGCCATTGAGCGGTTCTGCCCCGTGACGAGCAACGGCAAGAAATCGTCTCGTGAAGCAGAGAAGATTGCGGCGTGGGTGGATTCGTTCACTACGAAGATGAACAGTGACAAGCCGTACGAGACTGTCGATGAGGCAGTTGAGGCGTTGGCGCCGATCGCAATTACGCTGTTCGGGTTCATGTTTCGGTGGGCTATTCGGAAGTTGGCGATAGCGGTGATCAAGTTTTCGTGGTCACGGTGGCACGAACCAGTGAGCGTGACTGTGGGTGCGGGTTATCACTGATGTCGTTTGTCAGTAGCTATACGATGGAACTTATGAAGGGTATCGGTTGTCCTGATACCCTTTTTTGCTGCGCCGTGGGAATATTGCGGAATTGCGAAGAATTGGGTGGGTCTTCGGTATAGGCTGTCTGTGTCGGCGGGATGCTGGCAGGGATTGCAGAAAGGAGAGGTTGTTCTACAATTCTGTTTTGAGGAGATTGCTTGTGTCGCATCAAATTGTTTTCAGCATCCCTGACGAGCTTGCGGGTCGATTGGTAGATGTCACGGGTCGTACGCCGACAGATATGGCGCGGGACTATTTGCAGGGGTACTTTGAGGACGGGCGGAATCAGAAGTTTCCGAGGCAGAGGATTACGTTGGCGTGGAGTGCGGACGTGTACGCTGGGATCATTCGCCATGTTGGTCGAGGGGCTGCGGCGGATTGGATCAGGCGTACAGTGTATGAGCGGATGGGGAAGACGGCTGGGTTGACTCCTCCGCCGACGTGGTTGCCGAGTCGGATCGAGAATTCGAAGGCACCGAAGATTGTGGTATTGACGCCTGGGGCTGGTCGTCAGAGCATCAATATTCCGTTAGTGATCCCTAAAGACTGGGTGGTTTGGCTGAAGAAGAACTATCCGGAGAACTTCTCGATGCCGATCAAGGCGTGGTGTCAGTTGCGACTGGAGAAGGAGACGGGTCGTCTTTTCCCAGCTCAGCGAGGCATGAGCGAGATGTTGGGACACGATTAGAGATTTCGGCTTGACAAACTTTTTGGAATCGCCATCATTCGGCGACAGTCTTGCGTATAGGTAGTGATGGTGGTAGTTTCGAAGGGGAGTGCTATGGAAGACATGAAAGAGCAAAATGAGGCTATTGTCTCTATTGATGTTCCTGCGAGTGCCGTGGCTGCAGTGACAGACTTTTTGGAGAAGCGATCTAGAGGCGTTGACGCTGGTTTTTGTTTTGGTGTTGCATTGCCAACATTCGGCACTGGCATTAAGTCGTGGGCAGTTCTTGACGTTGTTGAACGTAAGTGGAGTATTTGCACCGAGCAGGATGCTCATGGTGCTGGGGCGCGATGAATTCAGGAGTCAAGTGATTGGGGGGTCTATGAATCGTTACTGGGTGAGTTGGGTGCAGGTGACAGAGGATTATCGGCCAATGAACTTTCCGCCGCATGATCGGGTGCTTGGCTGGTGGAAGTCGGGCGAGTGTGAAGAGGGCGCAAATCTGTGTGCTGTGGTTGAGGGTGAGAGTGAGTTGGATGCTTGTGAGTCGATCAAGCAGGAGTGGCCCGAGTGCGAGGACGGCGGTGACTGGCGGTTCTTTCAAGAGGTCGATAATGACTTCCATCCTAGTGATCGATTCGTGTTGTCTGACTGGATGGTTCCAAGGTTTGCGTGAGGGGGTTTGCTGTGTGGTATAGAACGATACTCATTCCGATGCGTCGTAATTTCGGCAAAGGGCGTGTGGCTACGGTTTGGGATGCGTTTGGTGATTCTGTTGGCTACTTGTCTGGCCGAGAAGTTGTTGTTCTTAGCATGGGTCAGCGACGTGGTGCTGTGCATGTGAGATTTGCTGATCATCGCGAGTCGTGCTCGGCTGAGTGCACGGAAAAGCCAAGTAAGAACTTCAAGTACGTGATTCGTGGTCTTATTCGGCGTCATCGCTGAGGCGTATAGGCATTCATTGTGGGAGGGTGTTATGTGGCGGTTGATCGAGCAGGGCGAACTGATGTGTTCGTGCGACGAGATTTATGATGGGAATGGCGGATGGGCTTTCCTTCCGCATTGGCATGTTGGGATGCCGTTGTCGTTTCTCTGTCCAGTTCGTCGCAAGGTGTTCGAGCCAGCGAAGCCGAGTGGTTCGGTTCCTGATCCTGGCGAAGGCTGGAGGCTGATCGACAAGGTGAAGGATACACCGCAGAGTGGCGATCAGGTGTGGGATGATGAAGAGAAACGATGGGTTGACCGTGATCATCTATTAGACGGCACAACTTACTGTAAACCGGATATCTATCGCAGACGTGTTACGCCTCAGTCTTCCGAACCGATCCGCATCGGTGATCGCGTGACCGTGGTTGCAGGCGTTTGGTCTGGCTGCACTGGAAGCGTTGATTTGAACTTCTGGAATGGTTGGTTTGGGTTCGTCAAACTCGACAACGTGCTCGTCGGTGGAAAGCCTCTCTGTGTGCGGGTTTCGCCGTCTGACGTATCGGTGATGAAATCATCGCCGAGTTCTTGCCCAGATCCAGGTGAAGGTTATCGTCTGATCGATAAGGCTGTCGACAAGCCAGAACCGGGAGATCAGATTCTCAACGGGATCATCTGGGAGGATCGTGGAGAGTATGAGGGCACGCATTTCCGTGAATGCCGGGAGTACCGCCGCAAACTTCCTGTTCTGGCAGACCCTGAATGGCGGTCGCTGGCTGTTGGCGAGTATTTCCGAGAGGGTGATGAGATCTCTTTTTACCATGAGAAAAGATGGAGTGCAGTGAGGCATTGTGGTAAATCAAAGGTTGGTGACAACAAGGCCGATGGGACACTCTATGTGTTTCGCCGTCGTGTGCGTCTCCAGTCACCGGGCTGGCGTTATCTGGATGAAGGTGAGGTAATCGCTGATGGTGACGAGATTCTGTGGGGTGGTTGGGCTCCTGTCTGTGAATCGCTTAAAGGTCGGTTTGCAAGTGCCACAGATAAGTCGTGCCGCATGCTTCGCCGCCGAACAGTCCCGTTTGTTGGTTAATCGTCCGTTCCGTATAGGTTTCAAGTGAGGTGTTAAATGCGTTCGTTGCGTCGTTCGATGGTTGGTTTGGATGCGATTGCGATCGTGGCAGGGATGGCAAGTGCCGGAATGGCGATCCCTGCCATTTCGTATGTCGACCCACGGGCAAAGCGTGTGAAGGGTGTTGGCGAGCGTCCAGAAGGGGCAGCGACGGAGGCTCAGAAGATGGCGCGTCCGCCGAAGCGAGGCAAGGGTACACGTCGTCAGCGTCGTGGCAAGTAATGCAATGAGTTTCTTGGGAGTGTGGAATGGGAGGGTCTGTGGAGATTTCTGATTACCAACGATATGAAATGGCAAAAATGCGGGCACAAGCCTACATCACTGAACTGACCAATGGTATGCGATTGCAGGAGTTGAAGGCGATTGCAGCACACGTTGAAGGTGCAGTTAGGCACGTTGATTTCAATATCAAGATGAGGAACGGCGAGCAGATTCGGTGATTCCGTTGGATGAGGTGAGTATATGATGCAACCGCGACTACATCAGTGTGATCCAGATTATCGAAGAACGCCGAAGACTGATCGGTATTGCTGGCACTGTCAGCGGGACATTAAGCATGAATCAGTCATCGCGAAGACGTTCGTTTGTGCTGATCCGATCATGTGTGTTGTGCACCCAGATGATTCACACATGGTTGACTGTTCATTGCTTGAGATTGGGCCTGAGTGTTTAAAGAAGATTCCGTTTGCGTTTATTGTACGTGATACACAGCCGCCCCAGTGACGCGGTAATCGAAAGGGGTTGATCGTCCGAGTAGCAGGCTGGATGCTCTCCAGTCCGCCTCTCCTGGGTGCGGTTAGTGTTGCGTGAGAGATCGATGTACTAGGGGGCTATATGATCGAAGATGAAGAGTTCAGTGTGTTTGTAGATCCAGACACGGGCGAGAGAGGCTACACAGACGCAAGGCTGACAGATCTTCCAATCAGTGAAGTCGTTCGCAGACTGCGTGAGTCTGGCGACCATCAAGCCGTTCATGTGATCCAGCATCTGCAATATTGCCTGTGGGATGCGACGCGCAGCGAAGATTCGTATGGCGTTCCAAATTCATCGTGGGATGTGTGTGGGATCTGTGACCGAGCTGAAGCAGGTCCAGGGAAGTTTCGAAGCGGGATTGCACATGCTGAATGTTGCCCGCTTTGTGGTTGGGAAGAGTAATACGGGGCTGAATCATGGTAGGTCGATGTCGATGGTTAAGTATTGGTCGAAGTGAGCCGCAAGTTCCAGATGCAACAACGCCTGAGCAGAGGGTGGAGATTGCCAAGTGCGAGATCTTCATCATTCCTAGATTTCGGGTGATTCGCGAGTGTCGGCTTGACGGCGTAACGATCGGCTATGTGAGGACGACATTTGGAGGGCAGGAGTTCAAGCGGGATTTGGAGGATGAATGGCAGTTTGCCGGTTCGGCATGGTCGCTGGACGATCCTCCGCATGGGCTGGCGATTCTCGGTCTGTTGGATCTTCTGAAGGAATCGCGTGGTGAAGGCTGAATCTTCAGTCAGGTGTTGTGGGTTTTGCGTATAGGTACTGTTGGTGTTTTCTTTACAAGGGGTAGTCTATGTCGAGTTTGTTCGCTGAGGAAGAAAAGGTCGCTGCGGCACCGAAGAAGAAGCGTGTTGCCAAGATCAGCAACGTCGGGGCGATTGATGTTCTTGAGATCCCGATTGAACCTGGTCGAGTCGTTGTGTTGCGTGGTCGCAATGGGGCAGGGAAGTCTACGGCGCAGGAGGCAATTCGAGTTGCTGCGACAACAGGCAGCAAGTCAAAGGGAGCGTTGACGCCTCGTGATGGCAATGAGGCCGAGGGTGGCAATGTTGAGATGAACGGGGTCAGCCTTCGTATCGGCGCCCGCATGACGGAGCGTGGTGTTCCAGAAGAGTCGTATGTGCTGCTGGATGACGGGAACGCTCTGCAGGACTTCTGTGAACCGAGCGTCAAGACGCCAAAGCTTGCGGACAACAAGCGAATCAAGGCGATGCTGGCAATGGCTGGCGTGAAGATTGATGCTGCGAAGCTCAAGGCGTTTCTGGGTGATGCAACATACAACGGGTTCATCGCTACGTATCGCGGCATCCTTGAGAAGCCGATGGTTGACGTTGTTGAAGAACTGCGGGATTGGTTGCAGAAGCAGGGTCTTGGCGAGAAGAAGGCGGCACAGGAGGCTAAGGGAGCAAAGGATGCGTTGTCCGACGTGGCTGAAGTTGACGTTTGTGCTGCTGTACCTGTTGGCGATTTGCTGGCTGTTTTGACAGACGCAAAGTTGAAACTTCAGCAGTGGGCACAGAGTCGCAAGCAGGCTGACGAGGCGTTGGAGGCGCTGGGGGCTGTCGATGAGTCTCGTGAGGCTGGAGTCATCCGAGAAGAACTCGATCTTGTGAAGGCGTCACTGGTTGAGTTGCGGGCGCAGATTCGGGAGTTGGAGATTCGTGAAGGATCGCTCGACACTGAACTGACATCGCGTCTGGCCAGCGATAAGCGAATGGAAGCAGCTCGCGCGAAGATCGACACGGCACCGTCAGCGGAGCAGATCAGCGAGTTGACCAAGGAAGTGCTGTCTTTGCAGAGTCAGTACGAGACGGCTGTTGTCGCAGAGTCGAACTTCAAGACGTTATCTGAGAAAAAGGCGAAGTACGAGACAGCGCGTCAGGCGTATGAGAGTTCGACAATCTTGAGCGAGCAGATGTACAAGAAGGCGGAGAACTGCATTGATCTTCTGCGTGATTCGATCAGCAAGTTTGAGGGCTGGTCGATCAACGGGGATTTGCGGTTGTGCTGCAAGCATCCGACCCGTGGCGAGATCCTGTTTGCGGAGTTCAGTCCAGGTGAGCGATTGAAGGAAGCGATCAAGTTGATGCTGCCTGCGTTCAAGGTCGAGGCTGGCTGGGTTCCGATTCTGGAGGTTCCTCAGTCGTTGTTCGAGTCATTGGACATCGACGGTCGGGAGGAGTTGGTTCGGCTGTGTGCTCAGTACGGCATCTGTGCTGTGTGTGCTCAGTGTCGTCAGAGTCACGATGAACCTGTTGGTTTGAACGTGATGGTTCTGTAGAGGTCTTTGTTGTCCCCTGTGGTGATTTGCCACAGGGGTTTTGGAGGTTATGTGGAAAAGCCCTGTCGTGTTTGTGTGAATGAAGACGGAAGCGTATCGAAACTTCGCTCAATGATTGGCCCTTGTGATGAATGCGTAGACAGGGCGATGGCTGATGCGATGGAGCGTTTTGCCCGTGAAGTTGCTTTACGTCAGTTAGAGCGTATTACTGGAATTTTGTATTGCGGAGGGTGTGATAATGAAGCGTCGAGTGCAGATCCCGTCTCTGATTTGGATGACAGTGACTGTCGACACTGAGTCAGATGACGAGAGTGAGATCATTGAAGAGGCGATGGAGTTTGCCAATCTGACTGAGTACGGCGGCAATGGTGGATCTCATGGGAAGCTCGTTGGTACGGATGAAGAAAATGTGATTATCGAAGTCAGCAATAACGAGCCTTTTGAGTGTGAGGGGATTTCGATCACTGTTTTGGAGGAGAGAGAGCGATGATCAATGATGACCGGCTGTTTGATGCATACGAGCGGGAATGCGATGTGATCGAGCGACAGCATTCGATGGGTCAGATCACCCGTGAGGAGCGTGACGATCAGTTGCGAGACTTGGAGCGAGATGCGAGGGAGGAGGCGCGATATATGGTGAGTCAGGTGGGAACCTTTTATGGCGACGACCCGAATGAGTACTAGCCTGCCCAGTATGTTTTCTGCTACGGGAACAGAATCATGGCTTTCTTTGGATGTACCCGATAATGGGTTTATCATCTTTGTTGGGCCAGATTGGCTGGTGTGTGTTGATGGTCCTGTCTATTCAGACTCTGAGTGCAAAGCCACAAGGTGGCCGACGAAAAGATCTGCCCAGCGTGCATTGAGTCGTCTTCGGAAGCAATGCAAGAAGAGTTTCGCAAGGGCGAGTGTGTGTGAGATTAGAGAAGGGGTGAGACTGGAATGATTAAGTTTCTTGATACACATGACTTGTACGTCCAGCGAGTCAATCAGGAGGGCGACAACTTCCATCTTGCTGTTGCGATGTTCCCGATCAGAGTGGTGAATGTGGCGATGTCATTGCGTGATCTCATTGAGAGCAAACGATGGGCGGCGCCGCATCCGAGTCACGATGAGATGGTGAAGTACCTGAGTGAGAAGATTCAGGACGAGTATCGGGCTTTGTTTGGCGTACCAATGGGAGGTGGCTGTGAGCAGAAAGAAGACGCGGCAGGAGATGGCGGCTGATCAGCCTGAGCGGTGTGGTGGCGGCTGTCGTGCGAAGAAGCGGAAAGTTGAGAAGCCGTATCGGGTTTATTGGCGAGTTCCATTGGAGCGTGATGTGTGGCATCCAATTGCCCATGAATGGCATGGGTACAAGCGGTACGAGACGATGGAACTGGCTGAGGCGTATGTGTTGAAGAGGCAGCGGACTGAGACGCTGGTGAAGTACGAATATCAGATTGTGATTGATAACTAACAAGGGGAAGTTTGTGCAGACGAGAACGATCAAGGCAGTCCTTCGTAAGAAAATTGACGCATGGGCTGATTCTGTGAAGGATGAGGAGATCCAGAAGATCATCCGCCAGCAGACTGTTGTGACGGGCGGTTCGATTGCGTCCATGCTGTTGCAGGAAGAGGTGAACGACTACGACGTGTACTTCAAGACGGGTGAAGGTGCGTTCGCGGTCGCCAAGTACTACGTCAACAAGATGAATGAGACTCGGAAGGCGAAGAACGGGAGTGGCATTGAGATCCCGTTGTTTCTTGCTGACCCGTTGACAAAGGCGCCGATCGATTCGTTCTCAGGGAAGCGGTTCGTGATCCTGGCGAAGTCTTCGGGTATCGCTGAAGAGGAGAACGCGGGCGACTATCAGTACTTCGAGCAGAATGATCCAGAGGGCACTCAGGCAGAGGCGTATCTGGATGACACCAAGAAAGCAGCAGAAGCTGCGGCAAGCAAAGAGAAGGGGGCGTATCGAGCCAAGTTCATGTCATCGAATGCGATCACGCTGAGCGATGATGTGCAGATCGTGATTCGGTTCTGGGGTGAACCGAGCGAGATCCACCAGAACTACGACTTCGTTCATTGTACGTGCAGTTGGACGTCTTGGAATGGCGAGCTGCGAACTCCAGAGGCGGCGTTAATTGCGTTGATGTCACGCACGTTGACGTATGTGGGAAGTCTGTACCCGATCTGTTCGTTGATTCGAACCAGGAAGTTCATCCAGCGCGGGTGGCGAATCACGGCGGGGCAGTATTTGAAGATGGCGTTCCAGGTGTCGAAGTTGAACCTGTGCGACGTTCGGGTTTTGGAAGATCAGTTGACGGGTGTGGATTCGGCGTTCTTCGCACATTTGATCTCGATCGTGGAGAAGGATGTGAAGGAAGGCAAGAAGCCGGAAGAGATCGACGCGGCGTATATCTGCCAGTTGGTGGATCGGATCTTCTGAGATTGTGCGTATAGGCATTGACGGTGGGAGTGTGGTTGCTATTCTTCGAGGAGTGATTGATGTCCAGGGCGAGCGAAGTTCTTCAGGCAGCGTTTGAATCCGATCCGAATGCGATGCATGCGTTGGTGGTGAATCGTTATCCGTGCAATCAGGCTTTGGCAGACGATCCGTTTGTGATTGTGGATGTACCACCAGTTCTTGGCGGGACTCACTTTCAGGTTGGGATGCTTGGCGTGTTGAACGGTGTTCTGGTCGCCAACGGTCTTCCGAAGGTGGCTGTGAAGTGGTCGAACGAGCGAGATGAAGACGGACAATGCATGGTTCTTGGTTTCTGCGACTACGTGGAACCATCGGCAGAGTAAACGTGGAATTCCGTTCCGCTGTTGCGGCGGAACGACTAAAATCAGCCGGTTTGCGGACGGTTGACTTCCAATTTCAAAGCAGCGTTGCCCGCAAACTCGGCTGCATTTTATTGTTATTTTGCGAGGGTGTAATGGCAGACCCAAAACACAGCGATGAAATACACAAGAGAAAATTGATAGTTGTAAGGGCAATTCGCGATGGCTGCCCAGATTGCCCCGACGAAGGATTGATGTGCGAAAAGCATTTGAGGGAGTTGAGGCCACTGTTCACGCGACCTAGGCAGCGGCTGAAAGCGTTTGAGGATCGGTTGTTTTCGGATCAGTCAAAATAACGCTCGCGATCAGCGGTGGCCGCGAGAGATTTTGTTAGCAGTGGAGACGTTGACGGCCTCCGCTGCATTGCGTGGTTATTTTGCATTGGGGAATGCGATGAAAATTGGACCAGTGAATTTTGGAAGCCTCAATGCGTGGCGGTACGCATGGAAGATGCGGGGATCGGTTCCGATGGTATACCTTCTGCGAAACAGCAAGGGTGTCATACCTGGGCGATGGGGCTTCGTCGTTCTCGGCTTTGAGTTCGGCTCTCGCAACTCAGATAGCAAGTTTGGACAGTGGTTGCACCGTGTTGGGCTGTGGCCGTTCATGTCAAAATAACGCTTGGCATAAGCCGGGCGAGTGTCGACGTGGTGTGAGTGTAATTTTCCCGCATGACGACAGAGGTTAACGCCTCGGCTTCATGCCATTGTTAGTTTGCGAGGGTGATCATGAGCATTCAGTTGAACCGACATCAAGCGGAATTGTTGCTATCGTTTTTTGATAGCGGGGACTTCGATGACGTGGTTTTAGAGGTTGAGTTTCATGAGGTGGGACCACACGGGCCGGGGCTGTACTGTTGGCATGCTGAGTATCCGGAGGAAGGCAAGTCGTTTTTGCCATCCGTTAGCGAAGCCGTAAAGCAATGCGAAAAGATAGTTGCTGATACGTCAAACTAACTTGATGGATTACCGAGAAGCCCGAGAGAAGGCGATACAGACCGTTTTGCGGTTGGTGATCGAGTTACCGTCTCCATTGCGTTCGCTCTTGGATGCTTTGAGGGAGAGGCCACAATTGTTCGGACCGGATACTTGTGTGTCGAGTTCGAGTGGGAAGGAAAGCCCCGGCGAATCTACATAGCCGAGAGCGATATCGTTTCAGGTCCATAAGCAGCGGACTGCGGTTCCTCGTTTGAAGATTTGAAAACCCTGGAGATTTTATGAGTCGGATACTGAAGTCGTTTAACGATAATGTTGTTTGTAATCTGATCAGAGAATTGAGTAAGGCAATCGATGGTTCGCAACCTCAAAAGGCTCGTCATCTCTTGAGGGAGTTGAGAAAACTCGGTTTTGATTATCGCTGCAATGATACTGCGGTTCTCGATGAAGCCATTGAACAGAGAAAATGAGCAGCGGATTGTGAGTTCTCGTTTACTTTTGGGAGATCATTGGATGTGGGCAAAAACGGAAGTACCTTTACCGCTCGCTCAAGAGTTGTCTGCCAGGGGCTCGAAGCCCATAGCGTTGCATCTGTACGAGCAAGGAGACAAGCGGCTTGCGGTAATCGTGTCGCACGATCCCAGCGGGCTTGACGGTGCAATTGAGACGCACGCAAGTATCTCTGCTTCCGTGTGTGGATTTCGGATACGTCCGACTTACGATGATGTGCGATTGACAGTTCAGCAGCTTGGTTTCGGGGCTCATACGGTCGATGCTAAACCGGGGGCGAATGTCGTGCATATTTGGGCATCGCAATGAACAGCGGATGTGAGTTCCGATCGTATTCTGGACGTCAGGGGAATCTCATGTGGATAAAACCAGATCTGCTTGGTCCACAGAAAGGGCCAGCCACTCAGCCGAGGTTAAAGGCTCAGTGGCGTCAGATCGATCGTGAGAACAGGGAGGCGATTGCTGTCCGTATTGAGTGGATGCATCTACTTGGGTTCGATGGCGAAGAGATTGCAGATGCCTGCAAGGATGCGTTTGACTTGGATCTTGTGGATGAACTGGCCGAACTTGTGGCGGCGAAGATGCTGGCGAAAAAGTGAAGTGTGGCCACACTTGAAGGTGGTTAAAATCAGGCCAGATAAGTCAGTTGCTGGTGTGTGTAGTTGCTGAAAACACGGGATTTTATGGGGTTGTTAGTTGTTGTTCTCGCTTTCGTAAAGCGTAGGTCATCGATTCGAATTCGATCGGCGGCTCTTTTTTGAGAGCCAAAAACACAAGGGAATCAGTGAAAACTGGTTCCCTTTTTTGTTGCGCTGTGTTTGGTAAACTACGCTTCCACACTTGTTCCCACACTTGGAAGCGTGAAATGGCAGACCGACCAGAGAAACCTTATCCAGACTTCCCGTTGTTTCCACATGCAAAGGGGTACTGGTGCAAGACGATCAAAGGGAAGCAGTGGGCGTTTGGTCCGTGGGCTGACCCTGATGCGGCGTTGCAGAAGTATCTGGACTGGCGAGACCAGATCATGGCGGGGAGAGACCCGCGTAAGCAGGCTGCTGAGACCGCTGTGGGCGTCACGCTGAAGGAACTGTGTAATCTGTTCCTTGTCGCGAAGAAGGGCGCCATGGAGCGGGGAGAGCTTTCTGTGAGGTCATACGCTGAGTACAGGGGTGAAGCGAAGTGGCTGTGTGACTGCCTGGGGCGCGAGACAGGTGTGGCCACACTGATGCCAGCCGACTTTGCGAAGTTGCGGGCGAGCTATCCGAAGACGTGGGGCATTGTCACGGTGTGTGGGCACATCACGAAGACGAAGTCGATCTTTCGGTTTGGTTACGAGAATCGGATCATCGAGCGGGAGGTGTCGTTCGGGTCGGAGTTCGTGAAGCCGACACGGTCACAGTTTCGGAGGAACAGGCAGCAGGCTGAATCAGAGCGGGGGTTGCTGCTGTTCAGCCGGGAAGAGTTGCTGGTGATCATTGAGAAGGCGGAAGGGTGGCTGAAACCAGCGATCCTGTTGGGCATCCAGGCGGGGTTGGGAAATCGTGATGTCTCGGGGCTGACGGACAGGCATGTTGACTTGGAAGGTCGGTGGGTTTCGTACTCGCGCCCGAAGACGGGGGTGTATCGGAGTTTTCCACTGTGGCGAGAGACGGTGGATGCGATCGCGGCTTATCGGAAGACTCGGGTTGATGCGAAGCGGGTCGAGGATGGCGGGCTGTGCTTTCTGACTCGGCAGGGCTGTCCGTTGGTCACTGAGATGGTGCATGCAGACGGGCGGCATATTCAGGTGAACAATCCGACGTTGTCGTTTGCGAAGCTGTTGAAGCGGGAGGGGCTGAAGCGGGCTGACCTGAACTTCTATTCGCTTAGGAGGACGTTTGAGACGATAGCGGGGCAGTCGAAGGATCAGGTGGCGGTGGACCACATCATGGGTCATGCGGACGACAGCATGGGCGGGGTGTATCGGCAGGGGATAGATCGTGAGAGATTGGAGGCAGTTGTACAGCATGTGCATCGGTGGCTATACGGTTCTGGTGAAATTTAGGAAAAACCGTTTGACTGATGTTGTCGCGTGATTGGCGTTTTGCGTATAGTCACTGAGGGAAGTTTTTGGGAGTGATCTATGCGAGACTTGACAATCAGTGAAGTGGCGAAGCGTTTGGCGATTTCGCGGGCCAATGCGAAGACGTTGGTGTTGAGTGGTCGGTTGAAGGGTTACCGTCTTCCGATGGGTAAGATTGGCCAGTTGCGTGTTCGCGAGAGTGATTTGGATTTATTTCGGGAGTCGCATGTTGTTTCGGTTGCTGCGTATAGGCACAGTCGGAAGCGTGTGAAGGTGGTTGATCTTTTGGATGGGTAGGAGGTTTTATGTCGAAAGATGCATCGGCATGTCAGCGGTCTGCGTGTGGCGTTCCGCTGGATCGTGGCAGGTATCGGATATGGAACAATCCAGGTTCGTTCCCTGACTACCGTGATTACTGTGTTGTGTGTGGCCGTTCGATTATTGAGTACGACAGAAGCACATCTGGTCCGAAGTTGAAATTTGTCCGTATTGGTCGTGAGGAGAAAGAGTTATGAAGTTTGTGGCAATGATCCCTGGTCGTTATGGGAACCGTGCTCTTGTCGAGCTGACTGAGCTGGAGTTTGGATCGCTGACAGGTAAGCAATGCAGGTTAGAGCATTCGATGGTCGGCATGTCTTATGACGTTAATGGGCTGCGTGATGCACTGTTTGCGATCGCTCGCAACAGCATTGATATTAAGCGTACTCGGGCGTCGATGCAGGCGTTTCTGGATCTGACTGAGGACGCGGCGATTCTGGCAGTGTTGGAGAAGTGTGGCGTTCCGGTTGTTGTTCAGGAACCTGTTGTTGGAGACGACGATGCAGAAGCGTGAGAAGATTGGGGAAGTGTCGTTTGTTATTGATTGGGCCTGTAACGAACTGCGGGCTCGTAAGGCGTGGCAGTTCCTGTTCGACTACTACAGGAACAACGGTGGCGATGTCGGCAAGCTCGACAATATGCTGATTGATTACACCCTGCTGTGTAAGTTCTTCAGTGAGTACCCTCAGTCGTGTAAATCATTCTTCGAATGGGATTTCTTCGACTGCCACACATCGTTCATTTCGAATGGTCCACTGTGTGGTGCTGATGACTGGTTGATTCGTGGCGAGTGGGATATCGACGGTCGTTTGGTCACGTTCTATCTCGTGACGGAGGTTCCAGATGAGTCGGGGGATTAACGTCGAGAAGGCTGTTGGTCGGATCATCGGGCGCCCGTTCAGGGACGGTCAGTACGTCACAGCAGAAGAGAAGTTGGCAATTGCGTCCGACTTGAGTATAGGCATCGTGGCAATGCAGTGTCCTCACTTGCATGCTTCGTTGGAGACGTGGATCAGTGCGAGGGTGAAGCGAGAGTGTGAAAGGATCAGAAGTGAACCAGGAAGAATGCGTTGAGGCGTTTAAGTTGATTGGGGCGATCACTGGTTGTGAGGGTGATTCGGTGACGATTCATTCGGGCAACCCTGATTTCCAGCAGACTGATGAGATTGATTTCTGTGTGAGTGTGGTCCAGAACTTTGGTGACGCGGAATACTTTTACGGGGCATCGATTGTTGACGCCCTTCGCAAAGCGGTGAAATCGGTTCTTGGTGGAGCGTGATATGGGATTCAAGGTTGGCGATCGGGTGTTTATCAAGCGTGGTTGTTGGACGGGCTGTTACGGGAAGATCTCATACTTGGGTCGAGATACGGAGCTTGTTCAGGTTGATGTCGAGAACTGGATTGTCGGTGGGAAGTGCGTTTGCGTTTCACTGCATGCGGACCAGCCTGATTTGCTGGACAGTATCGAGGCGGCGCCATTGGTTCGGTACTTTGTACCAACAGGCTCCTACGCTTCGCGGTTTGCTTATATTGTCGTTAACGAAGACGACATTGGTTCCGTGATAGAGTTCGATGGGACCGTCAGGAATAATGATTCTGGTGCCGTGTACTCAGTGGATTACCATGTTTCCACGGGATGCTGGACGCAGGTGACTGAGGAAAAAGCAAAGTCCCGTGTGTGCAACATTCGGTATTACATCCCAACGGGGTTCTTAGCGAACTCGTTTGCATATGTCGAGCGATTGAATGGCAAGGCGACGTCATATACTGTCTCTGGCAATCTGAACCTGCAGACTGAATGGGGTGTGAATCAGGATAAGATTGTTAGTCGTGGCGACTGGAAGGAGGTCAGCGAGTCAGAGGCGAAGGCGAGGGTGAGACAGGATCGGTACTACATACCAGTGGGGATGACCGCCAATGATCTTCGCTACCTAGTTCGAACGAACGGCTTTTACCGCCTTTGCGAGAATGATAGCGTTCTTTATGAGAGGAGGTACAACTGGGGTCCGGCAGAAGACGAGTGTGTTGAGCGTGGCGACTGGAAGGAAGTGACAGAGGCAGAAGCGAAGGCTCGATGTGTTGTTCGCGTGCCAGTTCGGCTGTGGGTTAATGAGTCTAGCCTGAAGGCTGGTTCATTGAATGTTCGTTGCAGTCCAGAACGCCCAGACGTGGATCGTTACGGTCCAGGGTTTGTTGAGGTTCATTCGGACAAAAAGGGCGGGTTCTACGTGGAGGTGCCCGATGGAGGACGGTGAGATTTGCATTTCAACCTTGCGGGTTGATCTTGTTCAGAACGGGAACACGCTTGGAACAACGGAGTCTGTTGAGTCCTTGCAGGTTTCGTTTGAGTCAGAGACGTTCTTGGATGAAGAAGATCAGGGGTTCATGGTGATCAAGACGAACGGCTGGAGCGTTGATAGTGTGGAGCAATTGGCTTCGTTGCTGAACGCGGTGGCCGACTTGAGGTGTGGTTTGTACGACAAGTTGAACGGGAAGGAGTCTGGCGATGTTGAGTAGAGAGGTGAAGCGCCAGGCGGAACAGGGCGATGAGCTTGCGAAGGGGTATGTGGATGCGTTGGAGTTTTTGGTTCGCATCCAGAAGGCTGAGCGTAAGTTGCATTGGGAAGAGGGTGACAGTTTGGAGGGCGTCTTGGAAGAGTTGAATGCTTTTCTGGACAACCATTTGGGTTTGCGTCGTAAGCGAGTTTGAAAGTTTTCTTTTGTGGAGAGTTGTTGATGGCGTCGATTGATAAGAAGCCAGTTGTGTCATGTGTTGCACAGTCTCAGTTGAACATGGATGGAATCTATGAGTACCTGCATGCAACAGGGAATGATGAGTTCATTGGGACGATCGCAGCAGCCAGGGGAGATGGCTTGTCTGACATGGAGATCTTGGTTAGTTTGATGGCGAAGTTGTGTTACAAGAGTCTGACGCTCGGCCACAACTCGAACATCACTCGGGTGCGGGATATTAAGAGCAATATTGAAGCGGCGATCAGCTCTGAACACGGCAGCGTGTTGGAACATGCCTCGATGTCATTCATTGTCCGTGACTGCAGCCGGATCTACACGCATGAGAAAGTGCGCCACCGCGCTGGAACAGCGTTCAGTCAGAATTCGGGGAGATTCATTCGGCTGGACGAGATTGATCTGATTGTTGACCCGATCCTCGATCCTGTGCGAGAAGAACTTCTTGAGGCGGTGAAGTATCTTGAGGATGTCTACGCTCGTATGGCTGACAAGCTTGGCATGAATGAGCCAGGGCTTGACTTCACGCGAAAGAAGAAGTTGACATCAGCTCTCCGCCGCATCGCGCCGAATGGTCAGGCGAATGAGTTGGGTTTTTCAATCAACCTTCGTTCGCTTCGGTTCACGATCATGAAGCGTACTGATAGGGCTGCTGAGTGGGAGATTCGGTACATCTTCGCACAGATCTATAAGATCGCAAAGCAGGCTGTTCCGACGCTGTTCTGTGATGCTGTTGAGAATGAGTACGAGGGGCTTCCTGAGATCAAGTTCGGTCACCACACATGAGTTCACAGAATAGTTGAGATTTTTGCGTATAGTCACCTTTACAGGTGTCACTGGCGTTGCGTATGTTTCTTTGCGATGTTGGTGGCACCTTTTTTCTTTGTGGGAGATTGTGATGAGAGAGTCTGTTGGTAATGCACCGATTGGTGGTCGCAAGAAGAACATTGTTCGCAATACGGCGACTGAGTTTACGGGGAACCCTGCATTGAATCCGGCGTTGCCGATCTTTGGTGGTTCGTCGGAGGCGATTCTTCGTCAGGAAGCTGCTGGCCAGTTCGAGGTCTGCGTGAGCGATGTTCTCCCTGTTCGTGGGGTTGACTCTGTACGGAAGATGATCGAAGACGCGGGCGGTCATGTTGGTGAGGCAGTGAGTGGGGACGACTTGTTTGTTCACGTCACCGTTCCGAGGGGCTGGAAGAAGCAGGCGTCAGATCATTCGATGTGGTCGTACTTGCTGGATGCGAATGGTTGCAAGCGGGCGGAGATCTTTTACAAGGCTGCGTTCTACGATCGATCTGCGCATGTGAGTGCGTGCCATCGCTTTGGCATGGATCTGTACTCGAACGAGGTCACGCCAGAGGGGTCGTTGACGGCGAGCATTTGTGATGCCCGTGGTCTGGTATCGCATGCTGTGAACGGAGTTGTAGATCCACTGGATGACGAAAGATCGAAAGTGTACCGCCTTCGCGATCGTGTTGCGGAGGAATTGCGTTTGTGGCTGAATGAGAACTACCCGCTGTGGGAAGACAGTTCTGCTTACTGGGCTGATTGATTGGGAGGTTACTGTGGTTGAATTGATTGTTGGGCAGATTTGCATGTCGATGTTGAGCCTTGAAAAGTACACGGTTTGTGGCTTTGGCAGTGATGGGTGTGCGATCCTAGAAGATGCGGAGGGCGGTCTTCACTGGGCTGGCGATATTGATATTGCGGATCTTGTTGATGTGACGGGCAAGTCAGTCGCGGTTGAGGCCGATGAGCCTGAAGTCACTGAGATGGTGGTCAGTTACGGCTACTTCATGGGTGCGGCGTTGACGGGACTTCTGGCGAACCCGAATATAATAAGGACATCGGACGTCATGCCTAGCGGCGGCCTTGTTCGGAGTATAGTGAAGTGCGCGAAAACGTTTGCAGAGTCATTAGTGGAGGCGTCAGATGGACAGTCGTGAGTTGAAGCCGTTGCAGACGCACGGGCGGTACGTTGAGGTGTGGGTTCCACCAACTGAGCGTTTTGTGCGGTATGAGCGTTCAGATGAGCGGTGGGCGCGTCCGTTGGGTATAGGCACTGTGGGGAGGGAACTGGAAGCGTTGTACGACGTTCGGGATGAGACGTTCCAGTTGATCGGTTACACGCGGCACAATCCTGCTGTGTTGGGTGGGTATCGTCGTTTGCCGTTGATGTTCTCAAGGGCGTCTCTGCAGTCTTACGCGCCATGGACGAACCCGAGTGAAAGGGAGGTCTTGGCGGATGTTAACCAGATTGATCTGCGGGTTGATGTTTACGGGATGGGTCGTGAGCAATTCTGGGTTTGGATCTGCCCGCTGGCCCAGTCGTTTGATTTGTTGGAACTGAAGTGGGTGTCGGTTGTTGGCAAGGACAATCGTCGGGAGTGGGAGTGGGATCTTCGGAAGCGTTTGGCGGATCGTGACAACGTGTGTTACTCAGGTCGGAGGTATTGAGGTGCGAAAGCGAAAGTCGATTGTTGGTGCGTCGTGTGCGTCGTACGCCTTGGGGCGAATGGTCGTTTCAGAGAAGGAGGTTGATGATGGCGTACTGGTTTATTGTGATAACTGGCTTCATGGGATGCTTCTTCGGTATGTCGCCATGAATGATCTTCCTGACGGCTGGCGTGTTGATCGGTTGAATACAAGTCCTGATTGCCGTGGTGTTAAGAAAGGGTAGGTGTTTCGATGCGGATTTTGACAAGCAACTTCCAGATGGCGTTGCGTATAGCGATCGAGGAAGAACTGAAGTTGGTTCGGAAGAGTGGCCTGGAGACGAACGGCTTCATTGAGGGTCTTCGTGAAGTGTTGGAGGCATCGCGTCGTGGCGAGCAGATTACTGTTTCTGACAGGTAGGTGGCGTTGTGAAAACGTTTTGTATTGAGTGTCGTCATCATTGTGGTGCTGAAGCAGATCTTCCGTGGCACTTGCATGTGTGCCTGCACCCTGATGTTCAGCGTGTTCAGGAGAGAGATCCTGTCACTGGACGGTTTGGTTTTGTGAGCCGCAATTCTCTTGGAGAGTTGTACTTCACTCCAGACGTGAGTCCCTGTTGCCGTGATTTCAATCGTGGCAACTGCGAGATGTATGAGCCGAAGTGAATCTTGTGATTCATTGTTTACGTGTTTCAAAGTTTGATCGTAGGAGATTGTTATGCCGTGCAATGGTGGGAATTAATTCGGAAGAACCGAGTACATCGATAATCCAGACCACAAGAAGAAGATTGACGTGTTGACTCGTCAGTTGTGCCATGCCTGTCAGATGCTCAGTGAGGGTGGCATTGAGTTGCCAAAGGAGTTGGACGAGTGGTGGTATGAGCACAAGCTTGAGGATGAGGCGAGAGTTGCAGAAGCAAAGCGTCGAGCTGAGGCGCAGTCTGCGGTGAAACGCCGTGCAGAGTATCTGGAGAGTGTTCGATCTCGTGTGTTGGGTCAGCTCACAGAAGATGAGCGAGAGTCGCTTGGGTTGTAGGTCTGTTTGTCTGATGGGAATGAAAGGGGCGTGGTTGTGCAAGACAATCAGTTTTGGAGAGACAAGGCAATTCGTGCGTCACACTACTTCTGGTTCAAGTTTGGGTGGCGACTGCAGACGTGCACTGGCTGCAATGGCAGCGGTCGATACGACAACACGGGTTCGCCAAGTTGTAGTTCGTGCGATGGCACTGGTCGCACCTGGGTTCGTGGTCCAAGGTGGAGTGACAACGCGATAGTGAAGCATGCTCCAAGATTGGCAGCGTTGTATGCGAGGATCTGTGCTGAGCGTGAAAAGAGAAAGTGATGCCATTCAATCCAGGCGATATTGTTGAGTGTGTCGAAGGCGGCACGATGTTTATCACGGGGAAGCGATACTGCGTTTTGCTGTGTGTCCCCATCGGTTCATCGGGGCGATTTATTTTGCGTCTGAGCAATCTCGCTTGGACGTTTGCAGATAGATTTGTGGGGGTTGTATGAAAGAAGACGTGAAGACAGAGCATGAGAGCTGGTGCCTCGTGCAAGCGAACAGGGTTTCAGGGCGGTCTGATGACTTGTTCGCCACATCGCTTGAGCACCAGCACACGATTCAGATCAAGATTGCACGGGCTGCGCAGTACTCGGGTCACGGGAGTACTCGGTACATGGATCGGGAGCAGTTGATTGCGATCGAGATGTCCCCGATGCAGTGGGCAGAGTTCATTACGACGATGAACATGGGTTGTGGCGTGCCGTGCACCTTGCGTCGATTCGAGGGGAAGGCTGTTAAGGGCCAGAAGCACGAGACGGAGACGGTGCGTATTCAGGATCAGTTCTCCCAGCATGCAAAAGCAGTGGGGGAGAAAATGCGTGATCTTCACGAGGATATTGCGAGTCGGCTTGAGAAGACATCGCTGTCCAAGAAGGCTCAGGGGGAGATCCTAGAAAAGATCTACATGTTGACGCGGGTGTTTCACGACTACATGCCGTTTATGCACGATCGGTTTGTTGAGGCGTGCGAGTCGACGGTTTCTGAGGCGAAGGCGGCTGTTGATGCTTTTGTGTCGCATGCGGTGTTGCAGACGGGGCTTGAGTATCTGGCGGAGCATGCCCAGCAGCGATTGATCGGTGTGAAGGGGGAAGGCGATGTCGAGTGATCCTCGGCTTCTGGTAAACATCTTTGGGGCATCGGAAATGAAACAGTATTTGATAACGGCAATCGAAGCAGAAGAGTGCATGCCTATTGATGGTGCCGAAATACGCATCGTCACGAACGCTGGCACATTCACGTTATGGGTCCAGACGTGCAATCAGAAGATGGGGACGCTGAAGGTTGAAATTGGACACGGTGAGGAACATCAAACTCACTTTATTAGGAAAGATAAATGACGATCAGGATGAACCACCGCAAGGTGGCAGAAGTGATTCTGATGGAACTTGCGAGGCATAAGGAAGGGCGGTTTAGCTTCTGCTGCTCGTTTGCCTATGACGATGATAGCGATTTCCTAAACAAAGTTGCGGAAAGACTTGGTCTCCTCGAAATGGGCTGCAAGCCATTTCTGTCTCGCATTCAGCGAGTATGCAGGAAACTTGAGCAGTGGGGGATTCTTGGTGGGCAGTTGCTGTCTTGTCACGCTGAGTATTTTGGAGAACCGCGAGTTTTGAAGCGGTATGAATTCGGTGATCATGGATATGCAATGCGGCTTGCTCCTGATCTGTGGCCGAATTACAAGCCAATGGGGCGAGCTGAAGTAGAACTTGAGATACTTCTCGAAAGACCATTCCCTCGAAAGCAGCAGGCTGCCGATTTCGATTCTGAAGGCTGGGGGTGTCATGAAACTTGAACCGAGCGTGTTGGCGAACAAGGTGAGCCTGCATCTGAGTGCGGGCGGTCGTGTGAAGATGACTGTTCGCGGGAGGGGTATGCGCCCATCGTGGAACGTTGTCGGCACTCAGGTTTACGGGGATGTGTATTCGGTGAAGTTGTGCAGTCGTCGTTCTACGGGTGGCGTTTGGCGTGATGTTGGTGAGTTGGCAGACCAGATGGTGTTTCATTTTCAGTGAGGGGTTCGTTGTGTCGCAAGATGTTCCAAAGATTTCTGATGCGAATTTGGCGTTGCTGAAGTGGATTCAGACCAACAAGTCGATTCGGGCTTACAAGGGGAAGAGTCCTGAGCATGATTGCGTGTATGAGGCGTGCGTTGTTCTTGAGAAGAACGGCTGGCTCTTTCGCTTTATTGAAGATGGTCCTTTGGTCGTCTTTGTCTACAGCCCGAAGAAGTGTGAATCGTGCGGCGGCGATATTCCGTGTCCAGGGTAGGAGGGTGTTTTCATGCCAGTGTTCCATGTGAAGGTTGAGGCGTCGTTTGAGGTTTATGCGGATGACGAAAGTCAGGCGGCAATGGCAGCAATCGCTGTTTCAGGCGGCTGCAGTAGTGATTCGGTTAAAGTCGGGGAAAGGCGGCTCGTTGGTGGCTGCATTGTGCATCCGACAGGTTCAGAGGTCGTTTTCTGCGACCGTCGCTTGAGTCAACTGGAGATCATTGAGAAGTTTGGGGGGCTTCCAGATGAACCCTGAAGAACTGACCCAGCGGGTGATTGATCACATGGCAACGGGCGGGCAGGTGACGTTCGTCCTTCGTCGGGATGAGGATGACTTTCGCCGGGACGATCGTCGGGTGATTCGTGCCACGTTCTACGACTATGCGTCAGTGGTTCCAGGGCGTGGTCGCACGGGCATTATTGACTGGGAGTCGAACTACGAGCAGAGCTGGTCTTGCACCTTCCTTCTGCTGGTGACCCATGAGCCGATGTTTCTGTAAGTCGCACCTTCATTCCAAGGTTGCACCTTAACCCGCGCGGGGAACCTGCTGCGGGTTTTTTCGTTGGTGCCACCCTGACACGCTATACGGACGCATTACAGGCCCGTGGCGGCGTTTTGTGGCCTAGTGCGACACTTTACTCGTCTTGGCGTTGCAGGCCCTCAGATCGCCTCTAATGATTTGCAACGTGTTGGAAATGGGATTTGATACGATTTGCAACTTTGCCCTTTTTTGGAAATAGTTGATCCAAAACGGGCTGAAGCGTGGTTGAGGGCGTCATAGTCGTTCTGCCAAAACCAAACTACTGGACTCTCGAAGACATAGTATCGATTTCTCTGCCATCCTGCGCGATGGGCACCCTTCCAGTAGGGGGTGTGGCAACAGGGAAGTCGATACTATGTCTTTTTTTACGCGCTGGGTTTGGCGTGTCACTGGAACGGTCCAGGACACGCCCGAGGGGGTTATCCTTGGTGAAGGCGTTAAACTCAGCCTTGGAAGCGCCGTGACGTGTTGACGGATGACGACGAAGTTCAAACCCTCTCTCAAACCTTTCCTCTTGCATTGCATGAGGGGGCTTTGGGGGAGCGCGTTCAGTGCTTCGGGAATCGAACGAAGTTCGTTCCCCAGTATGTCCAGCGCAGCGTAGACATACATTCTTCTATCGCGAAGCGATAGGACTGTTTATTGCGCGCGCGTTATCAGTCCCTTCGGGACTGGACTGCTCTGATCCAGCGAAGCGTCGATCACTGCGATTCAGGCACTGTGTGCCTGTTGACTCCTCTAGGAACTGAGGCATAAGCCATGCATTCAGTACGGTTGGGCATTTCCCTTTTTACATACAGACATATTCCTTTCTTTGCGCCTCTTCTCTTTGTCCAGGTCCAGCGTAGCGTCGACCGCTTTAGTCTATACGTCCCTGTGGGACTGCGCGCAGGACGGTGGCTCGCTTTTATGGGGCTGGAGCTGCTAAAACGGCTCGCAGGATGAAAAACCCAGCAAATTCGCAACGGTCGATACCTTTTGCACCGCTGTTTCCATTTGCAACGTGTTGGAAATGGTGTTGGTGGTTGGGTTGAATCTGGGTGAATCGGGTGAAAAGTTTTAGATCTTTTCAGTTGGGGTTGCGTATAGGTACTGAGGTGCGTAGTATTCCGCCGCGTCGGTTTTCATTTTGTGGGAGGTTTGGTTATGGGTATGTGGGACAAGGTTGTAATCGGTGATGGTCGTACTGCGTGCTCGGCATTGAAGGTGTTTGAGATCGAGGGAGATCACCACATTTCGCAGGACAGTGTTTCGTACTGGATCGGTGACATTTATCTCGGTGAGGGGATGACGATTTTTAAGAACACTCCAGCGGGCGAGGGGTTGACTGAGATGATTCGCCAGGGTGCGAACCTTATTGAGATCAATCTGTACTTGAAGGATCTGTTCTTGCGTCACATCGACCCGAGCATTTTGCGGAAGTTGATTGACCGTGCGTTGGCAGAGGCACGCAAGGACGGGGAGAAGTCGAAGGCTAGAGAGATTCGGGCGGCGTTGAACATTTTCTAGGGTGGCTGAAATGCGGTTACATCCAAGAGTTATGCCGTGTCAGGCGGCTGAGAACGATCTGCACGAAGTCATTATTGACTGGATGGAGCGTCATCCGGATTTGACGTGGGCGGAGGCTGTGCGATGCCTTGCGGGGATCATTGCGAGTTATTCGAAGTATCCAGTTCGCGAGGAGCGGCATGGCGCCGACTCTGAGAAGCGAACGGACGAGGCTTGAGGGGAGGGGTGTAGTATGTTCTTTTTCTGGAAACGGTTGTTTCGAAAGAAACCTATGGGTCCGAAAGATCCTATGGATTTCAGGTTGACCGAGAATAGCAGGGAGTGGTGGACTAGCACGTACTGCCCTCACTGTAAGAAGGCAACAGGGCACCACGAGCAGATGGCGGGGATCTGCAATGGGTGTGGTGGGTTTGGTGATATGGGGCGTTATCGTTCAAGCCGAGAGATTTGGGATGGCGAGAAGTGGGTGATCCAGCGGAAGTACGGTAACAGGCCAGCCGACTGCGTGGTTGAGTCGCATTGATTTTGTGTTGGCGTGATTGCTGGTTGAATTCGATATGGGGAGGTTTAGATGGAGAATCACCCGTTGCCGTGGACGGTGAAGTACTGGCGTCGTTGTCCAGAGTGGCATGAGAAGTCATCGCCGTACATTGTTGATGCGAATGGCGCTGAGGTTGTATGTATGCCTCAGAACGTTGGGAATCCTGGCGAGTACGACGTTGTGGCCGACGAGACGGCGTTGCGAATTATTGCGAGCGTGAACATAGTTCCCGATTTACGTAAGGCAGTTCGGGAGGGCGGTGTTCAGAAGCCGTATCTTGAGCGGGAGAAAACGGAGATCGTTCGGCAGTACAACCCGGAGTATGGGGACGATCGGGTGTGCAAGTGCGGTCATCCGTATTATCGGCACTTCGACTTTTATGAGGAAGCGGACAGGCAGGCATGTGGCTGCAAGTATTGTGAGTGCTGGACTTTCGAAGAGGCGTAGGGGGAGTTATGGCTGTTTGGTTCACGAGCGACACACACTTCAACCATGCGAAGATCATCGAGTACTCGCAGCGTCCGTTCGCGGATGTTGAGGAGATGACTGAGGTGATGATCGAGCGGTGGAACAAGCGGGTGAAGCCTGGTGATTTGATTTACCATCTGGGAGACTTCGCGTTGTCGTGGGGTCGACAGCACGCGGATTTGGTGGACGGGATACTGTCTCGTCTGAACGGCCAAAAGTGGCTGATTGTGGGGAATCATGATCGGGACGAGGTGGTGGAGAATGATCGGTGGGTGAAGGTGAAGGATCTGCATGAGATCAAGGTGGATCTTGGTGGGGTTCACAAGCAGCGGATCATGATGTGCCATTACCCGTTGCGGTCTTGGTCGCAGATGCATCGTGGGTCGTGGATGCTGCATGGGCATTGTCATGGGAATCTGAGTGACGTTGGCGGGAAGATCCTGGATGTTGGTGTTGACGTTTGGGGCTACGCTCCTGTGAGTCTGGAGTGGGTTGCGGAGTACATGGGCAAGCGTGAAGTGGTTGTGTGTGATCACCATACTTTGGGGGAGAGTTGAGATGGCTTTGACGAGAACGCGATTATTGGATGTTCGGACAGACGATGGTCTACAGGAGACATGTGGTCTGTGGACTCGTGGCGGTCTTGAAGGCGTTGAGGTGATAATCGACGACAAGAGGATCAGCATTCCACGGGATGCGATTTTGGAACTTGTTGCGGATGAGTATGTCAGTAAGCAGATTGCTCGTCTGAAGCAGTTGACGACGGTCGATGCTGTTAATGAGATTATGGGTTCTTTCTCACGATGAAGTAGCAAGGGGAGTCTAATGGCAGGTTTTCGTGGTGATTATTTGACGATGCTTGAGTGCGCCCAGAAGTTGCAGGAGTACATTGACTCTTGCTGCGGTGAATATGGGATCACGAAATATATCCCAGAGGTGAGTATTTCGATGGGGGCATTCGCTGGCTGCATCGAGGTTGATGAACTTCAGGTGTGGCACAGCGAGGTTGACTCAAGCGAGTTGACACCAGAACTTCTGATTGAGTCGTTCCGTGAGCAGTGTTGCAGGTGGATACCATTTATCAAGAGGGAGAGTTGAGATGCGGATCGAGGGGTATGCGTTCGATAAGAACTATGCGGAGACGCGGGCGAAGTACTTGAATCGGCTGCGTGAGATTGAGAAGACTCCCGGCGTCGAGTATCGGAAGAACCCGCAGTACGGGATGGTGAAGTTTTCGGGGCGTCTGACGACACCAGAGGCAAAGGCTTTGAGTGAACTGGATCTGGCGATCATCGCGGATGACGGGAACCTTTGTTTCGGGGGCGAGTGTACGCGGGTTAATGACAGTTTCAGTGGGTGCTACTACACGGATTGAGGTGTTGAATGCCAGATGAACTGTACTATCAGCGGGAGGGCTTCGTGTTTGCGAAGTTGCATCGAGACAACTGGTTTGCTGGGGTGAATCATCGCCCCTATGGTCCAGGCGTTGCGGGTAACGATCGGGCTCTTGCGTGGTATCGTGGTTGGTGGTTCTTCTTTCATGTTGTAAAGCCGATTGGTGATTTGATGGGGAGGGCGTGATGCAGAAGTCTTTGCCAAAAGCGTTATGGGAGGCTCATGAGTATGCAGTGTCATTCTGCACGAAACTTCGTGGCATCAAGCTACGTCGCAGGCTGCACAAATTTAAGGGGGCTAAGTGGGCCACATTCTATCGCGGCGACACCTTAAAGAAGGTATGGTCCTGCAATGCTGTATTTGCGGCCAAGCACTTCAGTAGAACAGGGAAGGCTGAATGATGGAACTCGATGCGGTGTTTGACATTCTCCCCCGCATGCTAACGATCGGCTGCAAGATTTCGCAGCAGGACGGTGAATGGTGGCTTTGGGAGAGTGGTGGTGATGGTGTTGTGGGTGGATCGACATTTCGGGAGATGTGTGAGCGTCTATTGAGCGTCGATGTTGCGAAGTACGAGCGTGACTACGACGAGCGTTGTCGTGCTTACATGGAACGATCCAGGGGTATTGATATTTTTGGGTGGTGAGATGCGGATATTCACGACAGTGCAGTGTGCAGAGATTTGTGGCGTCTCAGCGAGGACGGTTTGCAAGTGGTTTGATTCTGGTCGCCTGCGTGGCTATCGGATACCTGGTTCTCAGGATCGCAGGATTCCTGGGGAGTTCTTGGTGAGGTTCCTTCGTGAGCAGGGGATGCCTGTTCCTGTTGAGTATGCTGGCAGGCCGATTTGGGGTGATCCAAAGAATGGTCAAGTTTGACTGCATCTATTTTGTAAACCTTGCGTATAGGGAGTGATTGTGCAATGAGTCGTTACGTTGGTATGGCACGGGATATTCACATCGCTCGTGGTGTTCATGCGGCTGCAATAGATTTTGAGCGTAAGAGTGTGGTCGCAATTTTCCGTGAGCTTGCTGCTACGCTGTCAAAGGATTCAGTCGGCGGAACTGAAACGAGCCTTGCATTCTGCGCGTCAGCATTGGCGATTCATCGTGTGTGCAATGACATCATGGCTTCTGATTGAGTTCGTTTTAACAAAGCGAGGTGTGTGTGAGCTACAGTATTTCAGATCATGCGGTTTCTCGTTTTGCCGAGAGGTTCCCCGGCATGGAGATTGAAACAACTCTTGCGGGGGCGGTGCCGTTTGGCGCACAGCGTGGCAACTCGATTTTGCTTTTGAACGGTGATGTGGCGTTTTGTGTTCGCGACGGCATTGTTACGACGTGCATGCCGAAAGACATGGCGGTCGTGAACATGCAAGCTCAGGGGCTGGGGTGGGTTCCGTTAAAGACTGAGTACGAGCAGTCGGTGAAGGTGCAACCAGAGCCTAAGAATTGGGCTGACTTGGATTTTGATCGTCGTATTGGCACTCTTGACAAGGCAACTTTGAACACCATGTTGAACATGCTGGCCAATGCAACGGCAGACCAGATGGATGTGCTGTGTGAGAGGAACAAGACGAAGCAACTGGCGAGCTATGTTGTGGCGTTGCGGGATAGGGTTGCGAAGCAGACGGAGCGAGCTGACCAGGAGAGGAAGATGTCTCAGGGGTTGATGCAGTGGATCAAAGAGACGCATGGGAATGAAGTTGTGGCATCTGTGGTTGATGGGATTCGCAGTGGGGGATGTTTGGTATGAGTCGTCGTCATTTGTTGAAACAGCCGTGGCGTAGTCTTCCGTTGTGGTTGCTGTTGAGCATCCATGCTGTTGTGGCGTTACCGCTGTTCTTGTCGGTGCATGTGTGGTACGGCATAGTGCGTGGTGTTCGGCGTGCTGTCGAGGAGTTCTCGCGGGAGCATCAGATCCTTGGGAAGTTGGATCAGGGGGATTCGTAATGGCATCAGTGATTCGCAGGGAGGGCTACACGATCGATAACGGTGGTGTTATTCGCTACGTCAATGTGGAGTCTTCATACGAAGAGGCTGAATCAATTTGTGGTCGCAGGCTGGACCGTAGGCGCAACTATGCGATCGTCGAGGGGGCGGTGTGTGAGTCTGCGAGTTGGGTCAGTGCATGCTCTGGATGCTACGAGGGGTACGAGGTTGATCATGGTGTTGGCATGGGTTGTCATGAGTGTGGTTTTCATGGTCGTGTTCGAACTGGTATGTGGGTTCCGTTGGGTGCGAGTTCGGAGGATGAGTTGTGAACAGGAAAGAGGCGTCAGAAATACGTTCATCGGACGAGTTTCTGGAATTGCAGGCAAAAGCGAGTGCGGCTTATGACGCCTGCCAGAAAGCTCTGGCTGAGATTAGCCATAAATTCCCGTTGGAAAGCGGGTACACTTGGACCCTTATGATGTCAGGCGAAGTTCATTCGAGGTGGTGTGGTCATTGAGAAGAGGAAGAAGAGTTATGAGAGTTTTGGTCAGGGCGTACAACAAGGATGGGTATCACAAGGACTTGGCTTCATTTGAGGAGGGGCAAGTTCACATGAAGCATGGGAATATGTCAGAACCGCAGATGATTGCTGTGGGCGTGAATCTCTGTCCTAGCGATTTCCCAGAGGCCGTTCGGTTCGACATTGTGATTCAGAATCCAGTGTTGCCAATTAGGTGATTCTTCCATCATTTCGAGGTTCAGTTGCGTATAGGGAGTATGGTAATGTCTAGACTTTAGAATCGTCGGCGAAAGAACGAGCGTCATCGGCGGAATGAGCGTCGTCGGGAGGCGAAGAAACTTCTGAAGCGATTTGTGGCGTGTGCCCCAGCGATCGCGGCAAGTATGATTATGAGTAAGGAGTCGTTGTATGCCTGGGGAGCGGGAGTTGAGCGTAGATACAGGTAGTTACGAGTGGATGCGTGGGCATCTGATTCAGCGACTGAATGATGATGCTGCAGAGGTCGTCGAGAAGCATGATCGTGCTCGCAGGGAGTGTGCGGAGTTTGCACGTCGAAAGAGGTGGCTCGCTGATCAGGTTGATGTGCTCAATATCAGCCCCGAAGAATGTCGACCGATGCTTTCGTTCGTGCATAAGAAGGAACGTCTTCCGAAAGAAGGTGAAGACAGTTTCCTGATTGAGCAGGCTAAGGATCTTGTTGATGCGAACTACGAGATCGACAAGTACAACGGTCGCGATGCACGGGCGTTTGTTGAGGCAGTTTTTGAGCGAATTAGTCCTGAGTTGTATTTGCATTGGCTGGAGCAGAAGTGATGGCTGGAATGTCAGAGGGGCAGTTGTTCGATCGGATTCGGCAGCGATATCCAGCTCCAGCGTGGGCTGTGTTTCAGCATGTTCGCAATCAGACAGGGTATCGCAAGTCGGCTGTACGAACGGCTGATGCAATGGCATTGAGTCTGTACCCATCGAACGGGTTGGCGTTACATGGGTTCGAGTCGAAGATCTCTAGGGCAGACTTGAAGAAAGAATTGCTCGACCCATCGAAGGCGGCCGAGTTTTCGGAGTACTGCGATTATTGGTGGTTGGTGTTGTCCTCGGAGGAGTTGATGGCTGGTCTTCAGTGTCCAGAGTCGTGGGGAGTTCTTGTCCCGAGCGGCAAGTCATTGAAGGTGGCGATTCAGGCACCGAAGTTGAACCCGAAGCCTATGGATATCGGGTTGGTTTGTGGTCTGTTGCGTAAGGCGTCGGAGACATCGGACAAGGTGCTGAAGGGGATGGTCCCTCGCGAGGATATAATGAGTCTCGCAGAGGAGAAGGCGAAAGAGATCGCTGATCGTGAGACGAAAGGCTTGAGGGCTGAATTCGATCTTGTGAATCGGTATATCTCAGAGTTCAAGGATGCTTCGGGTGTCGATATCCGCGAGCGATGGCAGATGGGTCGCATTGGTAACGCTGTAAAGCACATCGTCGAACAAGGGCGGGTAAGTGTTATTGAGAAGGCGAAGTGCGAGGCAGTGAGTGCGAAGAAGTACTTGGATCAGTTGAATGGGTTTTTGGAGTCAATGAAAGGGGAGTTGTTGTAATGAGGTTTGCTCGACGAAGTGCGATGTTTGATTTGATGTTTGGTGCAGCGGTTGTTGCTGTTGTTCTTGGCGTGACTGCTGGCGGGTATTTGTTCTGCTGTGCTATGGAGGCAAACACATTCAACCGGCTTACGGGCGCCAGTGTAACGACGTGGGATGCTATGTGGGTTGAGCTTCGCGTCGATGTGCCAGTGATCAGAGGAGAGTGATCATGCCGTTTATTGTGGTGTTCGATGATGGTGATACTGTTTGCTGTCCTGTGGGTTTAGACAGTAAGTGTGATGGTGCTCTTGTTGCGACAAATGGTCCTGTGGCGATGTTTGAGAAGCGGGCTGACGCTCGTCAAGCAATTAAGACATCGTACCTGTTCGCACAGTTGCAGCGTGTTAAGGGAGAGATCTACAACGATGACTTCATTGCGTTGCGGAAGTACATCAAGATTCGCCCGTTGGTTTCACTGAAGCGAGGGTCTGATGACTAAATGCACAGAGGGAATAACGACATTACAGGAAGCGGCTGAGCAGTTGATCGCAGAGTCGAAGCGATATGAAAGTGCGATGTCACTGTTCGTGTCAGAGGAAGGGCAGTTCGTGCGACTGCTTCTGGACACGAGTCGCCATTGCTACAACGATTCAGGGTACGGAATTGTTGGTGGTGACTGCGGATTGCTGCGGGACATGGAGACGAACGAAGTTATCGGGATCAAGTTGCGAGTGATCAACAATAAGTTGATGGTCGGGCACGATGGACCGTTGCGGGTTAATCAGGGGTTTCTGAAAGAAGAGTGCAAAGATGGACAAGACGGTCCTAGAACTGCTGATTGAGGCCCGAAAGGTTGCGACACATCATGGGGACAATGAGATGGTTGTGTATTTGAAGAAGTTGATCGCGTGGTCGACGGGGCGTATTGCGAGTCCAGAGAGTGGAAAGGCTGAGAAGTGATCAACTGGATTGAAGATTTCGATGACAATGACAACACGTACTGGTTTGGCCAGTCGCCGTATGGAACTGATCCTGAGACGGGTGACGGGATCGACTTGTTTTGGCGGATCAAGCAGCGTCTGGTGAGCGACAAGATCGAGTGGTACTCGTGCCATGACAGTGAACTCGGGGGCGAGGATGGAAGTACTTGGTCGACGCCTGAAGAGGCTAAAGCAGAGATCCAGCAATCGCATGATCGAATTATTCTGCAAGAGAGTTCTGAATCGTAATGGCAACTAAACTGCGTGAGTATGGCGACTTCCATATCTGGCGATCGGCGGGGCGTAGCGGTCGTCACGGCAGGCTGGCGGTTCGGTTCATCTATGATCCGGGGTTGTCGTTTTCGCTGGATGTTGGTCAAGACGGTCAGCCAGTGATGCGTTCGTTGAAGTGCCTGAATGCTCAGGTGACGGCGCAGCGTGGTCTGTCGTCAGACATCTTTCGGGCGGCGTTGGAGTTCTTGCGGGATGAGGGATAGTTGACAGGTTTTTTTGTTTTGCGTATAGTCACCGATGAAAGGGGACACAATGGCAGGATCAGTTGCAGAGGCGTATGTAATCGGGAATGTGACGCGGGACGCGGAGGTGCGTGAGGCAGGGGCGACTCGTGTGTGCAACCTTACGGTTGTGCACAACACGAAGTACAAAGACAAGGAAACGACGTCGTACATCGAGGTTGTTCTGTTTGGGAAGCTGGCGGATATCGCGGGCCAGTACGTGACCAAGGGCAGCAAGGTCTTTGTTTCTGGCGAACTCCGCGAAGAGAAGTGGGACGACAAGGAGACTGGCGCAAAGCGTTCGAAACTGAAGATCATCGGGCAGAGGTTGACGTTGCTGGGCAGCAAGGGTGATCGTGGAGGTCGAGGTGAGCCTGATCACGATTCAGGGCATAGCGAAGATTATGATCCAGCGGATTCATCAGGAGCGCCGTTCTAATGCGACAGGTCGAGTCAGAGATTGAGGCATTGCGAAAGCAGATCCGAGTGTTGGAATATCGTAGCGAGTACGGTTTGTATTCGCTTGATCGGCGTGAGAGTCTTGCGAGGGCAGCCGAACTGCGGGCAAAGTTGACCGCCTTGGAGTCGCGCGATGTCGATGAGTGAGGGCAAGTATCAGGCGATGTTGTTCCGGCGAGAAGAGGTTCAGGCGGCGATTGAGAAGTTGTCGTCTGAACTTCATGACTTGAATGAGGTGCTGTCGCTGGCTGCGGCTGATCGGTACTTGGAATCGCAACCTGAATGGAAGCAGAAGTGGATGCAGTCGATGTTTGATACTCGCGGTACGAACAGTGTCCCGCGACCATATGTGAATAACAATCCTGATATTGATTGCTTCTGAGGGGGATCAAGTGAATCCGTTAGATAAGCCCATAAACTCAGAAAACGACATTTCAGCAACTCGCATGAATGATGTTGCTGTGACGCGGTTCTCTGATCGCCTGCCCGAATGCAGGTGGTTTGTATTTATCGACCCAGAAGACACATCGCGATGGATCGTAGGCTGGAAAGACTGGTATCACATTCGAGAGGAAGGCGGAGCGAGCTATCGATACAATGATCCACGGTTGACGTGGTGGTTTCCGTTGCCAGATGTTCCGTCGTTGTAGAAGTCCAGAATCAATTGCTTCTGAGGGAGTTCGAAGTGAAGCCACTTAACAAGCCTCTGTATAGTTCGATCGGGCATTTGCCTGGCAGTTGCTGTAGCGGGCGTGACAGGTTCGTGAATGCGGGACAGTCAAGAATCCTGACGGTCGAAGCCCCAAAGAACTACAAGGTTTTCGTCAGGGAGAAGCTTGACGGGACGTGTGTCGGCGTCTTAAAGCAAGGCGGCAAGTTGCTGGCCCTGCAACGGAACGGGTATCTGTGCAGTACGTCGCCGTATGCGCAGCACGAGATGTTCGATGAGTGGGTGAAGGAGAACGAGCTGCGTTTCCACCGCGCATTGGATGACGGCGAGCGAATGGTTGGTGAGTGGCTTGTTCAGGCGCACGGCACTCAGTATCAGTTCAAGGATGGTGAAGAGGTATTTGTCCCGTTCGATGTGTTCAATACGAAGAACGAGCGTCTTTCGACTGAGTTGTTCATGAGTCGATGTTATGATGCCGACATTCGACCAGCAAGATTGCTGCATGCTGGCGGTGCAGTAGATCCAGCAGAGTTGTACAAGGCGTATGTCAGCACGAGGTACAACTACTTCTCTAGGATCGTCCCTGTGAACGGTGATGCGTGCGAAGGACTTGTCTATCGATGCGAGCGACGGGACCGATACGACAAGGTCGCGTTCATTGCAAAGTGGGTTCGACCGGGATATGTGCCAGGGAAGTACCTGCCAGTTTGCACGGGCAAGTCTCCCGTTTGGAATTGTGACATTCGAACACTTTTCCCCATCAGAAACACCGACCCAAGCGTATAGTCACTATCGGAGGGAACATGGCAGCGCAGACATTGAAGCAGTATCGAGTGTTGGTTGATCAGCTTGAGACGTTGGTGCATGAGTGGAAGAGTGCACAAGTCAATAAGAGCGAGCAGGCAGACCACATCAAAGCGATGGAGTCGGTGATCAATCATTTGAAGTGTGCGACATGTGCACGAATCAAAGCCACAGAGCAGGTGCTGGCGAATATCGTGATCAGTTCAGCGGAGACGATCGTTCGTCAGTACAAAATGGGTAGCAATATCGAGTACTGCTTCGTCATCGATCACCCGAAGTTCGGGCAGATCGGCGGGTACGAAGAGGATAACTGGAGCATTGAGTACTCAGCCGTAGCCAAGTTTGCCGCATTCGTGCGTAAGGACTGGCCGACTCGGATTATTGGGCGAGATGCAACGACACGCATTGCAGTGGATTTGAGTCAGTCGTAATTGGTGTGCAATCAGGTCAGTCGTTCCTTGGAAGTGGTGGTAAAAGAGTGGCATCAATCCTCAAAAAGTTTCTTGCGACCGGCAAGACATTTGGTAGACTTCAGCCGATACATTTTGCGAGGTTGTGGCTCACGCTAGTGGCCACTGAATATTGGGTTGAAAAATGGCTGCAACAGATTCCAGATGGCATGCGATTGCGGTTGCGAGATGCTTTCGCGGTTCCCGATGGGTTGAACCACCTCCGACTTGCCACATCTGTTGAATCCTGTGTCATTTCCCCTCCTTGCTGTAATTCTCGCGCCGTCGGTGCGCTGGAGAGTTGTGTGCCATGTCTGTAGCCGTATTGTCGATCGTTGTGAGCGACGGTCTTGGTGATTTGTTCCCAGAGGGTGTTTTGCTGAGCGTCTGGGAGCATGGTCTTGCCCCAGAAGAGTTGTCGAACGTGAGCGAACTTCATGACTCACCGAATCGGGTGGCGCTCGCGCGGAACGAGGCGTTGTTGGATTGTGTGGTTGCGAGTCACGACAACGTGATTCGGTTTCGTGACAGCGAAGTTTATGGGGCGGTGTATTGATGGATGCGAGAGACTATTGGTATCGGCTTGTTCGTGCCAATCCTGCGATGCGTGACGAGGACGCTAAGTTGACGATCAGCGTCCGTTCTTTGCGTAAGCAGATTGAGAAAGCGTTCGAGGAAGGGGCGGAATCTGTCCCTGACTCTGATGGTGGTGGGTTCTTTGATGGTATTTTTGGAAGTGGAAAGCATAGGGGTAGATAATGAAGTTGACTTTCGATCGGTATAAATTCGCGGCGGCATTCGGTGCGGCTGCTGGGGCGGTTCCATCGAGAACGCCAAAAGATGTGCTGCGTAACGTGCACATGTTGTGCAGCGGTGGTGTGGCGAGACTTACGGGAACGGACATGGACGTGTCGGTTGCTGTGACGTGTCCCGTGGAAGAATCTGTTGATTGTGAAGTGTTGCTTCCGACTCAGAAGATGTCGCAGATCTTGCGTGAGACGAAGGACGACAAGATTGTCCTGGATGTCGGCAATGGGAAGATCGTCGTGAAGATGTCGGCAGGCACGTTCCGTATGCCGATCGAAGAGGCGACAGACTACCCGCCAGTGAAGCCGTTTGATTCAACGGGGTATTACTCGGTTGATGCACGAGCGTTCCACACTGCGGTGAAGCGTACGACGTTTGCGACTGACGAGAATTCAACAACCTACGCGATGGGTGGCGTGAATATCGAAGCGAATGAAGACGGTTACTTCATCGCCACAGACACACGGCGGCTTGCGGTTGCCAATGTTGTGTTCGAGCGACATGGTACGATCGAAGAGGTGAAAGGACCGAACGTCACATCATCGAAGGCGTTGGTGTTGATGGACCGAATTGCGTCGGCTGGCGATCTTGAACAGAAGATCGAGATCTGCATCCAGGATAATACGATCCTGATGAAGCATGGGACGGCGGTTGTGACGTGCCGCAAGATTGAGGGTCGGTTCCCTCGGTGGCGTGACGTGATTCCTCGCGGTGCGTCGAAGACGGTTTCGTTGCCGTGTGCTCCATTCGGGGCGTTGCTGCGACAGAGCATGATCGTGACCGCTGAAGAGAGTCGTGGCGTTCAGTTCCGATTCAATGCAGGGATGCTGTCGCTCAGAAGTACAGGGACTGGTGAGAGCGATCTTGAGATGCCGATCAGTTGGGAACACGATGAAGTGTTGATCACGTTCGATCCGGCCTATCTGGTGGATCTTGTGAAGGTGCTGCCGTCAGAGGGGATTCTTGAATGTGCTCTGGTCGATGGCAATTCATCAGCGTTGTTTACTGCCGAGAACTACCGTTACGTTCTCATGCCGATCTCCCAATAGCGTATAGGCACTAATATGAATATTGAACAGGATGATGAGAACCGTCCAAAGTGGTTGATCGGGATGGTTTCTGAACTGGCGGGCGATTCTGAGAAGATCGCTGAGTATGTGAATGACTGCTGCCTGTCGTTCAACGAGATGCGGTGTGTGCTTGCGTCGATCAATGCGATGCAGGTGATGTACTCGACCAGTTTGGATGAAGATGAGCTGTCTGAGGAAGAGGCTCAGGAAGCGTTGTTTCAGGTTGGAATGATGGCAGAGTGCATCAGAAAGATCGAGATGGCGACTGGGATGGGCATGGGTCCAGATGATGAGGATGAGTCGTCGTTCAAGCCGTGGGAAATGAATTAGTTTTTGGGGGAGAGAATTGTGAGTGAAGGCGCGTACAAGAAAGTGACGTCGTATCACTTCGATGTTTGCGATGAGGTGATTGCGATCACTGAGGTTGGTCAGAACTTCGTCGTCGTCGAAGAGGCAAGGAAAAACGGCCAGGAGGATACCCACATGGTTGGTGTTCTTGTTCAGTTGTTAGATGGTTCTTTCCTGTGGGATGAAGGAGAGCGGTCGTTCGTTGTGAATCATTCACGGGCGCTCGCAGATGGTATTCGGAAGTATCTGGATAAGCATGGGATTCCTCGATAGGAGTTCTGGCGGGATCATTTGTTGAGTCACATGTTCGTTTGGAGAAAATATGAGCACTTTGAAAGGAGCAACCACTTCGAGCCAGGTCAGCCTGCCTCTGAAGTGGTTCATGCCAAGCCCGCAAGCAGATAAATGTTTGCGGGCACAAACAATCGGCGGAAAAGGTGCCTTCAACGGCAAGTTGGCGAAGTGGATCATCGGATTGATGCCACCACATGAGCAGTATGTTGAACCATTCTTCGGAGGTGGTTCCGTTCTGCTGCACAAGAACCCAGAGGGTGTGTCTGAAGTTGCGAATGATCTCAACAGTGAACTGATCAACTTCTGGGCTGTGCTGCGAACTCCAGAATGGTTTGCTGAATTTCAGCGATGCATTGAAGCAACACCATTTTCTGAGGCAATGTTTCAGTGTGCCGCAAATCCAAGGCTTGCCGAGTTGTTCAGCGGTGCGGTTGATCGGGCAGTTCAGTTCTTTATCTTGTGCCGTCAGTCGCGGCAAGGGTTGCAGAAAGACTTTGCCACACTGAGTAAGAACAGAACTCGTGGCGGCATGAATGAGCAGGTGTCATCGTGGTTGACGGCTGTGGAGGGTCTTCCAGATGTGCACGCAAGACTGAAGCGAGTTGTTGTGTTGAATCGGCCAGCGTCCGAAGTGATTCGGCAGATGGACACGCCAGCAACTGTCTTCTATCTCGACCCGCCGTATCTGCATGAGACTCGGTCAACGGTTGACGCCTACAAGCACGAAATGAGTGTCGAAGATCATCAGGCGTTGCTGGAGCAGTTGGCTGGGATTAAAGGGAAGTTTCTGTTGTCTGGCTATCGGTCTGGGATCTACGACGTGGCTGCAGAGTCGCAGGGTTGGAACCGTCATGATTATCAGATTGCAAACAATGCCAGTAGTGCAGCGGTCAAAGAGGTGAAGACCGAGTGCCTGTGGACAAACTTCTGATTTCCGCCATCAAAACCGAGCATGATTGCGTATAGGTACTATGTCAACGAAAACGTTACAGGTTCGCCCGATCGATCTTGAGTCGGACGATATGCGATGGGTGATCAGCATCGAGCGTCAGGGGGTAAAGAATCCACTGACGGAGAAGCAGTTGGTGAAGTTGATGCGTTCGAAGCATCACGACTGTGTTGTTGTGGTGAAGCAGTCGAAGGTTGTTGGTTACATGATCTTCGCATGGTCAAAGTTGTCGTATGTGATCGTGAGCCTTGTGACAGCTCGCAAGAGTCGTCGTGAGGGGGTAGCGAGTGCAGCGGTTCAGTATTTGATCGATAAGGCTGAGAAGGGCGGCAAGACGCTGATAAAGGCTGAGGTGTGGGAACGTCGTTTGTCGCTCCAGTTGTTTCTTCAACGGTACGGGTTCACTGTTGAGGATACGCAGGCTGGTGCGTATCAGAAAGAAGATGTCTACATGTTTGTTCGGAAAGTCGAGTGATGGAAACGTTAGATACGATTCACTGCTGGCTGGAACAAACAGGGTGGCAGAATCAGTATGGTTCGAAGACGCATGATCTGTGGTGGCGCAGGATGTGCGTGAAGCCGGAGTGCTTTGCCAATCAGGGCAAGGGCGGCGTTGTTGTTCAGTTGAAAGAGTACGTGCATGGTGAGCATGTGTCATACACAGTTGAAGTTGCCGCAGAGGCTGACGACGGTGTGTGGATAGACTTCTCGTGCTACGGGATCGGGTTGAGTGAACTTCGTGGGTGCCTTGAACGTCAGATCGATAAGTTGGCGAGGGCGTGGGTTGCGTGCCAAACAGGACAGGGAGGCAGAGATGGTTGTTCCAGAGATTAGAGTGACGCCCGCTGGTCGAGCATTGCTGGCTGCTGTGGTTGAGGGTGATGGCGACACGTTGTTGCGGATCGCTCGGTTCTCCGATGAGTTGGCTGAGAAGGTCAAAGATCGGATGCGTGTGAAGGCGGATCTGGATCGGAGCATCTTCGAGGAATCGGCGGGGGAAGTTGACTATGACTGAGTTTGTTATGCCCGATGGTGTTTACGCGACGACAGGCGTTCCAGTGATGGGTTCGAGTGTTGCTGAGACGGATCTGTCAAAGCGGTTGAAAGAACTGTCTGTGCTGATGATGAATAGGTCTGCATTCGACATGCAGGCACTGATGATTCCAGATAAACTGTTCAGTCAGTTTGAAGAGTCAAACTATGCATCTTCGAGATCACTGGGTGATTTGATGTACAGACATCACGACTACGCCTATGGAATGCCAGTTTACAGGATTCCGAATCGATTCCTGTACAGCGATGCTCATTTTGAGATTGTCAACCCACCAGCGCCAGCGGTTGTGTGGCCAGAGATTCAGGAGCAGACGGTTGTTCCAGAGTGGCAGTATGGGGTTCTGTTCATAGTCGGTGCGATTATCCTCGGGCTTTTACTCAGCGCGGTGTAACCTTGGAACTTGCGTATAGGGACTATCAAAAGCAAGCGGTCGACAACGGTCATAGTGAGTGGGATCGTGGGGTCCGCAGCACGATGATCGTCATGCCAACAGGATCGGGCAAGACGCCTAGTTCTGCTGGCATGTTCGACCGTGTCCCAGAGGGATCGAAGTGTCTGTGGCTTGTTCACAGAGACACACTTGTGCATCAGTCGGTGAAGCAGTTCAAGAAGTGGACGACAAAGACGTTCGCCGTTGAGCACAAGAAGGAAGGGATCAAGCGTACTCATGCTGGTGATGCTGACATTATTGTGGCGAGCGTACATTCGCTGGAGAACCGGCTGAAGTTGTACGGTCCAGACTTTTTCGATTACATCGGGATCGACGAGTGCCATCGGTTTGCAGGGAATACCTGGCAGGAGACGGTCGACTACTTCAATGCGAAGCATCGGTTTGGGGTGACGGCGACTCCGATGCGGCATGATGGTTTCAGTCTCATGAATGTTTATGAGACTCGTGCGTTCGAGATGGATATCGCAACAGGCATAGATCTTGGGTGGCTTGTTCCCTTCGAGTGGAAGATGAGCCGCCTGAAGTCGGTTGACTTTGATACGTTCGGTAGAACGGCAAAGAACGAGTTCTCGACAAAAAATGCGTCTGCGGCGATGCGTCAAGACCCAGTCGTGCGTCAGATTGTGAGTGAGACGGCGCGTGTTGCGGACGGTCGACAAGGGATCGTATTCTGTCTGGATGTGAATCAGGTGAAGGCAGTGCATCGTGGGTTTCTGGATGCTGGCCTGTCATCCATGATGATCACAGGCGAGACAACGGATTTCATGCGAGAGATCCGAGACAATGACTTCAAGTCGGGCAAGGTTCAGTTCGCTGTCGGGTGTGAAGTGTTCGTTGAGGGGTATGACCACCCAGGGATTGGTGTGGTTGCGATGGCGAGACCGACATTGAGTTGGAGTCGCTACGTACAGTGCGCAGGACGTGGTGCAAGGCCAATTGAGGCACCAGACAGGTTTACTACGCCAGCCGAGAGGAAGGCGTTTATACGAGGCGGTGAGAAGCCGTGCGTGACGTTGATCGACTTCGTGGGGAATAGTAAGCGTCACGACTTCCGTTTGGGGATGGACGTTCTGAGTGGTCAGTATTCCAGTGATGAGCGTGAAGAGGTTGTTAGGCTGATCGGTGAATCAAAGGGCGGCTTTGATATCAACGAGATCACTCAGAAGGCGAAGGAGAATGTCGCCAAGCGTCCAAAGAGTGTGGCAGTCAGCGAGTTCGACTATGCAGACCTTGCAGCGGAGAAGGCGTTTACGTGGCGAGTGAAAAATCGTCCCGATCATCCGATGGACGTACTTGGCTTGGATCGCAAGGCACCGCAGCGGGAAGTTGATAAAGAGCACACTTATGGGGATCGGGCTCAGCGGGCACGGTTGTTCCTGGAAGAGTGCAAGTTGACGGAACGTGAGATCCAGATGTTGGATCAGTATGAAGTGATTTACGTGGGTCGAGTGTTGTTCAATCGGGATAAGCGAGGGTTGGCAAATTACCCGCAGTGTCGGCTGCTGGAGAATCTTGGCTATGACGTGACGAACATGTCTTGGAAGCGAGCTGGTGCGTTGATATCAGCGGCAAAGAAGGATGGGTTGTGGATCAGGCCGCGCGCGGATGGTCCGAATCAGAAGTTTTTGGCAAGCAGGAATAAGGGAGCAGTGGCAGATGTCGGAGCGAGTGATACCAAGGTTAGCGAATGACATACAGAGATGCGACGGAATGTTGACGATGTTGCCGGGAGAGCATCCAGTGATCTGTCCCAATCGGCACGATTGTTTGAGGCACATGACAGAAGTGTCAAAAACGGAGCGTCAGACATTCGTAATTGCAGAGGCTGATTCCGAGGGTAAGTGCCCGCACTTGTGGAGGTTCTAAGTGGGCAATCTCACGTACGGATCGCTGTTCGCGGGAATCGGCGGAATAGATAAAGGGATGGACAATGCTGGGTTCCAGTGTAAGTGGCAATGCGAGATCGATGAGTTCGCGTCATCCGTACTCTCAAAGCATTGGCCGAACGTGGACAGATACAAAGACGTTAGGCAGTTTCCACCGCGATGCGAGTCACCGTGGCTGCTGCACCGTTGGAAAGAGCAGTTCGGAGTCGACGTCGTCTGTGCGGGGTTTCCTTGCACGGACGTCTCCTATGCAGGGAAGGGAGCAGGACTTGACGGGAAGCAGTCCGGACTCTTCTTTGAAGTCATTCGCGTGGCTTCAATGCTCAGGCCGAGGGCAATACTTCTTGAGAACGTTTCAGCGCTGCTTACTCGGGGGCTGGATCGAGTATGCGTTGCCTTGGCCCAAATCGGGTATATGTGTGAATGGGAGAGTGTACAAGCGAGCGAGGCGAAGGCACCACACAGAAGAGACCGGGTGTTCATTGTTGCCTACCCCGAATGCGAGGGACTACAGAGACTTAGCGAGAACGACCGCATTTCTAAGCCAAAGAAAACGGCATTCCCCGTCCGTCGCAACAGTAGCCTTGAGTCTTGGCTTCAAATGGTGGCAAATAAGTGCGATATACGAAGCGGCGATGGGATTCCCCTTGTTTTGGAGCGACACAGGATCAAGGCACTTGGAAACGCCGTAGTTCCGCAAGTGGCAGAAGTCGTTGCGGAATATTTGATGAAGAAGTTGGCAGAAAGATCAATCAGCAATCACGAACCTTGCGTATAGGTACTGTTGGTTGCATGTTCAAACAGGAGAGTAGCAGTGTCAGTTGTAGAGGTCAGTGCAGATAAACTGGAAAAGATTGGCGGGTACGAGGTTCACCCGTTCGCGTCCAAGTTCCCATCGCTGGACAAGGCTGAGTCTGAGGACTTGGTGAATTCGATTAAGGAGAATGGACTTCGTAATCCAATCGTGATGGACAAAATCGGGCAGGTCGTCGACGGTCGCAATCGTCTGCGGGCGTGCCTGAAGGCGGGGGTTGAACCTGAGTTCACTCAGTTGGACGACAGCGTTGATGTTGTCCAGTTTATCCTCGATCTGAATATTCATCGCCGGCATCTGACAACATCCCAGCGGGCGAGCCTTGCAGTCGAGATCCTGGAACTCGGCAAGGGTTCAACGATCAAGGCTGAGGCGGAGCGGATGAAGGTGTCTGCTTCCACGATAAAGACAGCCAAGCGAGTTAAGGACAACGCGGTCCCAGAGATCAATACGGCGGTTCGTGAAGGTCGCATGGACGTGAAGACTGCGGAGACTCTTTCGACAGAGTCACCAGAGGTGCAGCGCGAGGCAGCGGCATCACCGGATCGCAATTCGTCACGCAAGGCAGCTCGCAAGGCTTCGGATGCGTCGTTCGACAAGAAGAAGTGGGCGAACTCGGCACAGAAGCAGATCAGTACGATTATTGCAAAAGCTCCTGGTGATCTTCGTGACTGGGCAGTCCGCGAGATTCGGGATCAGGTTGGTGGAACGGCACGCAAGGAAGTCGCTCCAGAGGGGTTGGCAGACGACGGGGCTGACGTGAGCCTGTTTGATGCTCAGGAGTTCGTGGATCGGATCGAGCGAAGCCTGAAGGATGTGCCGACGCTGGATCGGAATCGGCTGCGTAAGGAGATCGGTCGAATCTTGGTTGGCGATAAGGCGAAGGATTACCTGCCAGATCCAGAGGGAGCGGAAGACGACGGCAACCTGATGAGTCTGATCATTGCGGAAGTGGGCGTTCGTGCGAAGCAGTCGGACGACTTCGCTTCTCCGGATCAGGCGAAGTACATCAAAGGTGCGTTGCGTGGTCTGAAGAAGTTGGTGTCTGACGACGGCGAGAAAGAGTCATCGGACTCGCCAGGGTTCTGATATTCATCAGCGGTTGGGAGCGGCCAAATTCGGGACCATCCCGACTCCCATCCGCTATTTTTACGATCGGGCTGCTATGTCGTCTTATGATCGTTCAGATGAGCCGTTGGGGAAATTGAAGGCACGCCAGAGGAACGTTGACATTGAGATCAACGATCTTATGGAGCAGATCAAAAAGAAGACGGATGAGTTGAAGGCTGCAAAGGAACGGTCTGCTTATTTGGAGCGGACGATCAAGAGCAGGCTGCATGAGGTGGCTGTGAGTGATCACGCGGTGATCAGGTATTTGGAACGCAAGGAAGGTTTCGATGCGAAGGCGTTCAGGGAAAGCATTCTGACGCCTTCGTTCCTGAAGCAAGTCAGGAAGTTGGGGAACGGAAAGTACCCGATCAGGGATGGCATGATTGCGGTGGTGAGGCAGGGCGTTGTGGTAACGATAATCGGGACTGAAGATGAGCAGGAATGATCCAACACGTTTGTTCACAGATGTGAAGTATCTGCCGAACATTACGAACGAAGAGTACCACGGGGCGCACTACAGCGTGTTGTCGCGTTCAAGGCTGGCGACGTTCATTAAGAGTCCGTCGAAGTTTTATGGGCGGTACGTGACGAAGGAGATTCCTGACAGTGACACGGTTGCATTGAACTACGGGCGTGTATTCCATGAAGTGACGCTGGAGTATCGCAATCAGATCGATGATACGAACTATCTGGAGAAGACGCTGGCAATCTTTCGGCCAGCAACAGCGCCGGGGCGTGATCCTGATATCGACAATGATCGGGAGCAGGTTTGGGTTGTGAACATCCCAGAGCCAGGCGTGTATCGTCGATCAAAGATATGGGGTGATCTGAGCAATGATCGGTCGTGGCATTTCGTTCCAGCCCATAAAGGCATTGATGCCGTCTGCGGGTTCTGTGCGTTTGAAGACATGCATCCAGACGGTGTTTCGTTCTTCCATATTCCAGAACGAGTGATGCCGTCAGGTCGTAAAAGCGGGAAGCCGTGGGATTTCTTTGAGGAGAGCTGCAAGGGAGTTCCAGCGTTCAAGCCATTCGATACAGGTGGTGGTTGGTATCAGTTGTTGAGTATGCGTCGGGCGATGCGAAAGCATGAAGACGGGAGTCGGTGTCTTCTGGAGGGTGGTCAGCCAGAGCAGACGTTTGTGGCAACGTGTGCGATTACTGGTCTGAAGGTTCAGTTCAGGGCAGACTTGATCAAAGAAGAGGCGGACCACATTCTTGTGCCTGACTTGAAGTCGGCGAGAACGATCAAAGATTGGGAGCGAGACTGTGTGCGTCAGAATCTGCATGTTCAGGCGGCGATGCTCACGGGTGCGTTGACGCTGTATTACGGGATGCCAGTCAAGTTCGTGTTCGTGGCACAGGATAAAGAGGCGCCGTTTGATGTGTCGACGTGGGAATGCCCTGAGATGCTGCTGGAGTTGGGGGCAGCGAAGTATGCTCGTGACGTACGTCAATTTAAGCGTGCGTTGGACACGGGTGTGTGGCGATCGAAGGGATACGGGGAACGGCAGATTATCCCGATTCCTGATTGGATGATGAATGACGATCTTTTGGAGTGGGCAGAGTAACGGGCGTTTCGCATAGGCACTGGAGGTAGTATGGCTGAGAAGATTTATCCCGCGCTGATATCGATCAAGCGGAATGTTGGGGCGATCGAGAAGGGTCGGAAGTACGACGCTGCGGGCACAAAGTTCAACTATCGTGGCACAGACGACGTGATCGATGTCGTGTTCCCGTTGCTGAATGAGTTCGGGGTGATTCTCGTTCCGAAAGTGCTGGAGGTTGTGGACGCGACTTCGGGCAAGACGAATCCGACACCGATGGTGCGAGTTCGTTGTGAGTTTCGGTTCTATGCGGAAGACGGATCGTTCGTCGAGTGTATCACAGTCGGCCAGGCTCAGGCGGCATCCGACAAGGCGGCAACGGCAGCTCAGTCAGTGGCAACACGAATTGCATTGTGTCAGACGCTGACGATTCCATATGAGATGACTGATCCTGAAGACCTCGACATGGATTCACAGGACCGTCGCAATCGATCCAAGGCGGCGACAGCGTTCCTGTCAGACCTGAGTACATGCATTTCAGGCAAGGCGTTGATTGAGATTATGAAACTTGCCGTGAAGGGTGTGGAGACTGGCACGGGCATGAGTCGTGCCGAGTTTGGTTCACTGGAACAGGATGTTGCAGCAGCCGCCCGCAAGTGTAAGTACAACGAGACTCAGGTAAAGGAGTGGATCGAGAAGGTTCGGTTCTATGCATCTGGAGGCGTGACAGATCCTGTGGGAACAGAGGGTTCGACTCCAGCAGAGAAAGCAGCAGAGACGCCTACTGTTACGGCTCAGAGTGCAGAGTCGATCCTGACGGCACTGATGGCAGCCACCAATCGCAGTGAGCGAGAGAGTGCGGTGATCTCAGCATGTCAGTCAGTGTTGAATGGGCTTGACGTTGCATCACTGGCTGAAGTGGCCGATGCGTGCAAGATTTCAGACGACACGTCGGTGTTCTTCTTTGGTGCGATCCTGAGAGCACAGAACTCATCTGAGATCAGTGGCACCCAGGATCAGATCAACAGTGCTGAGATCACGACCAAGGCGGGCAAGATCGGCAAGGAAGTGGCGAACGCCCTCCGTCAGTTCGCTCAGTTCCGACTGAAGGGTCTGGCATAATGAGCAAGGATAAGCGGAGTTACTGTCGGTACTGTGGCTGTGAGCGGAACTTTCCGAAAGGTCTGTGCGAGGGATGCGCGATGGTTCCTCGCCCGGCGTTGAAGCGGAACAAGCAGGTTTGCGTGTCGAACTGCAATAAGTGTACGGCAAAGTTGGCAGAAGTGAGTGAAACCTGTGTGACGTGCATGGGATGTGGGACTGTGTTGAAGTTCTTCAAGGAGAATGAGAAGTGAAGATGGCAGTGCGAGTTTCAATGGTTGTTATTTTTTCAAAGCATGGCGGCGTCGACTTCATTAAGAAGTTTGATGACAAGTACGAGGCAGAAGACTACGCAAAAGACCTTGCAAAAGATGACTGCGAGAGGGTCGTCTATGTGCTGGACACGGTCTCCGCATTCCAGTCCGTACCGAATGTTGAAAAGTGCCTTCTGAAGTATGCGGATAAGGAAGCGACGGTGCCAGCCTTGGAACCAGTTGAGGTTCCTGTACAGCCAGGACTGAGCGGCGTATCGGTCGTGGAGGGATTCTGATGGATCGTCGACGTGTGAAGTCACTCAGTGTTTCGGAGCGATGCCTGAACGCACTGTTGAGTCAGCAGTTTACGAACCAGATGGAACTTGTGGTTCCAGTCTGTAATGACCTGCCATCGGACTTTGAGGTCCAGCGTGTCGAGTACGACTATCAGCGTGGTTCGTTCGTACTACTGATCTGGAGTGCGTCCTTCGACGTTGTTCCGAACGGGCGCGAACCCGAGTGGATTGAGACTGAGGAAAAACGCAGGACGTTCATCGCTGTTTGAATCGGTTGTTGAGTAGGTTCCGTGTGCAGCAAGTGAGTATTCCACTGATTCGCTTGCTTGTTTATTCAGTGGTGTGGGGATACGAAAATGGCGGCGATTGCAAGAATGGACCAAGAGAAACGAACGGTTGAAGTGAACCGTGTGAAGTTGATTGAGGCGTTGACGTCCAATCGAGAAAAGCACGTCCAGGAATATGATGAGGCGATGGCAGGCTACAAGGCGGTCCTGCTTTCGAAGATCGACCAGGCTTTCAAGGATGCGCGGAAGGAGATTGAAGCGAAGTACGAGAAGACAAAGGCAAAGGTCACAAACTTCACGGATGCGGACATCGCAAAGCAGCGAGACAGTTTCACGCTGATCGATGCGATTACGGTCGAGATGAAAGTCCCTCGGTCGTATGCGAAGGAGTATGACGCAGCAATCGACATGGCAAAGTGGGATGTGCGCGAAACACTCGACCTGACGCATGCAGAGTTCACCTGCTTTGTGAGAGACCAGTGGGATTGGAAGTCAGGGTTCGAAGCGGTGTCGATGCTGTACAAGGCAGCGTTCTGACAGAGCCTGACTTTCAGGGGCGTGTTGGGTATAGTTACTGAAGAGGGTTGAGGCGTGCCGGATTTCACTTGTGATGTAGAGGATATCACGATCGATGAGACGATCTATCAGCGGGCTGAGATTCGGCAGGATATTGTAGATGACCTGGTTGCACTGATCGATAACGCAGGGTCCGATGTTTGGCCGTTTGCAACAAGAGTGCAAGTGTGCCGAATCGGAACGAAACTGTTCGTCACGGATGGGGCTCACCGTGTCGAGGCGTGTCGTGTGCGTAAACTTCGCGTTGACGTCAGCATGAAGACGGTCACCCGTGAGGAGGCGGTTCTGGAAGGCATCAAAGCCAACGGAACGCACGGGGCGAAACGATCAGCAGCGGATACACGCAAGGCTGTCTATTCAGCCGCTATGTTGTTTCCGGACATGAGCAACCAGGTCATCGCAAATCATATGAGTGTCACAGCGGAGACTGTGCGCAAGTATCGATCGGAACTGGACATTGAGCAGCCCGAGAAGCGAAAGGGGATTGATGGGGTTGAAAGAAGTGCGAAAAAGAACAACAGAAAGAAAAAATCGACAGCGAGTGAGGCAGGTTCTGAACCTAATAGTAGTCAAGCACAAGAAGAAGAAAAAGTAGTCGTCCGAGAAGAACCTGTTGTTGTAGCTCCCGTCGAACCAGAGGTGCGTCTGACGGTCGAGCAGAAGTATGAGCAGCAGTGGCTGCAGTTGATTGCTGGGCTGAAGGAGAAAGAGGTCGCGGAACTCACGGAATGGGTTGCCGACTTTCATAGGCTTGTGATGCCAGCCAAGCGGGACACGTTGTTTCCAGTTGAGAAAGAGCGTGACGTTTCGATCAGGCGGCGCAGAAAGCCGACCGAGATGGAGTTTGAACAGTTCTGGAATGTGTATCCACGAAAGACAAATAAGCTCAAAGCCAAGACAGCGATGGATAAAGCGTTTCGGCTGCTTACGAGCACCTTGGAACCAGATCAGGTAATGGACAAGCTTGTTAGTGCGGCAAAATTGTATCGTGATCGTTGCAATCCAGACCCAGAGTACCAGATGCACCCGAGTAGTTGGTTGAATGCTGGTCGATGGGAAGATGCTCCAGATTCTATCGGCAAGAAGAAAGACGGCGGTTCCTGGCAGTACGGCATGTTTACGGAGGAGTGAGTGTGGATGAGTTGTTCCCCGGTTATGACCGCATGGTGGCAATCTTCGGAAAGCGTCATGCGGTCTGTGAGTTGAATAACTATGACGTTGGAGCAGACAAGTACTCCAAAGATCGTAAGGCGGCGTTGAGTGCGATCACTGACTACTGCAAGAATCTCGCGGTAAATGTGGCTGAAGGCAAGAACGTGATCCTGATTGGGAACGTCGGCACAGGCAAGGATCACTTGGCAGCGTCGATTGTTCGGGTGGGGTTGCCAATGAAATACACGGCAGCGTCAGTGCGAGGGTCAGTTCTGGCGGCTGAGATGCGAGCCTGTCAGTGTGGCGATGGCGGAACGAACTATCCGTTGAAGTATGCAGAGCGGGATTTGTTGATCCTGAGTGATGCTGAGCCGCGACATGACGGGAACGGGTCGGAGTTTGAGCAGAAGGCGTTCCTTGAGCTGGTGGATCAGCGTTATCGGGACGTTAAGCCGACGATCCTCACGAGTAACGTGAAAGAGGTCAAGGATATTGCCAAGGCGATCGGCTTGAGGGCGTTGGATCGGTTGTGCGAGAACGCGGTTCTTGTGAAGACCTGGTGGCCGAGCTATCGGCAGAGAAATGCGGAGGCGTGATGCGGGTTTGTATTGTAGATGGCGAGGTTCCTCGGTTGTATCTGGAACCAGAGACGATGCGGGATCAGATGTGGGTTACTCGCCTTCTGGAGAAGTACGTGATTGTCGGTCACGGGGCGAACGTGAACGGCGCCCATCTGCATGTGGAGATCCCGCTGTGCCGCCTGGATGGCAAGGATCGACACATTGAGTTTGTGAGGGACCAGTTCAAGAGGATGGGGGAGACCGATGAGTAGACAGCCGAAGTTCAGGGTTATTGAGCACAAAAAGGTGAATCGGATCACAGGTGCAGTTGAGTCGTATTTCACGGTTGAAGAGTTGACTCATCCGTGGTGGAAGCTCTTTCGTGGCGTTTGGAAAGATGCTGTGTTTGTTGTGAATTACGCATGGCAGGATGTTGTTTTTAAGTTTCAAACACTCGATGACGCAATGTCATGGATAGACAGGGCTGAGGCACAGCGTTCTTGGAGTGGTGAGATTACGTATATCGTTCACGAAAGGTGAGTCATGTTTGAGTGGTTGACGGATCATGGATATACGTGCCCGATTCTTATGAGAGTTCAGGGTTGGCTGAAATGGCAGAAGTGGGACTACGGGTGTTCTGGATGGGTGTTGCTTGAGTCGCCAACATCCAGGGCACGATGCATGTGGCCACACTGGCTGATCCTGCTTGAGTGTCGGATGTGGAACAGTCGTGTTGGCGGATGGATTCAGAAAGCGTGTGGGACTCAGCAGCGTGAGTATCGGATTCGTCAGTCACAGAAAGGCGATTCTTCTAACGAGCAATCGGAGAAGCCAGAGAAGTGCCCGCTGTATGCAGTCATTAAGACGCTGGACGATGAGATTGGCGGGAGTTGGTTCGCATTGGATATGGGGCAGAGTCCTATTCACTTCCTGTGGTACGCACAGTTGCATGACTTCGATCGCAAGAAAGGCACGGAAGCCAGGACCGTTTACGCGGAAGAGTCCGACACCGCATTAGAAGCGGTTCAGGCAGCGGTCGAGAAAGCACGAGTCAAATACAGCAAGGGGAAATCAGTTGAGCGTCACGTCGATAAAGTTGCCGCCGAATAACGTCGAGCATGAGCAGTGCGTTCTTGGGAGCATGATGTTCAGTGTGGCAGCGTGTGACACTGCTGCAGCGATGTTGACGTTCGAAGACTTCTACTCGCCAATCAACGGCATCCTGTTTAAAGTTATGCAGGAGATGGCGAGTGGTGGGATTGCGATCGACGCAATGACGCTATCGGAGCAGTTGATTTCACGCGGGATGCTCGGTGAAGTCGGTGGCATTGAATACATCGTGCAGTTGCTTGAAAAGGTGCCGCATGCTGAACACATCGCCCATTACTGCAAGACGGTACGGAGAAAGAGCCAGCGAAGGCAGTTGATCGTCGCATCGGCAGAGATTGAAAAAGTCGCAAGAGACGAGACATCGAACGTCAAAGAAGTCGCAGCGTCAATCGCCGAGCGAGTGGATCAGATCTTCTACGGTACGAATCAGTCACTGAAGCCAGCGCCGATCGTCGTAGAGGCATACAGGGCATCAAAACTGGTCAAGATTGACTCGATCAAGACGGGGATTCCAGATCTCGACAGTGCGCTCATGGGAGGACTCAAGCCGGGACTGGTCCTGTTTGCAGCTCGCCCGTCGATGGGAAAGACCGCGTTGATGATGAATGTTTCGTACGCAGCGGCAAAGGCTGGACTGCCAGTGTCGATCTTCTCAATTGAAATGACCGCCAATGAGTTGATGGACCGAGTCGCATCCCGTGGGAAGGGTGCATTGGAAGAGTTCGAATCGTTACCAATCTACATCGATGATGATACGGCGGAGTTCGAACAGTTGAAGATGCAGATCAGGGCATCGGTCAGGAAGAATCGGTCGAAGATTGTGTTCATTGACTACCTGGATGAGATCGAGGTTTCGACGCATCGCAAGGCAGACGATAATCAGGTGATCACGCACATCATGAAGGGACTCAGGAAGCTCAGGAAGTCACTGGGAATAACGATCGTCCTCGTGTGTCAATTGAGCCGCAAAGTCGAGGACCGCCCCGATAAACGCCCGCGATTGGGAGACCTTCGCGGGAGTGGTCGGCTGGAACAGTCGGCGGATGTAGTGATTGGCCTGTATCGCCCGTCGTATTACGACAAAGAAGACCGTCCTGGCGAGGCAGACATCATGGTGATGAAGCAACGTGGCGGTCCACGAAACGTCACGATTCGGTGCGAATTCAATGATGATCGAACGGAGTTTGTGCCAATTGGACAAATGTTGGCAGAAAAAGAGTATGAGTTCCGTGATGGGTTCTGATTCTTGCGTATAGGTACTGAGGCTTTCTTTTAGGAGTGATGAATGCGATACGGTGAGTTTGCGGTTCATGTGGATCGTTTGTTTGTGAAACCAGAGGGTCTTGTTGGCAAGACACTGCACGCAGCGGTCGGCATCTCGGGGGAGGTTGCCGAACTTCAGGAGTGCCTGAACAGGTGGAACAACGGGGAGGGGTTCGATTACGAGAATATCAAGGAAGAGTGCGGCGACATTCTGTTCTATGCGCAGGCGTTCTGTTCACTGCATTCGGTCAGCATGAGCAGCCTGATTGTTGAGGATGCTGAGACAGACAACCTGCATCTCAGCCTTGCAGTTGCTGTGGCGTGTTCAGGGAAGTTCTTGGACCGCGTCAAGAAGACGTGGATCTATTCGAAGGAGTTCGACGTCCAGGAAGCGGTGAAGCATCTTCGTACGGTACTGTACGAGGTCGTGGCGTTGCTGCGGTATTCTGGAAGCAACGTTCAGCAGGCATTCCAGGAGAACTACGACAAGTTGAAGTTGCGGTATCCAGACGGGTACACCGATCAGGCGGCGCAGTTGCGGGCAGATAAGGCGGGAGTTGAGTGATGAATGGTGATGACAAGGTGTTTTTCGCCGGATTTTTAATGGGTGGTTTTATCGTGTTTATCGTATCTGCGCTGATTTGGACAGCAGTACTGTCGAAATCCGACACCGCATGGCAGAAATCTGCTGTTGATCGCGGATTTGCCGAGCATGACTCGAAGACAGGCGAGTGGAAGTGGAAGGAGTCTATTGATGCCGAACCATCAGAGGGTAAGTGAGTTAGCTGGCAGGCTGATCATGCTCGCGGCGATCTTCGGAATCTTCAAAGTGATCGACATCGCTCAGTGGTTCTTCTGGGCAGGTATTGTGTTTCTTGTGTGCGCGTGGGTTGTTGAGTGTATCAGAAAGTAGGTGGGTTGTGTCAGATTATATTGAATTGACGTGGTGTATTTCTGATGGGTATGCAAGCGGGTCACGTCGGCCTCAGAAGGTCAGGATTCCGATGTCCGATATCGAGGCATGCGAGACTGAGGCAGAAGTTGAAGTACTCGTCGAAGAGTCTATTCAGGACGCCTTCGAGAGAAAGGTGACTCCAGATTGGGAACCGTCTGAGACAGAAAGAGTCATCGAGATCTGGAAGGGGCTGGAGCGTGACGAGTAGCGAACCAGTAATCATCGGCATCGACCCGAGTTTGACGTGCACGGCTGTCTGTTATTCATCCAATGATGGAGCGGAGATCGTGCCTGTCAGGGTCGCGCCGATGGGGCGTTCGATTGAGACCAAGTTCATTCGGTACAGTTCAATCATCGAGCGTGTCCGGCCAATCATCCAGCGTTGCGGGCGAGACAGCATTGTCTTCATTGAGGGCTATGCGTTCGGGTCAGCAACGGCAGCGGTAATCCTTGCAGAGTTCGGCGGTCTGTTGCGTAAGATGCTGCTGAGTGAACTGAGGCCCGGCAACCTGCACGAGATCCCGCCGACAAGCGTGAAGATGTACACGACAGGCAAAGGAAATGCCAAGAAGCCAGACATGGCAGTAGCAGCACAGCACAGGTGGGGCGCTACGCTGAGTGGTGATGATGAAGTGGATGCGTACTGCATCTGGAGATTCGGACGGGCGTATCTGGGTATCGACAGTCCTCAGACGGACATTCAGCGGTCTGCGGTCGAGAAAGTCCGCAATCCGCCACCGAAGAAGAAACGAGTGAAAAAAGTGAAGACGTAGGTTGTCGACGTATAGGCACCCTGTTAAGATCCACGCACAATCTTTTCCCAAAGGAGAATTCATGGCAAAACGGAGTGGCTTGAATGTGGATGATGTGGACATGGGTGCGATTCAGCAAGGGGACAGCGATGTTCTTGCTCGGATCATGGTGCGGTGGCACAAGCCGATGCGTAAGTTCTATTCGAGCATGGCGTACCTTGCGGGTTCGCTGGAGTGTGAGGACTTCCTGCAAGAGCTGTCAATCAGGATCTGGCAGCGGGCGGGATCGTACAGAAGCGGGTCGTTTCGTGGGTGGGTCTACTGCCTTGCGAGAAGCATCATCATCGATTCGAGGCGTAAGGATCGGCTGAAGTTGGTTGAGATGACTGGTGGTCACGATGTGACTGATACGAGGTTCATCGATCACATGAACGATGACTCCGATCTGATCGCGGCGAAGGTGCATCAGTACCTGTACCAGAGGTGCGGCACAGACCGTGGGATTGCGATGGGGTGGCTACTGTCTGGTGAATGCACGATCCATGAATACGCTGAGTTCATTGGGATTAGCGAGAACACGGCACGATGGTGGCGGTGCCGAATTGTGGAAGAATTGAAAAATCGGCAAGAAGAGTTGATCCAGTCCGGCGTTGGCTGCGTATAGGTACTGTTGAGAGTTTCACAAAGGAGTTGGAAATGGTGCGTCTGAGTCGATTGCTGTTTGCTGTGTTGTTCGTGATTGGAATGGTTTCGTTTGTTGAAGCGAAGCCACCCGGAGGCGGGTTTAGAAGTTCGTCTTCGTCATTCAAGTCATCGTCTGGATCTGGGTGGGGAACGCGGTCTTCAAGTTCCAGCACAAAGTCAGGATGGGGAACGAAGTCATCTGCTACTCCATCAACAAAGGCGAGCACGTCGACTTCATGGAGTACTTCCCGCCCGGCCGCGAAAGAGACAGCAGCAAAGCCAGCGGTAGATACTGCTGCGTACAAGAAAGCAAAGGAGTCTGGGAAGGCGTTCGCTACTCCCAAGGCGGCAGAAGCAGACTTCAAAGCAAAGAACGCGGCAAAGTACACAAGTTCCTACAAGTCTGAGCCAAGTTCTCGCCCGTCGCATATTCCGGCATCAACGGCTGTTGGTGGGAAGACTGTGAGTGTGACGTACAACGCTGGATACGGTGGGTACGGGTACATGCATCCGACGCTCGGTACGTGGATGATGTACGACATGATGAGCGATGCTGTGATGATGTCTGCTGTTATGCGGAATGACGGCTATCACGTTGGGCCTGCCCCTGTTCATACAGCATCGAGCATTGGGTGGTGTGTGTTGGCGTCAATTTTGTTGCTGTTCATTGCCGTTGTCATCTTTTCAGGATTGAATGCGTAATGAGCGTGAAACGTGGCGATGTTGTTGTGTTGAAGGATATCCAGACGTTGCTGGCATTGATGCCAGGCGATTCTGATATGTCGCAGGGTCTGAACCTTGTCGTCAAGTGTGTGACGGAGGTTCAGATCGGCGACGACGTGAAGTACTTGCTCGTCGAGACAGATTCCGCACTGTCGATTCTGGTCAAGAGTGCAGGCGAGCATGAGAGCGTTCGCGTGATGTTCGAACCATCGGGACTGCCGAAGGGTGACCGTGAGAAGTGGATAGAGGATGGTGCGAACTGGCTGTTCCTTCCGCCAGAGCATGAGGATTATTTTGCGTCATACTTGGAGTACACCGAAGAGATCTGGAACGATGCAGTCTGCTATCGGCAGAAGCATGGCAGTCTGTACGGGGAAGTGGTATTCCCGCCGCATCAGGTTCATGTGTATGCGGTAGTTCATGAGTGGTCAGCCGTTGGTGACGTGAAGGCTGAGAATCCAGAGATTGTAGTGATTGAAACTGGAGTTGCAGGCGATCCTCGCGGCGGTTTTATCACGATGTTGCAAGGTGCGTACGTCTCCAGTGGAGATGTTGAGTTCATTTCAATTCATCAGGAGTAGTGCAATGGCGTCGATTTTTCAGGTGGTCAAGAATTGGTTCCGAGATCGTGCTGATAAGGCAAAGACGGCGATTGCCGATCCCGTCCGTGAAGGCAAGTACGCGATCATGGATTCGAAGGCGTTGATTGGCAAGTTCCGTAGTGACATCGCCACGTACATCGCCAGCAACAAAGGTGTCGAGCGTGATCTTGAGAAAGCTCAGGCCGACGTGAAGAAGTGGACCGTCGTTCTGGAGCGTGCCGAGGCTGCTGTCGCGCCAGATGATATCCAGGTTGCAGAGAATGAACTGAGTTCGGCCAAACGTCGTGCAGTCGAGTTCAAGAAGCAGCATGCCGCGAATGAGGCAGCGATCGCTGGTCTGCGAAAGCAGCTCGCCAATGCAGAGGCAAAGATTGCATCTGCTGAAGGTCAGCATGTGCAGTTGGCGGCTCGCCAGCAGGGCGTACAGATTCGCAGGTCGCTCGCAGAGGCGTCACAGCGGTTCGGTGCGTCGAGTAGTCCACTTGCGGCGTTGGATTCGCTGGAGGCAGCCGTAGAGGCACAGGAATTCGAGGTCGAGGCGATGGAAGAGATTTCAGTGTCTGGATCTGAGGGGCTTGCGAACAAGTACTCGGTGTCGGCTGGATCTGTTGATGCGGATTACGATTCAATGTTCGGCGGCAAGTAGTGAGAGTTCTGATGCTTGGTTTTCTACGTGTTGTTGATGATCTGTGCAAGCCGTTGGTGTGGGTCTCGATTGCTGCGTATTTCATTGAACTGCACTTGAAGACTGTCAGCAGTGTCGAAGGACCGCGATTGTTCCTCTATCTGGAGCGGACAATCGCGGTCGTCTTTATGGTCGAGTACTTCCTGAGACTCGCGGAAGACAGGTTGCATCCTGATACAACGCCCGACTTCTGCATCCACGGACGGGGAGGATACGCCACGAGTGTGATAGGGATCGTTGATCTGCTGTCGTGGTTGCCGTTCCTGATAGGGTTCTTTGTGCCTGTGCAGTGGCTGGGAGTGATCAGGGCGTTTCGGCTGATCAGGTTGGCGAAGTTCTTTAGGTATTCGAGATCGTTGCAGCTCGTGGCATTGGCGTTCTATCGAGCCTGGCCAGAACTGAGGTCGATGGCGTTCGTGTTTCTGGTGGTCGCGTTGTTCAACACGGCATTGATCCACGAGGTTGAGAAGTCGCACCAGCCAGAGACGTTCGGCAATATCGCGAATTGTGCATGGTATGTGATCGTGTCGGCCACAACGGTTGGCTACGGCGATATGTACCCACAGTCTGTGCAAGGCAGGGCTGTTGCTGGAGTGACGTTGCTCATGCCGACCCTGATGATTTATGCGGGAATGGTTGGAGTAGTTGGGTCAGCATTCAGCAAGGTAGTCTCAGAGGAAGTTGATCCGTCAGTCGATCCGATCGAGTTGTTTCATATTGAGTGGGAGCGTAGGAATGCGGGCTGAAGAGTGGCGTAAAGAATTGATTGATCGCATCGACAAAGCGGGCGACTTCTTAACGGCAGAAGATGGGTTTGTTTACTATTGCCCAAGTGGGCAAGGGTTTTTGGGTTCCGATCAGTTGATTGCCATCGCGGATGAGTTGACTCGTCGGAACAAAGAGTGGGACGACGCGATTGAAATGTATTTCGAGTGGGAAGGTAAGTTGAATCTTGAAGGAGAGTCCGATGTCATTTTTTAGATGGTTGTTCGGGAAGAAGTCGCAGAAGTTAGTTCAGACGCAGGAGTCTCAGCCTCCATCACACAGCACAGCAAAGGTGCTGAAGAAGAAGGACTTCATGATGCAGCCGATGCGATATCCGCCTAGTGTTTCGCAACAGATTATTGGGCGTGGGAAGCGGGTTGAATCGGCAATGAGTAATCCCAGCCAGACGGATGATTCATTCGCAGTGTCAATGATGATGGCGGCTGCGGTGAATGATGGAGTCGTTGGTGGGTTGATCGGTGGAAACATGGCGGGCGGTATCATCGGAGACATGCTGACACCAGATGAAACACCATCCGCTCCAGCAGAATCGACATGGGATAATCACTCGCCGCGCTATGACCACAGTCCAAGTTACGACACTGGCCCGAGCTATGACAGCAGCCCCAGTTACGATAGTGGTTCAAGCTACGACTGCGGGTCGAGTTGTGGGGGATGTGATTGATGTCCCGCAAATCTGATGTCATGTGCCCGAATGGGTGTGATTTTAAGTTACAGGCACCCGACTACGAGTGCGACTGGCATTCCTGGGACTGCTATCGGTGTGGGCTGGATCTTCCGAGGTTGGTCGACATTGATGTGAAAGACCTGATCGAGATGTGGCGTAATGTGGAGTTGCGTCCAGTGTTGTTGGCGATGTTGCCAGAGTTGAAAGAACGATGGGGAAGTGTTAATGCCAGAAGAACTGCAGAAGAAGATGCAAAGTCTGATGTACAGCCTGACCAAGAATGCGGCACGGCATAGCTACCGCGAGTTCCTAGAGGGGCTGGACATCAGTGATGAAGAGTACGAGCAGATCAAGCAGATCTGGGCGGAGAAACTGGGGGTCAAGCCGTATGTTTGAAGGCAGCATGGATCTTCCCAGAGAACTGGTTGTCAAAGTACTGAAGTCCGCGCAGTCTCCAGAAGACGCAGCAGACTTGCTGGCAGAGTATGGCGAGCGGCGTCGTAAAGAATGGCAGCGTGGGTTGGACATTGAAAAGATCCAGCATGACGCAACGAAGAAGATCGTGGCGTTGCAGAAGGTAAAGATCTGCAACCACGAGTACACGCGGTATCACGGCGATCCATCTGGTGGATCGGACAGTTCGGAAGAGTGTTTGATTTGCGGGCGATACATTCGGTAGGGGGTTTTATGGATACGGCAACGGCTGAACTTGTGAAAGAGTCTATTGAGATCGATGCAATCAGAGAGTTCGAAAAACTGGAAGGCGGTTCGTACAAAGAGTACGACCATGAGCAGAATGCGAGGATGATGGCATCTGTACTGTGCTGCAACGCTTTCAAGAAACTCGTACTGGAATCTAATGGCGACACTCATTTTGGGATGTCTGCCGATGAGTACATCAAAGTCGTGACGGGCTTCGGGTTCGAGCAGGTGTTCTGTGAAGAGTTCCATTGCGAGAAGTGGAATCAGCACGATAAGTACTTCATCTTCTGGCATCCACTGGGGCTGTTGTTGGCATTCGATACGTTTGGAACGTTCAATGGCAAGACAATCAACGGAGGGAAGGTCTATTACAATTGGTGCCCGAGCTTTGAGAGATACGGTCAATACACCTCAAGCGGGTGCTGGAGTGGTGCTGTCTGGACGGGGGATCATGACTGCCGAGAAGGACTGATCTCGAACATGGTTGCGATGGCTGGCAATGGTGATTTCCTGCCAGTGTGGGAAAGCCAGCCGCGTCTGTGGCTACTGAGCTATCAGGATGAAAAAGATTGCTGCAGTGGCCCGATGCACGAGTGGACACACAAGCAAAAGACAGCGGAGCGTATTGCCTGTCTCCCACAGCATGTTCAAGACGCGATTAAGGGGCGGTAGCATGGAAACGAAAGAACTGTTCCTTGAGAACGGCAAGTCTGCTGGGGTGTTCGCCTGCGGGAAGTGCAAGCTGATTTGCGCCAGTAGTGAGTTGGCGGACAAGTGCTGCGACTGGAAGTGCGTTGACTGCAGTGTCGGTGTGAGAAACTACACGACACGTTGCGATAGTTGCCACAGCAAAGTGATGCTGGATCGTCGTGCAGCACTTCTGGAAAAGGCACAGATCGTTGAAGACTACGATGGGTGGGTTTGCTGCGACGAGTGCAGTGGTGGGCAGGATGGATACTTCCCGTCGCTGGAAGAGTTCGTGGATTACATCTTTGATGAAGCGTGGGGCGATCCAGAGGTTGAAGGTTCGCCAGAGTGGCCTGAGTTTGTGTTCGCGTGCAAGTCAGACGTGAAAGAACTGGATGTCGGGAACTCGATCGAAAACATGTGTGAGGGTGGCTACGAGGAGATGGAGGAAGGATTGCGTGGTAAAGACGAACTATACGCGGCAGTCGACAAGTTCAATGAGTTGAATCGTGATGCGTTGACGTGCTGGGAAGTTGACTACAAGCGAAAGGTTCGTGTTCCTGAGCGTTTGAATTGGTGACCAATCGCTGGACACAATTGAGAAAGCCGCCCGAGTTTCGAGGCGGCTTTTTTTGTGTACGGGGTATGGTCAGATAATTCGTGTCGGTTCCTCATCAGGCCGAAACTGAATCCAGAGGCCAGGTTCTGCGGGCAGTCTGTTCGCTTGTGGGTAGTCGCGCCATCCATACTTCCAGCGTTCTCGGATCATGTTGCCAGTCACGGGCGCCAGTCGTGGGTCACCGTAGCGGTACTGAGCGACCATATCCACGGCATGTTGCCGACCGTAGGCAGAGCAGAACGCAATCGCGTCATCCCGTTTGATGCCTCGCCAGCGTGAGTCAGATGGCAGGAACAGAATATTTGCAGGCCCGACGAATTGGGTGAGCTGCTGATTGGGGTACTGTTCACCGAGTGGGCGTTGTTCACGGAACAGGCGTAGACAGACGGGTAGACCGCTGCCTTCGTCGATATCGATGGAGTGAGTGGCGCACATGCGGTGTATCAGGTGCAGGTGCTGTTCTTCGCGACCAGACTCGGGGTAGAGATTGATGGTGTCAGTGACGGTGATTCGCATTGGATTGCTCGGGACAAAAAGAAAGGCGGCTGGTCGAATTTCCAGCCGCCAGAGTTTGGATACGGTGGGGGACTACGGAATTAGTCGGGTGACCTTCACTCCAGTGTGTTGCATGAGTGCATGAACACAGGCTTCGAGGTGTTCAATGCGTTCCTCATGGGCTTCGAGTGCTTGGTTTAGTTCTTCGATGCGGTCCTGAGCCTTTTCGAGATCGCTTTTGATTCGCGGTCGTTTTGGCTTTTGTGTGTCACTGCGTACAGCGCCGCGTCCATATCCGAATCGGTCAAGTGGAAGCATTCTTTTTCTCCATTGTTTGTTGGGCAAGGTTTGCTAGTGCAATTATTGTTTCGCATGCGCGAGAGGCTTTTTCAGTGTGGCATTTATCACATAGGTGCCCCATGTAAGAACCAAAGAACGTGCGCGGGTGAGCGTTGTCGCTCCCGCAGTGTGTGCATTTTGGCATAACAGGATTCCAGATAGTGGCTGAGTTTCCAGTAGAGAAAAGTTAGGTGCGGCGTGTCACTCGTAGTTGCGAACGGTGCGGAAAGTCGCGTGTCGCGGCTGACCGTGTATGGTGAGTCCTTTGTGTTCGAACTCGATCAGACTTCCGATAGCGGGCGGGTTCTGTCTGACGTTGTCAGGAATGCCGCTGCCGAGGCGTACAGTCAATCCGTTCCATTCGAGCAGCATTGTGCCCACACAATCAGCCAAGCGGCCTTGTCCGGCCTCAGTGGCGGTCAGGATGCCTTCCGTTGTGAACGTGGGCTTGTACTTCAGCAGGTACTCGGATCGCCCGTGTTCATAGGTGCTGCCGTATGCCCGCAACATGACGCCCTCTCCACCGTCTTCGAGTGTGCCCAGATAGTGTGCTTCGAGGTCTGCACGGTCTCGGCACTGTGAATGGGGCAGGACGAAGCAGTATGGGGAAAGAGGGATTTCCTTTCGGATGAGTGCGTAACGGTCCTCGAAAGGGGAATCGTTGGGTGTGTCGAATACCACATAGGCGATGTTTTGCCAGTCGGAGTCGATCGGCTTTTTGCGTTTGACGATGTCGGCGACTTCCTGGAATCGCCCATTGCCGATCCATAGTTCCCCGTCAAGCGGGATCGGTGCCAGGTTGGCAGTGAACCAGGCAGGGGCGGGGACAGGCTTGTTGGTTCGGCTGACGAGCTGTGAACCAGTCCAGAGGGCGCGAACCCCGTCGAGTTTGGTGGATACCCACCAGCCGGTCGGGTTGATATCGTCGGCGTATTCGTGGGCGAGCATGGGCGAGAACATGATTTGACTTTCTGCCCGAGTTTCGGGCTGGTTGAATGAAGGTACGGTCAGAGGGTGGAAGTGAAGCAGAGTGATAGATTAGCGAACGACAGTGACGGTTCCGTCTGGGTGCTGTACGGTGACGGGAAATCCCTCGGGGACGAAGCAACCGTCTTCAACTGTTCCTTTGATGATCTCTAATTCAAGAAGTGTGTCGATCGCGGTTTGTCCATTCCGGATAATGTCTTTCGCGTCTCGCTTGATCATTGCCGAGTCCTCCTCGGGAAGGTATTGAAACGTGGCTACTCCGCTGGCTGAGAACCTGTCGTCTTGCGGTGTGCGTAATGCGCAAAGAAGTTTTGTCATGGTCGTTGTCTTTCTTTGGGGATAAAGTGCCAGCCGAGAACGCTCCCGGCTGGAGTGGTCGAAGTTCTGACAGAGAAAAGAATGATACGGGCGGGGTCATGTGTTGAGTAGTCGGGTGATGTTGGCGAGTTCGGCGGTCTCGTCTTCGTCGGGTTCTTCGATGTCGCGGAGTTCTTCGGCTCGCTGGGTGAGCATGTTACGCAAGAAAGTTTCGCAGTCGTCAGTCTTCAGGATTGCGCCGTCTGCGTTTCCTGATTCCCATTCGGCGATAGCCTTAATGCTTTCGCGGGACAGGTTGATATCTGCGATACTGCATGAGAACCAGTCGTCAGCGGACCAATAGTGATTGCACGACTCGCGGGCAGACTCACCGATCTGTGTCCACGGTTCGGCGAGATAGCTTTTGGCTTCATCGCTCCAGCGTCCGACCACGTTACGACCGTCCCACTCAGAGCCAAGATATTCCGCGTCGATCTCACGGAACGTGTCTTCGTGGGACTTCAACGCTTCGATCAGGGATTCGGCCTCAAACGTGGTGCCGGGATTTCCAACGCAGAACCATCGCCCGTTGTATGCCATCATTGGGATACCCGCCCCAACATTGGACCACAGATAAATCTGGATGCTGCCATCCTTAGTTTCCGCGCTGGGGATCAGGTAAAGGCTGGTCTGTGTGCCAGAAGCACAGCCAAAGACGTCGGCGATGTCGTAGGTGATGGTTTTTGCAGTCTGTTCATTCATGGGACAAGTTCCTTTATGTGTGTCGAAGTTCACGGGGAAAAGTTTTGGATACGGGGCAGGGGTAGTGTTAGTGAATTGTCGAAGTTTGTGTGGGATATTGCAATTGATCGAAACTGCGGCATGTGCGGCTGATCGAATCGGCGTAGGGTCCAGAGGCGCAGCCGATCTGCGACAGTAGGATGATGGCACCGACGAGGAATAGACACAGGTCAACGAGAAGATCCTGGACCTGACGTGAGCGGAGGGGGCGAGACATGGTTTTCTTTCTTGCCCGAAGTTCGGGCGGGGATGTTGTTGATACGGGGGACGGGGTTTGATTAGGCGACGTCTGCGGTGCGTTTCAGTGCTGCGGTGATGTCTTTGGCTTTTGAACCAGCACACGCATGGCGGATGATTCGAAGGGCAAGGCGGGTGGCGGCGAGTTCTTCCCGCATGGTTGCGGCTTGCTGCTGTGTGTTGATCAGTTCGAGTTTCAGGGCGGTCTCGGTCTCGCTGGCTGGTCGAATGTTGTTCGGGTCTAGTTCGGTGTGGATCTCGCCCGCTACGGTGTTCCATGCTGTGCAAAGGTCATCAGCGGAAACGTAGTCGGCGAATCCGCGTAGAATGCAGGTAAGCCACTCTGATTCTTTCACATCACGAGCGGTGCCAGTTTCGCGGACAATCTCTTCCATCATCTCAAAGGCGAAAGAGAGTTCAGCATCTGCCCGCAAAGTGGGGTCTAGGTAGTTCCAAGGGAGTTCAATGTCGACGGTGTTTTCGCGTTCTTCGCAAGTTGTGCACATGGTGACAGGTTCCTTTGTGTGTGTTGAATTTCAGTTTGAGGGTTTTGAGATACGGGGGCGGGCTACTTCGTGGCGGCTGTTGTGTCGTCGATCCAAACGCGGTAGGTGCCGTTGCGTTTCTGCTTTTTGATTCGCTTTGAGAGAAACGCAGTAGCCCACACCTGAGTTTTATCCCGCTCGGTTGCTGTGCACATATTGCGCACGGTGCTGTGAATGCAGCGAAGAATCCAGAATCGGGCGTCACTGTCTACGGCGCTGAGTGTGTCAACGAGCGATGAACCATAGTTAGACAGCGGAATCCGCTTAGTCCCGAGCCCGTTCGCAACGAGCAAGAAAAGCGAGCGGCCATTATAGACCAGGCGGAAGTGGTGGCAGTGGGCATCGATCTTTCCGCAGCGTCCCGGCTCATCGAAGATAAGAACGTCGCCGTTGATCAGTTCGGGCGGGTTCACTTGGTGAGTGGTGACGGTGTGACCGTCCCAAGAATAGCCAGGCTGACCGTTGATAGTAGGTTGATTGCAAGCACACATGGTGACAGGTTCCTCAGTTGTGCCCGAAGTTCGGGCTGGTGAATGATCGATACGGGGGACGGGTTACAAAGAGGCTGGAATCGAGAAGCAACGCGGGGCGGTTTCCACGACGGTGACGCGGCGCCCTGTTTGGTGGCGGTCGATAGCATCGCGGAAAAGCCACTCCAGACGTGCAGAGCGTTCGTTGTATGCGGCAGACGTGTATTGTGTGCCGTCTGGTGTGGTTGCCCGCAGACGGTGTTCTGAGTGTCTTCCTGCGCGTGTGGTTGTTGACCAGTGCACAGCGAGTTCTGATTTGATGACCATGTTTTGACTTTCTGCCCGAGTTTCGGGCGGGAGAATGAAAGATACGGGGGACGGGTTCAGGTGTTCGGGGTTGCGTCGGTCGTGGTCCGTGGTTCCCAGCATGGGCAAGGTTCGCCGTCTGCAGTCTTCACGATTGCGATGTCTGGCTTGCTCCATTCAGGGTGAGAGCAAAGATCCCAGGCGTTGCGGGGCGTGCGTCCCTGGCTATAGGGGCAGTGGGTGCAGGTGTTGCAGTTTCGAGTCATGTTGTGGCCTTAGAACGAGGACAGGTTCAGAAGTTCGTAATCATGGCGACGTCAGCGCTTGTGCCCTCTGCCCTGAATGTGCCAGCGGGTAGCATGTTCCAGGTCCAGCCGGGAGCGTTCTCGAATGTTCTACGCTGAACGCTGCCAGCGTAGCAAAGAGAGACAAGCCGCCCGCCTGGGTTCAGCAGTGTCTGAGCGTGCCGAATGTGCTTAACGTCGGTGCCACGCTCAAACGGTGGATTCATCACGACCACGTCGAAGCGTCCGACCTGATCAGCCGACACGGTTAAAAAGTCTGCCTGAGTCAACTTTGCTGCCGTGTCAAACTCGGTTTCCCGATAGAGTTCGGCGGCACATTGTGGGGCGGTTTCAATCAGGGTTATGTGTGCATCTGTGCGGGCTCGCAATGCCCGATAGATTCTGCCAAGACCCGCAGACGGCTCAAGAATTCGCAGGGTATTCAGGTCGGGCAGGTTCCAAAGAGCGCGGGCAACCATAGAGGCGGCAACGTGTTCGGGAGTCTGGAACAACTGCCAGGCAGAAACGGCACGGGGTGCGGTTGCTCCTGCCAGTGCCTGAAATCGCAGGGCTTCGACCTGCATATCAGCCCCTCTTGCGTCGACTTGGTCTCTGAGCTGCAAAAGTTTGAGGCGGGCGGGTTTCATAGTATGCCAATCAAAGAACGAGATTTGAAAAGCGGGCCAGAAGTTCCAGCCCGCAAACGAACGATACAGGGGGACGGTTTAGCGGTTCGCAGTCTGGAGTGATTCCAGCAGGGCGAGCCCCTTTTTGCTTAGTCCGTATTGACTGGTTGAATCACGGTAGGCGAGTCCCCAATACAGCGCCCCGTTAAACATTTCAGCCAAGTCGGCTGGAATCTCAGACCAGCGTTGCAAAGAGTCAAGACGTCGGGAGAGTTCAGGCAGTGACTGCGTAACGGCTTCGAGTGTCGGCTGTTCTGCGCACAGTTCGGCCATTAGTTCCCAGGGCAGGGCTTTTTGTGGCTTGTCGGTGATGACGATAACGGAATAAGATGCGTAGAAGTCTCGCCCCTTGAATCCGTAGCGGACTTTGAACACGTCAACTGCGCCGTTTGTGCGGTGCCCCATGTAGTGCGTGGCAGACTGTAGACCGCGTTCCGTTACCTCTGTTGTCTTTGTGTTGTCGTGCTTTGATCGTGTAGAGTACTCCGCCTGAGTCATAGGCCAGATTTCAGCGGGGCGTTGTGCGTGGGCGTTCCAGATCGCCTGGAGTTTCTCCGCGTCTTCAAGTGTTGGATTGATCAGGGGCGGAGTCTTTGGGCGTTCGACCTTGAACGGGACGAATGCGGCGAGTTCTTCGGGAGTCGGTGCAATGTAATCATCTGCGCCCAGGCGTTCGATATTGCGAACACCTAGCGTTTTTGTTCCGTCGCGTTTTGTTACGACAACGGCAACGGAAGTGATTCGCTTCGTGAGTGGCGAGCGGTTTACCCTCTGAATCTGATTGCCACCAATCCAGCCGCCCGGAATCATTTCGATCTCTGACGCCTTGCCGCCTTCATTCTCCAGCATTGCGTTTTCGTAGATTAGCCGGTTGGTTAAGTGTGCCGCGTATCGTGGCGAGTTCTTCGCGTGCCAGGATCGTAGCGCCTTTTCGATTACAAGAATTCTCTGTCGGCGAACTTCAGCGGTGCCACGGTGCAAAGCGTGGTCAATCACTCCCTTTGTTCGCTTCTGCCAATACTCCGCCTTTCCCCATTGGGAAACCGATTTAACCCGCGTTCGGTCGTGTCGAGCGGCGGCCCGTTCTGCCCTGCGCTCTGACTGGTAACCGTGGGCGGACGGTCCAGCGTCGAACCGATCAGCGAGCCCGCCCGCTTCGGTTGCTCGCTTGTCGCGATAGACGGCGAACCGTTCAGCGCGGTTGTGTGCCCGTTCTTCGGGGCTAGTATCCTCGTCGCCGATCTCGTCGGCTTCAGAGATCAGGGCGAGAGCCGCGTTTTCTGCCCGCACATCCCAAGACGCGACAAAGTCGCAAGACTGTTTCGGGGTTGCGGTGTAGCCCGCTTTCCGCAAGGCGTCATAGGTCGGGCGTTTGACTCGGCCAACATAGAGCCGAATTTTGTTGTCTTCGGGGCAGTAGGTGGCTTGGTAGTCTTCGCGGTGTAGGTCTGACGGATCGAACAGAGAACAGAAAGGATTCTCGGGTTCTGAATTTCCGTTGCTGTCTTCGGTGGTAGGCTGGAGGTATTCGGTAACTTTGGTTCCGTGTGGTGTGGTGCTTGGTTCGATATTGGCGAGAATGATATTTTCGCCAATGGTTGCGATGACGGCAACAGTGGGGTTTCTCTCGCACAAATGGTTGGCCAGGTCGTTGTCATCATCAGGACAGATAGCATAGACGGCAAACGTCTTGCCCATTGTTGCGAAGTGTAGCGGCGGAATCAGCGTACAGAACCACGCTTCAACGTCGTAAGCGGTGCCAGTGAACACGACGGCGCCGGAAGTGTCGAGAATGTCATACGCGCCCGCCTGTTTGCTTGTCGCTGACGGTTGTTTTGTGTAGTTCATTGCGGAAAGTTTTTCGTTTGTGGTCTGGCTCATGGTTTGTGATCCTTAGAGTGTGCCTATACGGCGGAAACGGAATCGGGAAAGGGAATCGAATTTCGGAACGGTTCGTTTTGTGTGCGGTGTGGTTAGTTAGCTGGCTGAAGCGTATTGCACAGCGGGCAAGCCCATTGCCGCCCGTTGGATGACTCAAAGAGGGCGCGGTAATTGGAGCGGCATTTTTCGCATTGGCTTAATGTGTCACATCCGCCAAGGCTAGAAACGGCGTGAAATCCAGCGAGCCGCATTCCAATAAAGAACGGCGTTATTGTGTCATCTCGGAGGGGCCGGTTATCCGCCGTCATGGTGTTTCGGTAGTGGGTTTCCGCTGTGGTTCGTTGTTCGTGAGTGAGTGCGGCTTTTAGCATTGCGAGAACTCCAGGGCGCCCGAACGCGGGCAGGGTTTAGGGTTTGAATTTCCCGCCTTGCGGGATTGTGTACGGGGTACGGTCAGCGGTTTACAATGTGGGGCGCGCGGAGGATAGAACCGTTTCCGCCGGTCCATTCGGGCTGCGGTTCGCATCGGTAGGCTAGGCCGCTCAAAGAGTCTTCAGCGACTCGCAAGGCGTGCAAGGTTTCGAGAATTGCAGCGGTTTCAATCGCATCAACTTCGTTTTCGCTGATTACCCGAAAGAGTTTTAGAGTGAGTGATTCAATGCGGGTTTGAATCTCGCGAATAGCGGCGGCGGTTTCGCGCCAGTTGTTGGCGCAGTCTTCGTTTAGTTTACGATGCATTGTGAGAACTCCAGAAAGGCCCGAAGCGGGCAGGGTTTAGGGAACAGGACAAACGCGGGGCGGATAATTTCCGCCCCGCTGTGAAGCGATACGGGGGAAGGATCAGAGAACAGAGAGAACATCGAAACGCGGGGCGGGTGGCTTTGCTGGTTCGGCTGGCTCTTGTGGTGCGGTCTCTTTCACTAATCGAACCGCGAGCCCGTGCCGCCGTCGTACAATGTCCGCCGTGATTCCCATTGCAGCGAGCCGGTCAACGTCTTTCTGTGCGGTCTCTTCCTTGCGGTAAGTGTGCGGCCACTCAATGCTAAACGCGGCTTTCTGCAAAAGTCCCTTAGTCGTCCACGTAGGGAACGGGGCAGGTGTTTCCTTTGGTTCTTGTGGACCAGGAAGCGGGGCAGGTTTCACCAACTTACCCGCTACGATCTTACGAGGGGCTTCAAAGAATTCCGTTTGTTCTGTCCCTTTGAAACAATCAACCGGCGTACTCCAGACGGACCACCCGCTATAACGTGACCAGCCGAGATAATTCCCGCCACCCATTGAATAGTTCTCGCGGTGTTCGGGGGATTCAATGCGGAACTCTGCCGGGTATTTCTTCAGGCATTGAGAGAAGTAGGTTTTCTCTAAGTCGTTCGGGTGTTCGGTGTGCTCCGCCTGAAGTGTTGCAATAGCGGCGCGGGCTTCGTCAACACTGTTGAAAATGATCGTTTCCCGCTTGTCGTCTTTCAGGTATTCGCGGCGGCTGTCGTAGGCGTTTTCGGAGTTCGGAACGGTGACATAAACCGAAACGCGGTCACACGCCAAGTGTTTAGCGGGCGGGAAAGCAGCGGCGGCGGCGCGGAGTTCTCGGAAGTTTTCCCGCTTGCCCTTTCCGAACCCAATAACGACACGGCGAACACTCCGCCCCCCGTGATAGTCGGTGTAAAGGTCTGATTCGTTGACCATGAATTCCGCAACAATCACACGGGCGCAGGACAGGGAAGCGGCACGGGCTCGAATTTCGTCGCGTGTCTCCATTGGTAGGGCGGGCTCCTCAGTGTATGCCCTATCGTTCTCTTCTTTGCGGCGGGCTTCATTTTCCAGCCGGTCAAACCATTCGTTGGCGTGCTTTTCCAGTGGCTTCAACGTGTCCAGCATTGAAAGCCCGTCAAGATCGGCGGAGGGCGTCACGAACTCAGGACATTCCGCGCAGTTGTACGCGAGATTCGATCCGAACCGCAACACGTCAAGCCAGGTTTGAGGGGCGGCGAGCATTGAAAGCGCGGCGGCTTCAATGTCATGAGCTGAAACGATGTTTTCATATGCCATCGGTTCGTGATAGTTCTCGGAAACCGCCCGCACATTGTGAACACTACAGCGGGCGACTAGTTCAAGGGCGCGGGCATAGGGGCAAGCCTTTGAGGCAACAAAGCGAGCGACACACGCGGCGAGTTCGTTTACAGTGTAAAAATTTGTGGCCATTGTCAGAGACTCCAGATAGCCCGATACGGGCGGGAAAGTGAAGGAACAGAGAAAGAGACGGGCGGCGAATTTCCGCCCGTGGTTGGATCGATACGGGCTATCGCCTGAATCGACGGTAAAGGTAGAGCAACACGAGAACGGACATAAAGCGGCCTATTGTGATTCAATACGGGGGGCGGGTTACGAATTAGGGTAACAGAATCGAAACTGATCGCCGATCACTTCCAAACAGCCGCGTTTTTGCAGGGCGGTCACCGCGCGGACGGTTGCACGATCGGTTGCGAGTGTATGCCAGCCGGGATACTTCTCAGCGAACGCCAGAAGCCGGCATTGATTGCGACCGACGGCGCGAATTGGTTTTGCTGCGCCGTGGTAGATTGTGAGTGTAGCCATAGCAAAGAACTCCAAAGAGCCCGAACACGGGCGGGAAAGTGTTTCGAATTTCGGACGGGGTTTGATTGTGTGCGGGCAGGGGTTACGCCTGGACAGGTTCGGCGATTGCGTTTTGTACGTCGCGAATCAGCCGCCAGACGTTATCGGGAAGACTCTTCCCAGTGATACGGGCGGAGCTTCCACGGAAAGAGACAAGCCGCTTTAAGACGGTTCCGGCTGTTCGGGGATGAATCTCAATGCCGATCGATCGGGCGAATTCAACCAGGTCGGCGCCGTCAACGTCGCGTTCATTCCTGATATCGTCGCGAATCTTGGCAAGGCGAGATTCCTCCGCCTGTTGCTCTTTCTGTTTGCGGGCTAGTTCCTCCAGCCGTTTTTCTGCATTCTGTTTGTCGATGAACCGCGTTAAGTGTTCCCCGAAATAGGCGGCGACGGTTTGACGTGTTCCGTTGACGGTGTTCGGTAGGCTGATTCCTGTTGCTACTTCAAACAAACGACGTGTTGACGGGTTTGAGGGGTGAAACATGCCAGTACAAACGCGGGCTAGAATCACGTCGGAAGGGTTTAGAATTTCGGTGATTGTCTCGCGAGCAATGGCGGTTTTCTTTTCGATGAATTCGCGTTCAACGTTTGGGTTTTCCTGGCGGAGTCGTGCCAGGCGTTCCGGTTGGTGTTCAGCATAGAATGCCAATTCATGCGAGAGCATGTCAGCCGCCCATCGTGCGGCGGCTTGTTCGAGTTCTGGCGTGTGCAGTGTCGTGTTCATTGGATCGGCTTTCATTGTGCCCGCAATCGGGCAGGGAAGGGGACAGAGTGAAGAACGGCGCCCGAATTTCGGGCAGGGGTTTAGGCGATACGGCGGAGGGGTTTAGCGTCCGCCCGTCATGACGTGCCGGAACGTTCCGCGATTCTCGGCGATAGTCTCCAGGCACAACAGGATGAAACCACGGCGGAGGGGGCGCGGGATTGCGTCCCAATTCTTTATACCATTCCGAATCTCGCGGATTGCATCGACGGGGCGCGTCATGCAATGCATGTTTCCTAGTTTGATTCGCACAATGCCGCGATTGTCGTCGCGTAGTTCTTCAATCGGGGCGCGGTATCGTTTAGGGGCGGTTTTCGTGTTCAATGGATCGACTCCAGAAAGAGCCCGAACGCGGGCAGGGTGAAACGTGAGAACGCAAGGCAGAACGGCGCCCGAATTTCGGGCAGGATCGGAAACGATACGGCGGAGGGGAGAATTCCCAGGGCTATATGTTGCGCCTGGCATGCCGCTAGCGCGTTTGAGGCTAGCGCCGCTACATTCTCCAGGCGTTCAAGTCGTGCACGATCGGCGGGACACAATCCAGAACGCAAACCGCCCGCCCGCGCTAGTCGTTTGTGTAGTTCGTTTAGCTCTTTCAGTTCGTTTCGTGTCACGTCAGAGACTCCAGGGCGCCCGTAGCGGGCAGGGGACAGGGACAGGGGACAAACGCCCGCCCGAATTTCGAGCGAGCGCAGACGACGTACGGCGGAGGGTTTAGCGGAATGAATTGCCGAACGCTAAAAATGCCGTCACAATCTCGTGACGTGGGTGAACAATTTTAACGAGACAGGGGCGCCCGCTCGCCCGTTGTTCCTGTTGCGCGTTACGGGCGAGCGTTTGAGCTGTCTCGGCGTTTGTGGTCATATGCTGGTGGCAGTATGCATCTACTGACGTATCCCAGACTTTGACAGAGTAAACGTCACGCCGAATATCACGAGGGTGAATTGTCGTTTTTGGTTTCATCGGATTGTGCTCCATACTCGCCCGATCGTAGCGGGCAGGGTGAATGATGACAGGGCGGAGGGTTTAGCGGTACATTCCAGCCGGGACGAAAGCGCGTTCCTGTTGTCCAGGCGGTTTTCCGAATTCGCGAGCGCATGCTGTTTGCCACGATTCAGACGGTTTTATCGTGAGTCGTGCACGTTGCACCCAAACGGGGGACGGTCCAAACGCTTCCGAACTGTAGAAAACCGTAGCGCTATGCCACGAATTGCAATCGGGAACGGGGATGAATCCAGCCGGGGGTTTTGCTTGTGACATTGTGAGAACTCCAGGTAAGCCCGTTACGGGCAGGGAAGGGGACAGGAAAGAGCCAAGGCGCACAATTTCGGGCAGGATCGTGAACGATACGGCGGAGGGTTAAGGCTTGCATGCCGGGAAGTCTGAGATTGAAACGCCAGGCAGGGGATACAGAACCACCTCGCCAGCGTGCACGCCAATCGCGAAACACTCTATTTCGTTTTGGTGGTTCTGTTGAAACAAGCAGATAGCGCCGTGCGCGTTCCCTACTGCGCCCACAATTGAATACTGATGATAGATTTTGAATTCGCCGTTTTCGTTGTTTTGGTCCGCGCGGAAATGGTTGAACCCTTCCGAGTATCGCAGGAGACGGACACCGCTATAGTTTTTTGATCCATTGTCGACAGAGTAAACACGCCAGGCGGAGGGCATAGCGGGCTTTGTTGTGTCACGATCAGGACTCACAAGCCGATAAAGAATTGAAAAGCCGTTCAGCCGTGCGAGTTCTCCAGCGCGTTCGCGCTTTGCTTGTTTTTCTGCATTTTGCTTGTCGTGTTCTCGTTTGCGTTTGCGTAGTTCCGTCTGGAGTTGTTTTTCTGTCTCGGCCTCAATCGTTCCGAGTTCGTCGTGAATGAGTTTGTACATACTGATCCCCAAAAGCGCCCGATAGCGGGCAGGGTAAAGAAAGAACGGGAAAGAGCCAGGCGCCCGAATTTCGGGCGCATCGTTTGAGCGTACGGCGGAGGGTTTAGGCTTTCTTGCGTTTATGTTTCGCAATCGCTTTTGTGACCGCGCTGGCAAGAACCATAACGTCAGTCTCTTTCAGTTCACAATCGCGTGCGATAGCGTCCCGACGATGCAGGGCGATAGTGGCCGATTCAGAATAGACCAGGGATAGTTTGCCATCATTCACCCGATAAGCGCGGGGGAATTCTGACGCTATTTCGGCTGGAGTCATTCCAGCCGTAAACATTCGAATTGCCTGTTTTCGGTTGTATTGGGCGTTTGTCATGAACGACATTGTGAAGACTCCAGCAAAGCGCCCGAACAACGGGCAGGGGACAGGGTAAAGAGTAGCGCCCGAAATTCGGGCAGGGTTTGAGCTGATACGGCGGAGGGGGTTAGCGTTTCGGAAGGTATTCGCGCGGGTCATCAGAGACAACGGCAAACGGATTGCCGGGAAGCTTGACAAACAACGTGCCAGAATTCGAGATGCAGTAGACGTAAACCCTGCGCCAACGGTTCTCGCCTGATAGGCGGATTTTGTAATCGGTAGGCGCGCCGCTCTTGCGAGTGTAGCCGTATGCATCGAGACAACGGCGCACGGTGTGTTCCGGAACGCGATCAAACCGGGCTTCAGCGATTGGCGGGCAGTATTGAACGGACATTGTGAGAACTCCAGGTAAGCCCGCTACGGGCAGGGGACAGGGGACAGGGTTTGAACTCCTGCCCGCAATTTCGGGCAGGGAAGGAAAGAGCCAGGGGGCGTTAGAATCGAACTGACGCGATGTGTTCAGGGCTACCGATAACAACGGCCTGAAACTCGCCGTTGCCAGTGTGAACGACTTTACAGGGCTTGCCAGTAGATTCGGACAGGGCTTCAGCGTCAGCGGATGCAGCGTCATAGCGGGAAGCTTCAACAGCGCGGCGCGCGTCCATTTCTGCAATGGTCATCGCCAGAACAATCGAAGGGTCAGACATCGTGAGAACTCCAGGCGAGGGACAGGGTTTGAACTCCTGCCNNNNGGGAAGGAAAGAGCCAGGGGGAGACTACAGAACGAAGTCTGGCGCCGTTGGCTCGTCTGCGAAGTAGTCAATTTCAGCTAGGTAATCGGTAGCCAATTCGATTGCTTCAGCGTCAGACAGGGCACAGTCAAGATATGAGTGAACGGCTACGAACAACGGGCCAAAGGCGAAACTCCACCCGATAAGGCGGGAAGCATGCTCAAACTTGGCGCCCGCTTCCCGAACGATAGCGTGCTGGTCTGCGCCTAGCGGGCGGGCGCACAATGCATCATCGACCACGAAAGAGACATAAGGCAGGGCGAGGGAACGGTCCATCGTGAGAACTCCAGCAAAGCCCGATAGCGGGCAGGGCGAGTGGTAAAGCCCTGTCCAGACGGTCCAGACAGGGCGGGCGAGCAGGGTCAGTAAACGGCGACGGTGACCATTGCAGCGTAGTAGCGTGTCCAGCTCGCGACGTCCGCGTCAGTCTCAAGAGCAGGCCAATTGAGGCGACAAAGGCCAGTCGAGCGTGACAAGTTGAAGTAAAGCGTTTCCATCGTGTGAACTCCAGTTAGCGTATAGCGGATGATTCAGTTCTGCAGGGACCATAAGGCAAGCCCCGTGCCAAACGCCAAAAATTGCGTTCACCGCATAAAACACTGAAGAAGACTGTTCAGTCCGTTGTACACTGCCTGCGCAATCTTCTGGCACCGCCTCCCGGTCAAAACACGCCCAAAACGCTCGCGAACGCCCCGCAAACAGCATTCCCAATACATCGGCGCAGAAACAAGGCAGTTTTGCGCAGTCTTCAGGCATGCCAGAGCGGTGTACACTAGTCGTGTTCAGTACTGCAGACAGGGGACAGGGCGGAGGGAACCACAGCTCAACAGGCATCGTGGGGCGTTCTAGGAAGCTTCAGGACGCGATTAGACGCAGAAGACGGGGAATCCATCGGCTGGACAGCTCAGAACGCCTCAAAACGCCTCCCAAGAGCCCACGCGGGGGGAAAATGGGTCCTTCCGGGGTCAGGTGAAAC